TCTTCATCACTAGGCGGCGCAAACATTTTGCGATCTTTATCATTGTATGAATTTTCTGTACCCAAGTCCTTTACCTGCGGACTACTGTAAACTTTGTATGCTCCAATTGGAACCATAAAATAGTTTGCTCCAAACTTGCCTTGTGTGCCAGGATGTGGATCCATTGTGGCAAACACAACATGCTCAATATCGAGTTTTTTTAACACAACAGGTTGCATTAAGTTTCCTGAGCCTAATAATTTTTCGTCTTTGTATATGCTTCTTGGTGTGGCTTTGATAATAAGTGCTTTGTCGCCGTACATACCAGTATTACGAACCTGTCTATACAATAAAGGCTTGTCGCCCATAGTAGCACAAATGTCAGCAACTTTGTTGGCACGGTTTATAAGGTGTTCTTTATTACTGGTACCAGTCACAAGTTCTGTTACAAATTCTTGTGATCTCATTTTTTCTTTTTCCCCGACTTCATGTTAGCACACCAGTGATACATTTTAGCACGTTCTCCACTAGCCTTTTTTGCTTTTGCTCTTAAACTTGTAACCGATCCGTTACAACTAGCACCTGACTTTTTTACACGCCCTGGTCTTGATTTGCCTTTTTTCTTGCCATCAGCGAAGTTTTCTAATACCTCTACAATCCTCATGATTATTTCTTTCCAGCACAATGAGCCTTTTGACTGAACCCTTTTGGATTGCTACAGTTTATACTTTTTTTATATTTTGCACTCCATTTTTCCATTACACTTTTTACTTCTTCAAGCGTAAAAGGAATACGAGCAACTTCAGCATAGCCGCTATTCAATTGTTTTAGCACTTCGTATCTGTGATGTCCATTAATAATACGATAGTCTTTGTCAACTACAATAGGTCTAAATTTGTTTTCTTTAAGACGTTTAAATTGTTTTACTAAATTTTCTTTTATAATTTCTTTTTGTACTGGACAAAGATGCTCCATATCTACTGTTTCTACAGTATGAGGTATGTTGTTTAGTAATTCGGATGTAACTTGTGGAAGTTCTTGTCTTGAATAACTTTCAGGTGTTTTTGGTTCTTCAACATCTCCCCTGAAGAATCTGTCCAACCCCATTTTAACACTTTCTAATGAATCTTCGTCTGCTTGATATTTAATTCCGTATCCTCCAGCCGCAATCCAGTCACTTATGTTTTTGCCCCTATCGTCTATGAGAATGTTCGGGGTACCGTCCGGTTGGGTTGCCCACTTACTTTTTCTACCTGTAATAACAATATCTTTAGGTTGTGGGTTGAGATGCTTAGATATCCAAACTCTTTTATGATGTTCAGAGTTTTTATGATCCCCGCGTAACGGACTTGAACAAATACTGTAATGATCTGTGTAATTTAAAACTAGTTGCATTAACTTTTGTGCTGACGGAAACATTGGTAATCTTGCAAAAAAGTCTGTACCTATCATTTTGTTTAATGTAGGGTCAACTTTTGCAGGCGGAATATCTCTATAACTACCTGAAGTTACACCAGCAAGTTTAGCATATTCTGCAAAGAAGTCAGCAAGGACACCGTCCATGTCTAGATAAATTTCTGTAGGAGTATTATCTGTTTGACTCATTTCTTTTTTCTTCCTCTAAATCCTTGTGGTAAATTTCCGCCTGTCATTAATGGTCTTGCAAACCAAAGTTTAAACCAATCTTTATCTCCAGGTTTTAATCCTAGTTTCTTTTCTTTATCTTTAGTTGCTTGAGCACTATAGGTTATATTTTCGAAGTTAACAGGTTGCTGACCTTTAAAACTATTTGTAATTCCTGCTAATCGTTTTAATGTTGTTATTTCGTCCTTGGTCATGAATTATAATCCTTGTAACATCCTTGCAACAACTTGATCTAGTGCACCTTCGAAATCACCTTTTTCCATTAACTGTGCCGCCTTAGGAAATTTGTCTGCTAAATCTTCATACGCATCTATAACAGCATCAATGTCTTGTTCTGAAATGTTTAATTTAATAGCAATGTTTTTTCTCATTTCTGGATCAGTTGCATATACCATATCAGGTAACATTTTACCTATTTCCTGTGCTACACCGCTTTTATTCCATTTTGCATAGGTTAGCATTGTACTCATACTGTAACCCATTTTTGCTACTTCTTGGCTACCCATTCTAGCACCTGCTCTAGCAAACGGAACACCTTTTTTAATAAGTTTATCGTAAATATCCTGTGAACTAATTTGATTCAAAGGTTTACCAACTGCTCCTTCTAAATATTGTTTTACTTCTTGCACTCTACCAGCAACCGTTTTGATTGCATTAATAATATGCATGATTTCTTGCTTACCTTCGATTAAGAATTCTGTTGCTCTCATATCAATTTAAGTCCCTTCATCATTTTTTTCATAGTACCTTTCTTAACATCTTTAGTACTATTTTGTTTAGTAATTATGCCAACACCAGCCGCTTCTTCGGTAATTCCCATACCTTGACGCACACGTTGATACATTTGTTTAGCAAGTGCTTCGTTTCCTGAAACACCTTGTTTAAAACCTTCAAAGTTGCCTTCACTAGCAAATGCTCTTAATTTACTTGCACTCATACCAGCAATGCCTTCAGCATCTGGATCACGTTCGCCACTGCTTACTACTTTAGCATTTTTAAATGTAAAAGGTATTACACCTTTTGTATCAGGCTTGTTATTATACTTATTAATTAAATCTTGATATTGTTGTACTCTGTCACTTCCTGCAACTAGAACAATATTACTATATCCTTTGCCTTGTAGTGTCTGAAACATTTGAATAATTGTTTTTACACTGGTATTTCTATCAACTGGAACATTAAACATTTCTTGTGTAAAATGTAACTTTTCTGCAAATGATAATGGGTCTGTTTTAGGTTTTTGTGATTTACTAAGAAATAGTATTGGATCGCCTTGAAACCTTTGAGAATATTGTTTAACAACATCGATCACCTTTTGATGACCAGTAGTAGGAGGATTCATTCTTCCCCAAGTTACTACTGCGGTCTTTACAGGTTGTGCTTCAAGTAACAACTCCTTGACTAGCATTATACCTCCTTAGGATCGTATTGGCCGTCTTTGATTAGATCGATACATGTTTCTGCAATTCTTCTGCAGATCATTTCTTTCAATTCGTCGGTATATATTTCTTCTGTAACACCTGGTAATTTATATTGTTCTTGATAATTTTCACAGCCTGCTTCAACCATAGGCATGAAACATTCATAACATGAATCGTCGTCTAAAAGATTTTTTCTTTTTAGTTCATCTACTGCTGGAAGGAAGTACTCTTTGTGCAGGTCATCCTGCTGTTCGATATAAAATTTAATATCGTCTATTAGTACATCTGATGTATCTTCTGATACGTTATTATCGAATAGTTCTTTTAGAAGCATTGTTTATTACCATTTTCTGCATGACCAGTAACGTGCTTTGTGCTTCGGACCCGGAGAATCACAGTTGTGTCTTGCTCTGAAACTTTTACGTCTTTTTGGGTTTGATCTTTTAATTTTCATATCTGGATCACCGAAGTTAACCTTAACTACGTTACCTTTTGGGTTTTTTACGTACACTTTAAACTTTTTAACATCACCACGCATTGGTTTGTTTAGTTTAACTTTACGTCCTTGATACTCTGCTTCGTCGATGTTTTCTTCATTGTCACCGATCCAACCAAAGTTTTCATAAAACTCGTCACCGTTTAATGTAACATCATCTAGTCCGTTAAACCAACTTTCTTCAACACCATTGTAGTTGTCAAAGAATTCTGCGTCGCCATGTTTTTTAATAAACTCTTCTCTGCTTAGGTTTTCAGCATCATCTTCTAATGCTTTTTTAACAGCACCTTCAGCAACAGGTTCAATACTTTCTAATTCAAGATCTTTAAACAACTGTTTTGCTTCGTCACTATTAGGATCTAGTTTTTCACCTTTGTTAGCACCTTGCTCTGGCTCTGCATCTTTTTCAGTTTTATTAACTTTGCCTTGATCATCAACTGCTTGTTTAATCAATGCAGAAATTTCATCCCATTTTTCTGGATTAATTTTACCTGCACCACTTTTAGCAGTACCACCTTGTGTACCAACTTTAGCAGTTTGTGTCCCTACTTTAACTGGGTTGCCAGTTACTTTACTTGTAGTACTTGTAGTTCCATCTTGTTTTTCAATGTCATCGATTGTCCATCCGTTACTATAACGAGTTCCTAACCATTTTTCAATTTCTTCAGGATCTGCATATATTTCAAAACTCTTACCTTGATATTTTGCTTTAGTTACTGGCTTTGATTTATCAATATTAAAGTTTACAGTATTACCATTAGATTGAATTCTTCTTTGATGAACTATCTTTTCGTCAAGTTGTTCACTATTGTTGTCTATGCTGTCAAGTGTAATATCAGGCAAGTCATCTTTTGATAATGAATTTAAAGCGTTAGTTGATCTTGAAGTATTTCTTCCACTTGTGTTGCCTCCTGATTGACTTGCTTGTGCATTCTTGGCCATGTCTTTGTTGCCCTTGAATGAAGTTTGTCCTTGATCATTTGTGCTGTAAGATCCTGCATCACCTTTGATCTCTTTTGCTGTTTCGGTTGCTTCGTCTTTAATAATCTCTGCCATTCTCTCAGCATGTGATTTGCTTGTTAATGCACGTTGCATTTCGTCGGAGTTAATTAGATCTTGTAATTCTCTCTTACCACGTAATGCATTACCAGCAATAATAACTTGAATGTCAGTACCTGCTTCGATCATGTCAACCATCTTATCAAATGCTTCTGCATCTCCACGGTATGCTCTATTAACAGTTAAGATTGCTTCGTATGCTTCTTTCTTATCACGTAATGGAATTGCTTCAATTTCTAATGCTAACATTTTTAGTTCGTGATTAATATTTCTAATTTGCCCTGCTTGTTTCCATTCAGCAAAACTTAGATCAGAAAGTGAGTCATTTCGATCAGTATAGAAGTTGCCATCGTCACTGTCTTTCCAATGTTTGTATTGGTCAAGTGCTACCCAACGACTACCAACTTTTTTATGTGTTCCTTTGTATTCGCCAGCACCATCATCTGTATACCCATCTGGTTGACCTTGGAAGTCAGGATCAAAATCTCCACTACCATAATTGTAAGCCGGAAGGCCGAAACCTAAGTCTAAAAGTTGTTTCATTTGAAAACCGTATTGTACTTTTCCAGTCCAAATTGGTCTACCATCTACAGCCATCGGAACATAACTTATAGTGCCGTTGTGAAACTGAATTGCTTGATACATTCCTTTACCACGTTTAATTGGTTCTCTGTCCCATAGGATTTTAAATTCTTCTGAAAGTTGGTCTTGTTCTTCAATGGCTTTAGAAATATCACTTTTAAAAGACTGTGACTCGTCTTTGAAATCTTCTTCGCTGTCGTCTTTGTAGGGAGTGTTATCAGCGGATCTTTCAATTTTCATTCCACGTATTGCAGACTTAATACTTTCGATAGCAAGTGTTTGTTCTGTTTTAGAAGTAGGTTCGTTGTTGGCCATTTTAGAACCAATTTTACCAATCATCATAGCAATTTCAATTTGTGCATCTGTTGATGGTTTAATGCGTTGTGCAATTTCACCTAATAATCTTGCAGGTGATTGCTTCATTTCGCTTTTGAATAATTCTAATCTTACTGCATTATCAGTAAGGTCTTTGTCTTTAAATGCTACGTTATTAGCAATGCTGTATTCATTACCGCTTGGTGTTGGTTCTGTCCACTGAATATCTTTAACATGCTCTAGTGCATTATCAATTGATAACCTTTCAGGTTCTTTTTTTGCTTCTGTATACAGGGTATCAACTGTGTTTATTAATTTTCTAAAATCCATTGTTTTCATATTATTATACTCCTACAGAAGTATTTATGCAAACGGACTTATCTTCGAAAGTGTTTGATTTGTGTGATTTCTGGTGATTTTGCTGTAAATTCAAACCCAGCCATGTTACCTACATAAAGGCCTCTACCATTATGTTTTAGGTGTATTTTAACTGTATTAACTATTACTTCCATATGATCACCATCTATAAATCGACTCAAATATGCTTCTTTAACTTGGTCATTATCAGTGCAAGTAATATTAATTTTCTCTGGTAGTACTTCTTTCATTTGTGGTCCTCCATAAAGTAGAAGAGGCCCCGAGTGGGGGCCTCTATCCGGATAGATTGATTAAGCAACTAGGCCTTTAGCCATTGCTTTGTAACCAGCGGCTACAACTGCTCTTGAAGCAGTACCTAATCTGTACTTGTTATACGTTCTACCTTTACTGTCTTTAACAGTGTTTAGGTAAATTGGAAAACCGTTGAAACGTAATGCTTGGATTACTGCACCAGGGTTACCAGCACCAAATCTTGATTTGATTTGAGCCGCAGTTAATTCGTTGCCTTCTTGTAAAGAAGCAAGAACTTTTGCTTGGATTGTTTTACTATTATTAGTCATATTTTCTCCTATTGACATTTTGCAACACTCACAATTAAGTGTTTACATAGTATATAATACAGTCAAATGTTTATGAAGTCAATGATTTATGGTAATTAATTTAACCAAAGTGGTTATTGTACAGTATGGCCTTCGCCGCTAACTTCGATTTCGTAATCGCCATCAATTGCAGAAGCAATAGTGTTAGCCATTTTGTCTGCTCGATCGTTACTTAATTCTTGTGTTAGTGCAACTTCGTAGACATGGTGTCCTTCAGACGTCTTATAAGATTCAAAGGTAATTTGGTTTTCAGCAGATTCAAGTAAACATTCATCTAATGTATGTGACATAGCACCTGCGAATGTTCTCATAAACTTATCGTTCTGTTCTTCATTAAAAATAATTCTTACAAAATGTTCACTCATTAGTAGTTTACCCTTATATAATTTACTGTTCCATCAGTAAAGTTAGTTACCTTCACTCTAATCCAAACAAAATTACCATCAAAATTATAAAGATATGCACCATCTCTATTAACAGTACTATCTGCCGATGTTGCAGTATGTTCGGTTGTTGTGATGTCAACCCAGTCTGTTTCTGCAGGTGTTTCTGCAAGAGTTCCTTGCATCATAATAGTTCCGTAGAAACCATCAACTTTTAATGCATATGTGTGTCTACCGTCACCGCCTTTATAGTAACCATCTCCTTTAAGTTTAGCACTGATGTATTCTTCAGCAGTACTGTCACCTGGATGGTCTACTTGTACGGTAGTAGATCCGGAAATTGTAAATTCAAAATTTGTGCTTTGTTCTGGCATACACTTATTTATTTAAATTTGATTTTATATGCTTGTGCCATACGTTTGATATCCATGCCTTCTACGGCAGTAATAGCACTATATTTTACATTATATGTATGGTCTTTACCTGCATCACAACGATCCCAACCTTTTGCTTTTTGTCGACCTAAGTTAGTTAACGAAACTAATTTGTTAACGACAACAGGTTGTCCTCCGAGCCCATTAGCAATTACTTGTGCATTAATGCTAGTACCTTCTTTAACAATATTGCGTTTTATAAGTTCTTGCATTATTGTTACATTTTCTGTATTGTTCATTATATGTCCTTTTCTAGTTTGAACTCAGTAATACTTTTAATTGCATCGCCGAGGTATAGTTGTAATAGTAACATCATTTCTTTATTTGTCGAGTATAAAAATTTACCATTCAGGTTATAACCGCCTAACTTTATTCTCCGTAATGTTTCGTCACTAATCTTTAAATTACTGTATGTTTTGATCCAATCCTTAAAGTTTTCTTTTTGATCTGTTGTTAGTCTTTTATCTCTTAGATTAACTCTGTATCTATATTTGTTATATGGGTATGCCTCTACTATTTCGTTCGTAGGGTTATCTAAAAGAAACTTTAGATGTCGTTCGTTTTTTGGCCATGTTAATTCGCATATTTCATTTTTAAAAATAGCACACCCGTTTTCAAACATTTCTTTGTCATTAGAATAAACTCCACAAGTATTACTTTCTAATCTTATAGTAAAATCGTTATGTTTATTTTGATATTTTTCTTTAAACTCAAATACTTTGTTTATAACAAACCGACTTTTCCATAATCCTTTTGTAATCACGTCAGTGTCTTGCCATGTACGCCACATTTTTTTTCTATACTGTGCGTTTGCTAGATATTCTTCATATGTTTCACTGTTAAACAATGCTGTTATTTGTTTTTGTTCTGGATATCTAATACAACTAATATGCGGCGATTTAATTACAAATCTATATGCATACTTGCTAAAGAATAATTTATTTGTGTGTTTCGCTTTCAATTTCTTGTCCTGTGGTTTCTGTCATAAAATTTTCAATTGAAAGTGTAATTTCACCATCAACTACATCTACAGTAACTTTACCACCACTAACAAGATCACCAAACAATACTTCTTTACTCATTGGCTTCTTAATATCTTGATCAATTACACGTTGTAAAGGTCTTGCACCCATTTTCTTATTGAATCCTTTTTTAATTAAATGCTGTTTTGCATTATCAGTAAGAATAACAAAGATACCTTTGTCTTTTACAAGATCGTTAGTTTCTTTAATAAACTTATCAACAATAAGAGAACTTGTTGCTTTATCTAGTTTACCAAATTTGATAATACCATCTAATCTATTTCTAAATTCTGGAGCAAAGAAATCATTAACTGCTGTATCATCTTCACCTTCACGTTCGAGGTTACCAAATCCTACACCATTTTTTTCCATTTCCCTAGCACCTAAGTTTGATGTCATAATAACAACTGCATTACGAGCATCTGCTTTCTTACCATTAGATCCTGTAACAAATCCGTTATCCATAAGTCCTAGTAATATATTAGCAACGTCTTTGTGTGCTTTTTCAATTTCATCTAACAACAAAATACAATTAGGATTTTCTTGCAGTTTAGTAATAAGTTGACCAGCGTCTTCCTCAAACCCTACATATCCTGGAGGTGCACCAATAAATTTAGCAACAGAATGTTTCTCTTGGAATTCACTCATATCAAAACGTACAAGTTTTGTGCCCATTTCTTCTGCTAAAACTTTTGCTGTTTCTGTTTTACCACACCCAGTTGGACCTACAAACAAAAATGAACCTACAGGTTTATTAAGAGACTTCAATCCTGCTTGAGCAATAAAAATTTTGTCAAGTAAACTATTGATTGCATCATCTTGACCATACACACGTTTTTTCATATTACCATCAAGGTCACGCATTGATTCATTATCTTTTGCGGCCACTTGTTCTAGTGGTAGGTTTGTAAGTTTACTAATTTCGTAAACAACTTCGTCATGATCAATAATACCGTTTTCGACATCTTTTATTTTAAATCTTGCACCTGCACGGTCAATTACATCGATTGCTTTATCAGGTAATTTTTTATCAGCCATGTACTTAATTGAATACTTAACTGCTCCTTCAATTGCTTTTTCAGTAATTTTTACATTATGATGCTCTTCGTAGTATTTTTTAATACCTTTTAAGATATCAATTGTTGTTTCCTCATCAGGCTCGTCAATTGTTACACGTTGGAACCTACGCATTAAAGCACGATCTTTTTCAAAGTGCTTACGATATTCTTCCCATGTAGTACTTGCTACGACCTTGATTGTTCCTTTACTTAAAGCAGGCTTTAGCATATTAGCCATATCATTTGCTTGACCTTGTCCACCACTACCTGCACCATTAATCATATGTGCTTCGTCGATGAATAAAATACTATTCTTTTTCTTTTCTAATGCATGAACAACCATTTTAAGTCGTTCTTCAAAGTCTCCTCGATATTTGCTTCCGGCAACCATTGCTCCAATATCTAATGAATATACTGTTGCACCTTTAATAAAATTTGGAACATTGTCATTAACTATTTCAACTGCTAGTCCTTCAGCGATTGCAGTTTTACCAACACCCGGATCACCAACTAACATTACGTTTGCTTTTTGTCTACGTGCTAAAATAAGCACAGTTTCTTCAATCTCTTTTCCTCTGCCAATAACAGGATCAATTTTACCTGCTTTTGCTTTAGCAGAAAGATTAGAACAAAATTGACTTATAAGTCTTTCTAACTGACTCTTATTATATTCACCACTTGCCGCCTGACCTAGAACTTCCTCGGTTTCAATAAAGTTACTAAATTTTTCTTTATCAATATTGTATTTCTTCATTAAGAAAGAACTGTAAGATTTCTTTTCATTTATTATCGACATGAATACATCACTTGGAGAAATAGTAGTCCTACCACTAAACAGTGTTTGTGTAAATGCTCTATTGAGTACACGTTCTAATGCTTGTGTTTTAGTCGGACGACCTTTGCGGGTCTCATTAACAATTTCCTGTAGTTTTGTTCCGATGAAGGTAGATAACTCTTTGCCCATCTCTGTAGCATCTGCACCAAAGTCTTCGAGCACTTCTTTAAAATCTTCGTTCAATACAAGTGCATAGCAGAAATGTTCTACAGTAACATACTCGTGTTTTGCATCTTGTGCTAATTTAATAGCCTTTTCAAAAATACTTTCTAATTGCGAATCAGGTTCAAGCATTAATTAATCCTCGTTTCTTAAATTTATTTGCACGTTTTACTGCCATTTCCCATTTAAGACCACTTGCACGATCTTTATATGTAATACCAAGTAAGTGATCTAATTCATGAAGGTAACATCTTGCATCATATTCTTCAATTTTGCCTGTTTGCTTCTCACCTTTCTCGTTATAAAATTCTGCTACTATCCACTTGGGTCTATGTAGTTTTACGTAAACTCCAGGGAAACTTAAACAACCTTCCCAATCTAATGTTGTTTCTTTACTTGCTTCTAATACTTTAGGATTGATAAAGACTGCACTTTTATCAGGAACATGTTTACTTCCCATGACAAATATCTGTGCATCAATGCCTACTTGGTTTGCACTTAATCCTACTCCATCACTAGCATACATAATGTCTAGCATATCTTTTTTAACATCTGCTAGATCCATGCCAGGGTTTTCGAAGTCAACTGGTTTTACTTGTTTGTTTAAAAATTCGTCTGGGTAATAAATTAAGTTCATTGTTTTCCTCTAATTTTAGTTATCATTTCTAGTTGCTCTGGCGTAAGATTTTTTGGTATCTCGGGTTTAACTTTGATGTACAAATTTCCATATCCATTGCCATTTACAACAGGCATACCTTTTCCGCCAATACTATATACAGTATCAGGTTGTGTTCCGGAAGGTATGTTTAAATTATAACTTTCTCCATTAATATGATCTACCTTTACCTTAGTACCTATTATAAGGTCAAAAACGTTAATTGTCAAGTCTTTTTGGAGATCATTTCCTTGCCGTTTATATCCTCTATAATCATGTATCGAAACTGCTATATGAAGATCACCCGGAGGCACACCTTTTATACTTTGGTCTCCTAACCCGCGTAATCTAATAGTTTGTCCATGATCAATACCTTTTGGTATCTTTACATCAATTGTTCTTGTTCCACCTTGCGGTAATGGAAATTGGACAGTTACTTCATGTCCATTATATGCATTTTCTAAACTAATCTGTAAATTAGTTCTTACATCGTGGTTTCTATTACTACGTCTTCGAGTAAACCCACCCGGACCAAAAATAATTTCTTCTCCGTCAAAGTCTCCAGTCCCTTGTCCAAACATTTGACTAAACATATCTTGGAACCCTCCAGTACCTTGAAAACCATTTGGTCCAAATCCTTGTGGTGCCTCTGTAGTTCCATATTGGTCATACATTGCTTTCTTTTCAGGATTACTTAATACTTGATATGCTTCGTTAAGTTGTGTAAACTTTTTATGATCTCCACCTTTGTCAGGATGGTGCTTTGCCGCCAATTTGCGGAAAGCCGTTTTTATTTCTTTTTCGGAGGCATTACGAGAAACACCTAAAGAGTCATAATAATCCATAGTACTATTATATACTTATTTTAGGTGTTTGTCAAGTTCTATTTGTCTGACTTTTTAGATGTACCTGTGTAAAGACCAAACCATGCCGCACCAGCACCAACTACAATACTAATCAAACCTGATTGTTCCATTGTAGGAGCCGCTAGATCCATGTACCAAATAACACATTTGTATAACAATACAATGTAAACAGTTAAGAACAGTCTTGGAAAAATTCTCCAAGCATCAACTGCTTTTGCCATATGGATAAGTCCTTGGTAAGGATTTTTTGAACTGTCGGTAGTAGTTGTGTCTACTTCAAGATCAATTTGTACACTCTTTTTAATTGCATGTCCTGCCGCAATTTTTTCTTTTTCAGTTTTTAAATCACTCATTATTTTTTACCCTCTAATTTCTTTAGACGAGTTTCTAACTCATCGATTTTCTTTGTTACGTGTGGATACTTTTTACGCCAAGCATCTGTAGGCTGTTGTAACCAAGTCCAGCCATATCGCTCAACTAAAAAATCTACAACCAAATCAAACTTTGCATAGGCCCATAATCCAATACGTGTACCTTTGATATAAGTTGAAAACGCAAGTCCGAATAGCGATCCAACTAAGGCAGTATAGATCCATAGTCGATCTGTTGCCATTCTTTCAATCATTTCCCACATAGTTTTCCTCTTTGTTATGTGAGTATTTATTAGAAAGAACAGGCTAATTCGCCCTTAGGAGTTACGTTAGGATTTTTAAGATCATCTATAGTTTGAATGTTTTCAACGTCTATATCAACACCGGGTTTTACTTTACATGAAGTTTTTGCTGAACAACCAGCCAGAACAATCGCCAAAGTTAATATGATTACTGCTCTAAACATATTACTCTGCTTTGTTGTCTTCGTTCTCGTAGTAGTCTTTGTATTGATCTATAACCTGACGTTGCTTGATCATGTATGCACGGATCTGTGCAAAGTTCTTAGATAGGAACTCATAGTCCTTGTCGCTTAAACCAAACAACACAGGATCTTTGCCTTGTTCTTTTAGTTTAGCAAATACTTCTTCAGCGTTTTCGCTTGTAATGATTACCCACTGTAGTGGTTCCATTTTAGCCGCTTCAGGGTGTGGTAAGTTTAATTTCTCTCTTGGAACTTCTGTTTCAAAGATTTTTAGTTCTTTCACACTTGAACAGCCACTTACAACAACAGCAAGTAATAAAATTAAAATTGTATTTTTAATCATATGGTACATAACTTGGATTCGCTATACTTGGACATTCAGAATTAATCTCTGATTTCTTAGTAGCGGTTTTTTCCTTTTCTGTTAGTTCTGCTCCCATAGCAATTTCTACACATCTCATTGCTTTCTTGGTAGCATTATTAATAACACGTTCGATTGGCTTGGTTCTTTTTACAGCAAGATCACCTAAGTCTCTTACTTCACCACGACCATTAATTTTATTGAAACGTTTGTCAAGATCGGCAAACTCTGCGGCAAGTGTTTTATTTGTTTTTTCAAGTTCTTGGTTAGCAACAAGAATTGCTTTGAAGTCATTAGCCTGTTGTTCTATCACAGCCTTTTGGCTTTCAACACTTTGTTCTAATTTTAGATTGTTTGCTTCTGATGTTGCCAAGTCTGCTTTAAGGCCTTTAACATAAACAAAGCCACCGCCAGCACCTGCCAACATAATTAATACTATTGCTATTTTAATCGACCCAAACATTATTCTTCCTTATATCGAGCATGTTCACAGACGATAATTTTTATTGGTTTATTGTCACCGTCTGTAAACGTTTCAATTAGTTTACCACTGTGTTGTCTACCGCAGTTTTGACAGACTCGGCTCATATCATTTTTAGAGCGGCTTCTGTAGTTTCGTTAACACGTCTTGTCCATCCTCTACCAAAAGTAGAAAATGTTGATAATGATTCATAATATTCTTGACGTTTTTCTTGATATGTTTTAACAGCAGATTCAACACCTTCGCTTTCAACAAAGTTTCCTAATGCACGAAGTGTGTTTGGACCAATACCACCATCAACAGTAGTACCAATCATTGCTTGTAAAAACTTTGCGGCTCTGCCTGGACCTGCGTTTACTGCAAAATCAAATACACATAAATCTAAGCCACTTGGAATATCGTCACCTTTAACTTTACCCCAGTAATTTTTTTCATAAATTGGAGCAACATCTTCAACTAAAAGATCCTTCATATCTTTTGTTCCGCCCCATTCTTCGTAAACTCTTTTTGTAACACCCAAGTTAGTTTCTCCACCTGGATCTTTAGGGTGATTTACATACCCTCCTTCATGATGTAAAATCATTTCTAATGCTTGTTGATAGTTTTCTTTAGACATATATTATTTCTTCCTTTGTAATACCTTTGTTCTTACTCCGTTAGTAAAAAACAGGTTTTCTTCAACTTTGTATATATTATAATTACCAAAAAACTTTGTAAGCCATAGAACTTCTGACATTGATACTTCGTCTAGTTTTGATGCTCCTACATATTTTCCTGTAATTTCTTCTGTAGTACCTTCATCGATAATTTCTAATCTAACAGAACCACTTGCATGTCTTTTAAATTCAAGCATGTTATCAGATATATATTTTTGTTCAGTTACGCCTTTATTGAAAAATCGATCTAATTCTTGTTGTTTATATGTTTCAATAAACATATTGTATGTTTCTTTGTCTGTTGGAACATCTAATTCTTCTGTGAAAGGTTTGCTTTCTATTTCTTTATAGTATCGATATTTCCAATCTTCGACTCCTGCAAGTTTTTGTACATCGTCTAATATTGTTTGATATTTTTTCCAATATACCTATTACGTTCCATTTCTACGAATACATCATATTTTCCTTTACGATTTTCGCCTGAACTAACATCTGCATCTAAAATAAAAGGATATCCTTTTTCAATAAAAGACATTAAGTCTTTTGCAGGTTCTTGATCTGAAACTTCAAATGCTAAAACTGCAACATTTTCGTCCTTTCCCATTTTTGATTTATAGGAATCAATAGTAAAGATTTCGTTAACGAAACCTTTTAAATCGTTAGATTTGAGTGATGTCATTTTGTTGCTCCACGTCGCTGTCTGGTGTTGCTTGAACTTCGGGTTGAGTTGTTACGTCATCTAATTGACCGTATAATTGTTCATCAAGATTTCTTAGATAACCTTTATACATATCAAACAGTAAACTCTTAGGCATTTCAATACCTACTATCCAAATAGGATGTCTGTCAATTTTACCTTTTTTAGTACCCGGTCTATAATCGCCTGGAGTTTTAATTTTTCTTGGTTGCATAAGAAAGTCTTTTTTGTATGTAACTTTACAGTTATAATCAAGTAACCTTTCACCTGCTTTAGGATTAGGCATTTTATCTCTAGGCCACATAAAACTACAGCCTACAGTGTGTCTGTTTACAATAGGACCTTCGCATAATTCGCCATCTTCCCAGTTTTCAAACACATATAAATCAAGTTCGTCCATAACACGTTCAAAGTCCTTAAGTACTCTAAGTGTGTTATTAGACTCGTATATACCCTTGATATTTTCTATTACTTTTAATACGTCATACATAATTTAGTCTCCACTTTTATTTATCTGTTGTGTTGTCAATAAAAATATTATATTATAGGTTTAAAATGGTGCAAATCTATTAAATACTTTTGCAGTTGGGCATAACCTTTAAAGGAGGTCTATATTGTCAAGAGCAAAACGCAAAGAACGTAGAAGTAATAATGTAATAGATTATAACAACTACACACATAAGAAACAGGAAGTATCTATACTTCCGCGTAACATTAACCAAGAAACATACTTAGAGACACTAAAAGACAGGAAAAAAGACATTGTATTTGCAGTAGGTCCTGCAGGTACAGGTAAAACTCTGTTAGGTGTAATGATGGCTATCAAGGAGTTCAAAGAGAAACAGGTTGATAAAATTGTGATCACACGTCCGGCTGTAAGCGTAGACGAACAACACGGTTTTCTTCCAGGAACAATTGAACAAAAAATGGAGCCATGGACACGCCCTATCTTTGACGTGTTTGGTGAGTATTTTTGGAAACACGAAATTAAAGGTATGCTTGAAGAAGATATTATCGAAATATCACCTCTTGCTTATATGAGAGGTAGAACGTTTAAGAATGCTTTTATTGTCGCTGACGAAATGCAAAATGCTACACCTAGTCAGATGAAGATGTTGTTAACCAGAATTGGTAAAGGATCACGAATGGTAGTGACCGGTGATTTGCAACAAGCAGATCGAATGACATCTAATGGGTTGTTAGACTTTTGTAATAAAGTTTCACCTAAACAATTACAGCGGTTAGCCGTATGTAATTTTGAAAAAGGAGATGTAGAACGACACGAAGTAGTTAAAGAGGTTCTAACAATTTACGGCGAAGATTAATCTTTACCCGCTGGATTTTTAGAAAATAGTTTAGTTTTGCCCGACTGCAAACTATATTCTTCATAACCCGGCATTGGATCTTGCATTTCTGTAATATTAGGCCAGTTGCCAGTAGTAGAAAAATATTCGTTGTGTTTATACCACGGATCGTTTTCATCATCTGTTTGATAAATGGCCTCTTCAGGACATTCCGGAATACATACTCCGCAGTCAATACATTCTTCTGGATTAATTACTAACATGTTTTCACCTTCGTAAAAACAGTCTACAGGACAAACTTCTACACAGGTTGTGTGCTTACACATTATACATTTGTCATTTACTAGATGTGCCATTTTATACTCCTAACCATTTTAAATTACTGTCCAGTTCCATACACCACGCACTGCTAATAACAAATACATTAGTTCCATTAATGCCCTTGGTATATCTTTGTCTTTAATTCCCATCCAAATCCAAATACTACATGATGCTAGTGCTACTGTCCAACCTAACCATTGTATGTTTGGGTTACCACCACTTAACGTAAATGCACTGATCATTGCTAATATAAATCCTAGCCACCTCCAGCCATCAATCTTATGATAGTATCTTATTTTCAGATTAAGCCTTTCCTAATCTTGCTAGTTTGATAAGTGTTGCACTCATGTTAATTTCTGGATCTGCAACGAAACTATGATCAACTAGTCCTTGTTTTAAGATTAATACTGCTTGATCCTGCTTATCTTCTTCTTTGCTAAACACATCAAGGTTATCATAACACCAACGAAATATGTCTTCCATTTCTTCTGGCCTTGCTTGACTACACACTAGTTTACGTGCTTCAGTAATCTTACCTGCTTTAAACAACTCAACCATACTTACTTTATAATCTGCTTCACCAGTATCGCCTTTAGATGGTGGAAGTAATTTACCTGTTGTGCTATTCATTTGACACATATTAATACATTTTCGCATATCAGGATATGTTGCTTTTACAAATGTATCTAAAACGTCTAGGTCTGGTTCTACACTTTCTTCTAGCAGGATAGTTGCTATACGTGCAGTAAACTCTGTTTGATCAAGATTAGTAATATGAAAGCCTTGACATCTACTGTGTAGTGCAGGAATAATTCTGTTTGGATAGTTACAAGTTAAAATAAATCTGCTTGTTGTATGATACTCTTCCATCACACCACGCAATGCCGCTTGTGCATTTGGTGACAAATAATCTGCCTCATCAAGTAGCACAACCTTAAAGTCACCGAAAGGAATCATTTGTACAAAGTTTACAATCTTATCTCTTACGTCTTCAATACTGTTTGTTCTACTTGCATTAATTTCTAATACATCATACTCATTAACTTCTAGTTCATTTAATAATACTTTTGCAAGTGTAGTCTTACCAATACCAGCATGTCCACTAAACAACAAGTGCGGAATACTTTTATCTTTTACCCAGCCGTTGATTTGATCTTTTTGTGCTTGATCTCTAAACACATAGTCACCTACTGTGTTAGGACGATATTTTTCTACCCATAAATCTTTCATTTTGCCTCACTTATACGTTTTCTTAATCCACTTGTACTAAATGAATGTTGTCTTTTATTATAGTATAATTCTATGCCTTTGTCAACACATAATTGCTTACCTGTGAACGTTTTGGACTTATATTCTTCGCCAATAAAACGTACATTAATTTTATAGGTTAAAAGTATATCAACAAGATCTTGTTCTGTAGCATATGGAATAATTTCGTCAATATACTTACAACCTTCTAGTTGTACATATCTTTCAAATACACTTTGGATTGGTTGATTTTTTTCTGGTCGATCTATTGTAGGATCTGTTTGTAATCCAACTATCATAAAGTCACAGTTGTTTCTTGCTTCTTTAAGCATAGCAACATGTCCACTATGGAACAAATCAAATGATGATGCTGTAAATCCTACTTTCATGTGCCTGTTCCTCCTGGTGGTACCAAGTCAGGTGTAATACAATGTAGTGCTACGTATCCTGGATATAAATTGTTTGCTGTAGCAATGCCTTGCTCACAGTTTGCGAACTCGCCTACCTTAACAATGTCCCACGGCTGATACGCCATAGTCATCCAAATATATACTACAAATATTTTCATATAGTCCTTTTAATGTAATACCCTTTTATCAACTTCGTCGTATAATATGTTATCCGTTACTTCTTCTAGTAACGCATGAAAATCTTCTTCGTCTAATTGTTCTTTCCAAATTCTAATAGCATTAGCAAACAAAAAACTTGCAACGCTTATTTCACTATGGGGATACTTTTTTATAAATGCATTAACAAGAGCAGTAATCTCATCGGAAAGTTTTATGTCGTAATCATCAGTCATAGTTATATTATACATATCCTTTATGTTTCTGTCAACCTATTTGTGATTTAATTAAAGATCGCCGTCTTTGCGATTCTCAGAATAATGTACATCAAACTCGCCACCAGGGTAACGTGCTTTTAGTTTGTTTACGTTTTCTTCTAAGACGTCATTAGGGTCAAGGCCCAAAGCACGACAACTGTTAATCCAATACCAAGCGATGTCGCCAAGTTCTCGTTTAGCATGAAAGATTGTGTCTGCATCCAAAGGCTTACCTTGGAATATACATTTTTTAACAATTTCAGCAAATTCGCCTCCTTCTGATGCAATACCAATTGCACCTGTTAATAGTAATGCCATATTAACACCACTGTCTTTTTCTAATTTTTCTAACTGTGAAGTTAGAGCACCTGTTTCATTACTTTGTAATGAGGTTACTTCTTGTACAAAATTTTTGTACTTGTTTAGATCTACTTGTGCCAATGCTTACTCCTGTGGCTTTTTATGTTGCCAATAAATAAACTCTTCACCAGTTTCCTGATTTATAACAGGGATACTGTGAGTATATTCATCTGCAGATTGTTTACCCACATATTCGAACCTATAACCTTCAGCACGTTCTTTTTTAACTTCTGAAAAGAACTCTGAATTGTCGTACATGAATAAACTTGTAAATGTCAAAATTATTGCTGTGAACATTTTACTCCTTAGTTTGTGTTTGCTTTGGTGCTTTTCTAATTGTAATTGCAGGAGCGTCAGAAGCAGTGTTTCTTTCTTCTTCTTTGCTCTTAAGGTATTGTGTTTGTTCCTTATGCAATTCGACCCATTCGCTAACATCTGAAGGTTCGTCGCTGGTAACCATTAGAATACTATCTGTATCTGCTTTTCTAATAATCCATTCAACACCTTCATTGTCTTCGATATGAATTCCTCTACTCCAACGACCATGCTCTAAGAGTACCCAGTCGCCGATTGTAATCTCGTCCCGATGTTTATAATTAGGTCCTATTGAAAATACTTGGCCCCAACGAGGTTTAATACCACGTTCTACTCCATCATCAGAACTAACAATAAGTCCTCCGGCAGTCTTCTGTTCGCCAAAGTACATGTTAGTTAATAGAACATCTTCTCCTTTGGCCTTTACGTTGCCTTTGTGTATTGTTAATGATGCTACCATTACTTTTCTCCTGTTGCGTCTTCGATTCCACTACGTCTACGTCTTGCTCGTTGTACTGCTTCGATAGTTTTCTCAGCAACTTTTTCTTCAACTTTAGCAAGAGTTTCGTCTTTCATTTTTGGTTCGTCTTTAACTTCATCTACATTTTCAACTACATCATTAACTGAAGTGTCTTCAATTTTTAATGTTGTTGTCGGTGGTACTGCACTTTGATTTGTTACAGTATTATCTTTTTTGTTTGCGTTAGGATCAGGTGTTGCATTTGGATTTGCCTCATAATACTCACCCATAATTTGTTCTCTAGTACGTAAAATTTTACCACCTGGTCCAATTTCGTCACCTCTAGCATTAACCTTCATGTTTCCTACAGCAGGCATAAGTTCATTTTGGGCACGGAGTTTCTCCATGTCAATCTGTCTGCCCTGCATTGTTCTATATGTTTTTCCCATATTGCCTCCTTGTTACTGTACTTATTAAGTACATATTACCTTAGAAATTCTTCTGGATTAAGATCAAACTTAATACTGTTAACCTTGTGTACTCCGATCAAATATAGCACATAACTTGCTACACTAGATCCACGTCCTACACCCCAAACTAATTTTTTTTCACGTAATGTATCTATAATGTATTTCAAACATTTCAAAACATCAATCATAGCAAAGTTTTTATATAAATCTAGTTCAAAATTTACACGTTCTTTTTCTTGATCAGTTTTACACAATCCCAACACATATGCTTCTATGTCAAGATCTTTGTAAGATTGCGGAATAAACCAATTTTCTCTATTGGATTGATCAAACCCATCTCGATCAACGTTATCGTTTGTTGTGTTAAATGTCGTAAAATTATCACGATTAATATCAACAAACTGCTTATACTTTTTAATATCGTCTGTATCTTTTACAATGCAATGTTCTGCATTGTCGATCTTGTCTTGGTATAATAATTCGAGTACGTTTAAATCAGTTAATACTGCTTTACCGTTTGAATTAACTTCGACCGCCGTCCAAGATTGTTGGGTTGAATTCTTTTTGTTCAGCGTCTGATCCATATCCTAAATCTCTCCAAGTCCTTGCACCTTGCCAGTAACTAGTTTCACTGATAACTTGATCAAATGTTGCTGTGTCATTTCTGTTCCACCAAGGTTTTTCAATAATTGTACCGTCAATTGTTTTTGTTTGTAATGCACTGTTTTCATAACTATCATTGTCTACAGTGTATTGTACATTATCTCCCATCTTGCTGTCAACCATTATTTGTCCAAAATGTATATATGCACCTGCTATTGACTTTATTTTATGAAATAATGCAATGCCAAATAATTGATCATATGGATCTCCAGGCAATAAAACTTTGTTTATTGGCATACTATAAAAAGTTTTTTCTAAAGGACTTCCTGCTTTGATGATCATACTATTTTCACAAAGTTTATGGATAAGATATTTTACTCTTTCAAAACTATTATTTTGTAATTTGATGTCAGTTACTTTGGGTAAAAAACTCATTCTAATATTATACGTGTTTGGATATATTACATCGTCGATGGCAAGTATTGCATCGAAGTCAGTTTCCCACGAGAAGAAGTTTGCTATTTGGTCTGTATCGTTATTGTTTATCAACATTTACTAACTCATTTAAATCGGTTTCAACTTCTTCTTTTGCGGTAGCAATAGTATTATTATACTGCTTACGCAAACGGCGAGTATGTTCTTCCTTATATGTAGTTAGTAGCATCTGCATTTGACCTAAGACATCCTGATTGTAATGACGACTTGCTATAGAATATTTTTTAGAAAGTTCTCTAATTTTTTCTTCTAATTGATCATCCTTAAGAGAGGTAACGTCTTCTTGTAACGGATGTAACATTATGATCTAGTATACTTACCTACGTAATCAACATAAATGTCTGCAGGTACACCGCCTGATGTTGTCCATGACCATACGTCAAAGATATAAACTGAAAGATCATCTTTGGCTAAATCAATTGGAAACGTTAAAGGGGTTGCCGAACCTGGTGTTGATTGCTTAAAGTATATAGGTGAACCAGCAAGGTTAATTTCAAATTTTCTAGTTGTTTTCGCGACATCGCCGGAATCCACACTAGTAACTGCTAGTCTAAGTTTTGTAAGTGTATCGTTAGGACCAAAGTTACTAAAGTTAATACTGTTTACACCTGGATCTTCAACTGTTAAGTTAAGTCTTTGGTATGAACCAGCACTAAAATCAATAGTATCGTCGACACCATCAATTTGTGATGCACTTGTTTTTTCTGTAATATCTTTTGTAATTGCATTACTAAGAGTACTACCGTTAAAATTGTTGTCAGTTGTTAAAGACGGTGCATCATTCTGCAACGCTGTAATTTCAGTTTTCGCTACACCTATTGCTGTTTTGATATTCTGGAAATTATCTCTAAATCCTTGACTATCATTGTCCTGTCCAGCAACTGGATAAGTTTCAACTATGTTATTTGTGTCTATATTACTTGCCATATTATATTACCTTCCTTTTTGGAAATGCAATGTATTTATCACCTTTTTGACCCTCAACACTATCTATGGTTAAGCGGTCAATATCAAAGTGAATAGTTTTAAAATCAAAGCCACTGTCTTTGATATTGTCTATAATACTTATGCTAGTTCCGGGTTTAACATACGCAATAGGGACTGCTTTTATATAGCCTAAACTAGTTCCTGTTGCATCTTGTATACTACGCATCCATAATGGTAAAAATGAGTCATTTATCTGTATTAATGAACTATCATTATTTGGATATGCTTCAGCAAATCTCTGCTTCATAGCAGTAGTACTATTTGGATATACAAATTTTTCAACCAATTGATCAATAGTGATTAGATCAGTTGATACTTTAAATTTATCTTGGCTGGCATCGATTTCTTTGGTGTTGCCACTAATTTCTACTTTGCTATTTACGGATTTGTTTTCTTGTTCTAATTCGTCGATCATTTCAACATAAATGATTTCGTAAATTACTTTATTGTTTGCATCTTTTGCTACTGCATTTTTTATAGTACCAAATCTATAATTTTTTCTACTAAAGTTACGTGCTAAAATTGGAACATACTTTTCGATACTAACAGTTTCAATACCATGTTGTAGTAACATACTAAGATTTTTTTGTATTCCAAATTGTTCATCAGCAGGACGATATAAATTCTTTAGTGTAAAAATCTTATCATCTGTAATAAAATTATAATAATATAATCTACTTGTTTTTGAAAGTAACGGTTTTAAGAAAATATTACTGTATTGTGTTAAACTGTCAGCACTAACACTTACTTTAAAATCTTTTGTAACTGCACTCGCAAGATAGTAATCTTTTGCTTGTACAGTAAATCGATATTCTTTATCAATTGATGTTGTTCCACCATCAAGTAAGAAACTATTAAGACCAAAATTAGTTAAGTCAATACTAGTCAACCCATTCTGTTGTCCAGTATCAGGTATCTGTTGTACCTTGCCAATTAATGTACCGTCACCACTAAGATTAATTCCTGGTGGTAAGTTACCACTTACTAGATTGTATCTAACATCTGCGTTTGGCAATGTTGTTGTAGCAACAATTTGTAGAGTACTAAATTCATTTGGTACAAGTGTTCCAATAAGTTCGTCACTTGTAAATTTAATAGTACTATCAACTTCACCTTGTATTTTTAAAATAAATGTACGTTGACTAAATGTTTGTTCATTATTAACACTATCTGTTCTAGTCGCTCTTACTCTAAAAGTAAAAGTTGATGTAACAGCAGGTTGATATGGAACTTTACCAAACAATACACCATTTGTACTATCAAGATCTAATCCGTTAGGTAATTGACTTAGAGTACTATCCTCTAGTTCTACAATTTCATATACAACATCACCGCTATATTGATTAGGGTCATAAACTTGTAATGGTATTGTAATATAATTATTTGCTCTACGTACACCCAAGTTACCTGTTGTTAACCAAATAGGTGCTCTTAAATATGTAGAACTTGATAATAGTGTTTCAGAATCAATACTAATTAATGTTGTGTCAGTTCTAAACTGTTGTTCATTAATAACAAAGATTCTAAATTTTCTACGTTCTCTAGTTGTACCGTCAGTAACAGTAACTTCAAACTCATAAAATCTAGAAAGATATTTTGGAACAGCATCGCCTTCTTGAGTACCGCCGCCATAATCATATGGAAACGAATCAAACTGCTGTTGATCATAATTTGCGTTAGTTGCTTTATAATCTAATGTAAGTGGAGCGTTTATGATTCCAGTTAATTTTCCGTCTTTACTTAAATTAATACCTGGAGGTAATTGACCGCTTAAATCATCTAGATAATATTCTAATGTATCACCTGCACTTAAATCTAAATCACTAGCACTTAATTGATAATCAATTGGTGTTTTATTCATTATAAAATATTCACCATTAGGACCGATGTCAAGTGTACCAACAGGAGTTAACCATATTGGAGGATCTTCACCTTCGACACTAATTGTAAATGTTCTATCAATTGATCCAAATGTATTAGATGCTCTAATAACAAACTCATGCAACGTTAATTTTGCAACGTCAAACGGTGTACCAACAAGTTTTGATCCAACTAATCTCATACCAGCAGGTAACTTTCCACTGATTAGACTTAATGTTACATCATTGCCGGTAGTTGCTAAAGAGATATTCTGTGTTTCATTTTCTTGAATTGTTCCAAGACTACCTGCATTCGTGACCCATGTTGGTTTAGACATTTTTCACTCCTTGCAAGTATTTATTTTGCTTATTTTTATGCTTCAATGTATTCACTTATCAACCACCAACTTCCAGAGTGCCAAATAAGTGTAAGGGCGCCGTGCTCGTTATTTGTCCCATTACTTAGATCAAGTGTACTTGTGGCACCATTAATTGTTAAAGATACTTCTAAATATCTATCAAACGTTGAAATACCATCTAATGAATAAACACCTCGTGATTTCATTTTAAGTATTTTCATCTGCCCTTCTGATGTAGCATCAGGTAATGTTGCAAAACCTAATCCTGCACTTGCACTTGTCCAATCATTAACAGTAACAAATGTCACTGTAGATGACATATTAATTGTTGATGGAGACTGTGTAGAGCCAATAATTAATTCATTAGTTCCACTTAAACTTACAGTGCCATTTAATCTTATATCACCTTCTAGTTCTAAGTTACCTGTACCATTAGCAGAAATTCTTAAGTTACTGTTTGATGTTTGTGTTTCAATATTATTTGCATCAATACGTAAATCACCTAAATCAATTTGTCCGTTAACATCTAATTTATTGTTAATAGTTGTTACACCACTTACTGTTAGAGTTCCTGTAACATTTGTATTATCATTAAGTTCTAGATCACCCGATGCGTTTGAAATTGTTCCGCTAACAGTTAGGCTATCAAATGTACTATTAATTGGACTTGTAATATCACCTGTAAATGAATTTGCAGTTACGTTACCTGTTGCACTTAAACTAGCAACATTAGTAATGTTAAACACACTTGTTCCGCTAGTAGCATTTACATTACCGTTGTGAATACCAGTTGTGTTACCTGTTACATTACCTGTAACATTACCTGTAACATTACCTGCAATATTTGCAGTAATACTACCACCGCTAACTGATAATGCACCTGTTAAAGTAACATTATTAAGTGTGCTGGTTCCTGTGCTTGTAATATTACCTGTTACATTACCTGTTACGTCTCCTGTTGTATTTCCTGTTACATTACCTGTAACGTTACCTATAACAGCACCAACGTGTTGTCCTCTAAAGTTTTGTGCATAAATGTCTCTTGCTGGAGTTCCAACTGAACCAATATCTGTGTTTGCAGTTGCTATAATATCTAATACTGTAACATCACCACTAAATGTTCCTCCGGACTTAGGCATAAAGCCTTTGCCTTCAATGTATGTACTATCTATAATGTTGTCAATAGTTGTAAATTCAATACCATTACCTGTTGCGTTAACTTGCAATACTTTATCAGCATCGCCTGCCGCACCTGCATAAGAACTTGGTGTGTCTGTTAAGCCAACAAAGTCAACTGATCCTGATCCACTTGCTTCACCAGTTGCAAAACCACCTGATGTGTATGCTGTAAAGCCTGTAGTATCAACTGTTGTACTTAAATTATCATTGCTGTACAATGCAAAGGTATTTGATGTTAACACGTCAGCATAGTATTCGTTTCCGTTAACTTCTGTCATTCCAACAACATCAGTTAATGTTACTGCTTGACCGTCACCTAATCCGTGTGCATCTGTTGTTGTTACAACACCTGGGTTTGCTTGTGTTATTCCACTAATAGCCTCTGGTTGTCCGCCACCGCCGCCGCCAGTTCCCCATTCTAATACTGTACCGCTAGTAGGAACTTTAAGAACTTGTCCTGCTTGTCCAATAGTTCTTGGTACTTGGTATGCACCATAAAAGTCAACATAGCCTGCACCGTCTGCATTTAATTGTAAGTTATTATTTGAAGTACCAACAGTTTCGATAGTACCTGCACTAATTTTAATTTGTCCTTCACCGGACCCTAAAAGAATTTCGTTATTGCTTTTAAACTCTGCTACTGGAGCAAATGTTTCACCAATTGGATTAAGTGGATCAATTGGTTGAATAATAAACGCATTAACAGATCCTGAATTTCTATATGCACCTAATTGTCCTAATGACTCACCAACGCCAGTTGATGTACCAATTAAATAATCAATACCAACACCCATACCAGTGTTTACACTTCCTTGAGTAGTATGGTTACTTACAGTTAAGAATGATTCAATTTGATCGTTCTCTGTACCTATACGTCTAAATGCCGCAGTTGGCGACACTTCGTCTAGTTGTACATAGAAATCACCGTCTGCTATCTCATCTGCAAGAACATTGTTTGCAGGATCACCTCTACGCAATTTAAATCTATGTCCGCCTTCAATTGTGTATCCGTTGGTAGCAAGATTTGATCCCAACCCACCAATTAAGTTTCCAGTTACATTACCAGTTACATTACCTGTAACATTACCAGTTACTCCGCCTGTAGCAGTAACTACACCTGTTAAAGTTGTTAATCCGGTAACAGTAAGTTGGTTTGATACTGTTGCTTCAGTTAATAATGCATCAGCAGATTCAATATTTGTTAAACTTGTAATTTCACCAGGGCCAATAATGTTATTACTTTGCATTGCAAGATTGCCACCTAGTTCAGGTGTACTATCTTGGTCAACAGTAAATGAACCACTGATTAATAAGTTTCTTCCAGTCTGTGATAATGTAATATTAGATCCACCAACAATACCAACACTTTCTTGTCCAGTGGAAGTTGTTATGGAATTATTGACATTGTTTATATCATTACTCCACTGTATAGTTCTTACAGCAGGATTATCAACAGCACTGTTATCAAGTATAATACTTTCACCATCACTGGTAATTGTTAATCTTGCAGGATCTGCACTTTTAATTCTTTTAAATTGTAAATTGAAACCGCTCTTACTAGCAAACACAGCCTGACCGTCAGCCGCTTCTGTACCTAAGTTCAAACCTGTATTACTTTCGCCGCCTCTAGCGTCGACTTCTACAAATTTGGCGTTAACTTTTTCAAACGCCGTTCTTAGATCATCACCTGTCCCGTCGTTTACGTTATTACCAATTTTAACTACGTCTGCCATAATCTTTTCCTATACTGTATTTACTGTCTTCCAACTACAACTTCAATAACGCCTACGCTATCGCTGTTGTAATTTTCTAGTGCTTTACCTATAACTGATCCTAATCTCGGATCGTCACTTGCTGTTCCAACACCAGTAATTGAACTTGCAACAATCATGTCACCTTTTTCAATGGTTCCAACTACCTTACAAGGTACTCTACCTTGTAGTGCTAACATTGTAACATGTTCACCTTCTAATTTATTATTCATTGTGTACCCTGGTGCTGTTGAAACTACTCCAGCAACTTTAGTAGTTCCTTGTTGATTCGAAGCAGTTACTTCTTGTTCGCCACCAAACATTAATACTGTTCCGTTTTCGTAATTTGTATCTGCTAGGTATTTCTCTGCCAAGTCAGCAAACTCTGCTTCTGAAGCAACACCTTCAAATCTTACAGCATATACATTATTATATCTGTTACTTGTTTCACCAATATCATATGTTGCATCTGCCGCTACGTTTGTACCACCGGATACACTTGCACTTGGCATAATTGCTTTAGATCCAAGTACACCAGTCATGTTTGAATCTTCTGTTAAACCGTTTCTACGCATGTAGGTTCCATCATATGGAGAACCTGCCGCCACTGCCGCTGATAATGCCACACTAACATCTGTACTACCGTCGAAATCAACTGTGCCTGTTGCCGCACCTGTAAATGTAATAGTTCTTGCAGTGGTTAACTTATCAGTACTACCAATAAATCTACTGTCAGTATAACTGTTACCTTTATCAAGTATAAGAATTGCTGTTCCATCTGTACCTAATACTAAATCAAATACTGTATTTGCTGTACCACCTGATGTGTATGTTGTAAATCCTGTTGTATCAGTACCGTTTGATAATCCAGAATCCTCATAAATTTCAAAACCGTTTGATGTTACTCCGCCAACGAATTTTTGTAATCCGTTAATTTCAGTCATTCCTCCTACACCAAGGAATTTAACTTTATCGCCATTTTTAAAATTATGAGCAACACTTGTTGTAATAACTGCCGGATCTGCTTGAGTGATTGCTGTGATGTTTACTATATTACCACGTGCTTCTTGAATTGTATCTGTGTTAACTTGTTTTGAATGTAGCGTATTATAACGTGCTGTTGATTGTCCTAAATCACTAGTTTCGTTACTTGCAGGTCTTACGTTAAGTGTTTGTAAAGTACCTGTCATAGTACCACCAGTTTTAACAATAGCACCGTTAGTATCTAAAACGTTTTCATCAATGTATGATTCAACTGAGTTATTAAAATCAATAAGTGTTCTAACCTGTGCCGGTGTAAGAGCAGTTACAGCATCTTCACTACCTGAACTGTTACCAAGTATACTTGTACCTGTAATAAATTCTATTTTATCTAATGTTACACCATCATTTGGATTGGCCAATGTTGGAGTTTTTAATTCTATCCAACCACTTGTTGCTGAAAATTCTGTACTATCAAAACTTGCTAGACCTAAATCTGCTTGTGTAATACCTGAAGCATTTACTCTAGTAGTTGCCGCATTCATATTCAATTTACTTTGTGCTACTGCCGCCGCCGCACTTATGTCTGCATTTTTAACTGCACCACTAGCAAGTTGAATATTAATCTCATTATTAATTCTAGTAAATCTAATATCTGAACCTGTGCCAGTTGGCTCACCAAATGTTGGACTTCCGCCTGTGTTATCTATAGTAGTATCTAATGCAACATTTACAGCACCTTGAATTGCATTACCTAAACCATCTGTGTGGTTAGTTCCGCTAAACATTAGTAAATCTGTATTGCTTGGATCACCAGTTACAGTAACACCTTCTAGGCCACCTATTCTATTTTGTTCATCAACATATTGTTTTGTTACAGCATCAGACCCATCAAACGGATCTCTTAAAGATTTAATTCTATTACCCGCCATATCAATAGCACCACTATCAACTGTACTATCATTTAACATAGTAAATGATTTTACATCTGTTCTAATACTATCTGTTGTTCCGCCTCGGAATACATTGTCAGCATATAATTTGTTTACACCGTCAACATCTTGAGCGCCTGTCATTGAGATGTTTGTAATTTTGTTGGTGCCCATATTAAGTTCACCATACATTCTATTCCAAGAAAGGTTTGTACTATTGTATCCTGCTCTAGTTAAAACACCAAAGTTTCCACCACTCTGTGCACCTGTAGTTGTCCATTCAGGAAACGCAGTACCATCTTCGTGTTGTCCAATAATAGCACTATTAAGGTATGTAACAATACTTGCTTCTGTTGGTACAGCATCATCTGACTTACCTAAGAGTTTATCATCTGTACTAAATTCATCAACAACAGTACCTTTTGTAAATCCTAATCCATCAACATTCGTTAATGAAATATTTGCATTAAGTTCAACTGATCCATCACCTTGGTTAACACGGAAGAACTTACCAACTCTAAAGTTACCATCTTGGTCAGTACTTGCATAGAACACTCTACCTGCACCTACTTCAACTGCTTCACTTGCTTGGTCTGAAGCAAAGTCTGGTCGTCCACTTGGTGCACCAAACACATTGTTTGGATAGTTAGAGTTTGCAAAGTTACCCCAACCAATATTTAAGAAGTCATGTCCTGTTGCTCTTAATGTAGAAATTTTAGTTGTTACTTTTACAACGTCGCCATTAAATCTATCTGCTGGAAATTGTAAATCCAAACTCATTAATTGATGATCAACGTTTGAATCACCAACTTCACTAGTTACTAATCTTTCTACACCTAAAATTCTAAATACTGTTTGATCGCCTGTAGCGAATGTTAGTGCCGAACTTGGTAAAACTCTAGGAGTATCTGTTAAGTTTCTTACATATACCTTTTTACCTAGTTTAAGTATAACTTCACTTGCGTCTGGTACTGTAGTTCCAACACCAAGGCTTAGTTGAGATCCTAGTTTTAATACTGCTCTACCACCACCTTTAGCAACACAACCTGAACCATTATAACTTGGATTTCCTTTTGCGGTTGTATCTAAGAAAGTTGTTAAACCAATGTCAGTACAAAGTTTAAATGATGTTGCATTTACTAATTTAACATAATAGGCACCGTCAACACCTGTCATACCATTTGCATTGGCACCAGTTAGGAACACCATTGCTCCGTCTCTGTAATAATGAGTAACGTCAGTTGTAATTACTGCCTCAGCGGCAATTGAAATTGCTGTTATATTAACACTAACATCTTCAACTTCGTCAATTTTATAATCAGTAGTATCTGAATTTGATGCATACTGTGTTAATCTAAAAATACTTCCTGGAACAGGTAAGAATTCAAAATCTCTAATTGGTATATCAGTTGCACCTGTTGTAATATCACCTGCACCTGATGGGTCATGAATTTTAAATGGTTGCGAGTAATCTCTTCTTGATGAGTCTGATTCAACCAAAGCGTTAAGTTCTCTATGGAAAATACTTCCTGACTGAATATTTTCGTTTGGATCTGAACCTTCTGCTTTAAGTGCAAGTCTACCATAAGCGTTAGAACCATTTAATGATCTAATTTGACCACCGTTTCTTGCCCAATATGCTGTGTCACAATAGTATGTGAATACTGAAACAGTTTCAACTAGTCCGTTGTTTGTTGCAATCAATCCATACCCGTCATTGTTAATCTGTGTATAGTCATTTGATGTCATTGACTTGTTACCAGCAGTTTCAACTCTTATTTCATCATTTTGTGGTATAGTTCCTGTAGGTAATGTTTTAGCATCAACAGTAATAGTAGTTGTTGCCGCAAGTGTTAATTGTTGTTTAAATGTCGCAGGTGTGTTACCGTCGCCGTCATCAACTGGCGCAGTTACAGCAATAACTCTATATGTTTTCTTTTCTGTACCACCTGCACCTTGGTATATAAATGTAGTCGGTACTTGGATTTTTCTAGTCAATCCTTTTAGCGTAAGTGTTGCACCACTTGCTGGATTATCTACAACTACACCATATTGTGCACCTGCATTACCATCAACAAGTTGTCCTGCACCACCCTGTGATGAGAACGAAGAACATGTTTGTACGTATGGTGATTTGGTTAGGATTTGCCCTTCTGGGTCAAGTACCATAACTGCACCTTGGTGTCTACGTATTGTTATATTTCTTAAAATTGTAGAGTTATTAACTAAGAACACATCACCGTGTTGGTTAAGCATTTTTAATTCAATAACAGTATTATTTGGGACATCATCTTGAAGTGTTGTAGTAGTTGTTAAGTTAATATCACTATACAACGTTAAGTCTGCTCTTGTAAAATCTTCTACACCAGCAGGATCAAAACTAACTTCTTTGACGTAATAAGTTGTACCGTTGTACTCAAAGTATTGCCCCCAACGTGGGTAATAAACTAAATCTTTTAATCTAATCTGCGCCGCACCTGTTTGGTTAACACCGGCTCCTGTATCTGCTCTTGAATATTGTGAGTCATAGTGATTACGGAAACGTGCCGCTTTGGGTGTACCAGTACCATCGTAGCGTTTTTGATCACCACGTTCAAATGTTAAATCTAATGCACGTTGTGGTGGACGTACACCTACTTGAGATTGAATGATTACACGTCTAAATTCGTCGCCTTTGATTGAACAGTTCTCAGGAAGTACAATCGGTGTAAGTTCTTCATAAAATCCTGATTCAACATGAATAGTTACTTCAGGTAGTGGAACATTTTGTTCTCTACCTTCTCCGCCAATTTTTGCAGGTAATGCACTTAATCCGTTAGTAATAACATTGGTAACAATATCCATCAAGTTACCAATTTCAGTACTTGCTCCTGACTCAGCAATAACCGATGAATCAATAAATTGTTCAGCACCACTTTGATTACTGTAAGTACCTTCTAGTACAGGTAAGTTGCCTAAGCCGTTAGTAATAACGTCAGCAATCATATTCATTAGTGTATTAATTTTTGTACTTGCTGAACTTTCACCGTTGTTACTGTTAGTAACCTGTTCAGTTACACTTTGTCTTGAAGCATATGCTGTGTTTAGAATAATATTATTTCTTACTAGGTCTTTAGTAAAGTTTAATGCATCAACTGTTTGTGGCTGTTGACCTGCAACATAACTTGTAGCACCGTTCCAATAACGTGAAGCATTTTCTCTTGATTCAGAGTTACCACCGTATTTTAAATCAAATGCAATACCATCTAAAATAATTTTTACATCACGTTCACATTTTGTTTTATCGTATGTAAATCCGTTCCAAATACCAGCGCCAGCCGCAATTTGTGCCTCAATGTAAGCAATAGTTTCGTCTGCAATGTATTCTCTGTTTGCATTAATAAGTGCAACAGCATACGGGTTTTCTGTGTTCGATGGAGCAACATAAGCAGTATTTGTCAACACATTGTTTTGAATTAGGTTCTTAGCAAATACAAGTGCCGCAACAGTTTCGGTTTGTTGTCCTGCTACTCTTGATGTAGCACCGTCCCAATATGAAGCCGCCGCATCAACTGTTCTTGAATTTCCTACGTAGGTTAAATCAAAACTTACTGCATCAATAATTAATCCAATATCACGGAAACATTTTTCTCTGTTAAATGTAAAGTTAGAAGCAAAGTCATCTGTGTTATCACCGTCGTTAATTTCTGCTTCAATAAATGCAAGTGTTTCGCGTTGAATAAATTCTCGGTTGTTAACAAACAATTTGTTTGCTAAAACATTTGTTGTATCTTCAGTTCCATCGGCCGCCATGTTAACTGTGTATGGCCCAGGCTTTCTACCAGGTACAGGAAAAACAACATCACCAGTTAGTAGACCTTGATCTTTAAGTGTAATGTCACCTTTAATAATTCTTTCTGCATAGAACGCCGCTTCTCTAACATTGTCAAATGCGTATGCTAAAGAACGACCAACCTGTGTTCGGTCTACACCGTCAGCAATCATTTGTGATTCTGTTCTACCGTTGGTGCTTACGAATAAATTTTTCTTACTTGTAAAACTGTTATTGTCTACATATTGTTTAGTAGCCGCTTGTAACTCGCTTGAGGTAAATGTAGGTGATTGTGATAGAACCAACGGTCCAGTCATTGAGTCACCAGCAAGTCTTATTTTTGTATCAGCATATTTTTTGTTGACTGCTTCGTCTTGACTATTTGGTACTCTTGGCTGTCCTGAATCCTGTAATTTAATAATACCTGTTGCAGTATCACCAGAGGCATCTAAAAACTTGTCATCTGCATATTTTTTAGTAACAGCATCTTGATCTTTAACTGGAGTACCTAAGTTTTCAATTAAAAACGTTTGTGCATTTAAGTCACCACCAAGTTCTGGAGTTGTATCTAATCTAATTTCTGTACCAGTTGTTCGTAATTTAAGTTTAGTAGGATCAGATGTAAAATCAACTGCAATACCTTCACCTTCAATTACTCTTGCACTAACAGCATCACCTGCTGTGTTAGTTGTTAATACTGTGTTAGCAGTGAGTGTTGGTGGAGTGTCGTCTAAAGATGTAAATGTTAATCCGCCGCCAAGTCCTAATGATGCATAGATTTCAGTAAAGTTCTGATTGACTTTATTAAAGCCTTCTCTAATACTATCGCCGGTAGCGTCGTTACCTGTTGTACCAATGTTAATTGTTTTACGTGCCATTTTTTAAAATCCTACTGATTCTCCGCATCCACAACTCGATGTTGATTTAGGGTTGTTTATTGCAAAATATGATCCAAATACTTCCTTTTTGTAATCAATTGTACTTCCTAACAAGTACATTATACTCGTTGCATCTATAGCAAATTTGCCAGTTTCAAGTTCAATTGCTTCGTCGTCGTTTTGTACTTCATCATCTAAAGTCCATTCATAACTAAAACCAGCACATCCACCGCCTTTTAATGCTAGTCTAACAACATTTTTTTCATGCTCTTTAAGCATTACTTCCATGCGTTCTCTTGCATTTTCTGTTAAACTTACTATGCTCATGACAATATTTAGCCTTTCTTTTTATAAACCGAATGTAAAGTGTAAATAACAATATGTTTGTAAGAGAAGATATTGTTACAAAATCATATGTGCGTAAGAGTCGTACAGGCAAATTTCATCCATATACTCGAAAACGTACAGTAGTTGTATTTAAGTGCGACAGTTGTGAACAAGAGTTTAATAGAGAGAAAGGCAAAGTGGATCCTAGACGTTTAAGTAACAACTATTTCCACGTTTGCCCTCAATGTGATCCTAAACGCTTTGCTCAAAAGCGTGGCGTTGAGAAACGATTAGTTTGGGATTTGGCTGTAAGCACAGACAAACCAATTGGAAAAAATTAATTATTCTGATTTCCAAATAGTCCAAGCACCATATGCGATAGCCGCATATGCAAGTAAGCCTGCAATTGGTTTAGCAATTAATACTAAAACTCCTAGTAGGACAAGCATTGCTCCGTCCCAAGATGTACGTTCTTTAAAACGTTTTTCTACCCAGCCTTTAAATTTATCTACCATTGTGTTCTCCTTATTTTTTAGGTTTTACTACTTTCCATAATTGATCAACTAGTTTTGCTTTAGTTAATCTACGGTCTAATTCAACATCATAAGCACGACCTAATTTTTCAAGTTGTACTTTAGTCATTTTTGTTAGTTCTGCTTTCTTTTCAATCACCTGCTTTTCTAATACCAACGCATCGATATCCTCAACAGCCGGCAAGAAAACTTTTTTCAACCAATTTAACATGATTTATTCTCCTGATTTATCTTTAAGTGTAATTATTCCGCAGGCTACTCTTTCTCCTGCATTTCCTGTTTTAAGTGATTCTTCATCGCCGCCTTTACCTAAGTCATCTTCGTCGGCATGAATAACAATAGCACGACCAACAATGCTACGATCTCCTACAAGATCCACTCTTTTTGCAACTATAGTGAAATCGGCTATGCCGGAAGTGTTCGCTGTGATATTTCCTAAATCACCGACATGTCCTTTATCAAGATCACCATGGTCAACACCATCAGGATCAAAATGAGGGCCGGCAGAATCACAACCATCTGACAGATCACCAAATTGATGAACATGAAATCCGTGTTTGCCAGGTTCAAGACCTGTAACACGACCTTTAATTAAAGTAGGTCCATCTGCTTGTTGCATGAAAAGTATTTGTCCTTTAACTTTATCTGAATGGATAAGTTCTGAAACAACAGCAAATACAGTATCTTGTGATTCGGTTAGTGCGTTAACACTTTCACACTGGCACTGCTTGGCTTTGGTTCTTGGACAACTTGTGTTGGTTAGTTCCGTAATTTTCATAATAATATTTATGCAAACCGATACTAGCCAAATTCTTTGCCTTGCTCTCACACATAATATCAGCGTGTTCTAAGAACGAAAGTGCATAGTCGTTAACTGCATTGTTAGGATAGTAATCACTATGGGCTCTTAGTTTGCCTTTTTTAAAGCCTGATTCTAATAGTACAGGCATGTCGGGCATTGTGTCGTGTGCAAAGCCTTCAGGTAATGCTTCATCTCTACTGTATGAATAGTGTATAACAGGACGTACACCACGCCATGAATCAATTACGCGAGAAAATCTATCGTCGGCTGGCAAAATGTATTCACCTTCACGGCACCAGTGATGGTGTATGTCAAGTACGAGGGCACAGGTGTCGACCAATTCAAGACTGTCCATGATGCCCCATTTGTTTTCGTCGTTCTCGATCGTGATGCAGTTTCTCGCTTCTTGAGATAATCTTGTGTTAACTGCGTGTTTGATACCGGCTGGACCTTGCCTGCCTGATATATGGACGTTGCATTTAAAGTCTTGGAATGAGCGTCCATAGCCCATCCACCTGATGACATCGGTGTGATATTCAAATTCTTCTACGCTCCTATCTACAATTTCGGGGTTGTCACTCGCAAGTACAGTAAATTGGCCTGGGTGCATCGATAGTCGGACATCGAGGGCTCTTGCTTGTTTGCCGACATTGGCAAAGTTTTTCTCGCAGTAGGCACGTACATCTGGCTTCTGCCAAAAGTAAGACCAATCTGCTTGTGTGTATACCGGTAGCACATCACTACCCAGTCTAACCATACGCAGTTCATTTGGTAATCCTCCTACATAGGTAATAAGGTTCATATACGATTGTATATTGTGAACCATGATATCCCACAAACGTTGTTCAGCAACTTCACGTGTTTGCCTATTAAGCCACTGTACTGTTGTGCTACGAGTATTTAGTGGTCGTTGAATTTCTTCTAGTAGTTTTTTCTTCTGTGTTTGGTCTGGATGCATGTACTTACATGCAAAGCCTATACGATGTATGTCTTGTTGACCTGTAATAAAATTACCTGCTGTCATAAATTTTAGATCATCCATTCAAATTGTTCTCTTAATATTTTCCAAGTTTCTTTGTAGTCTTTTACATTATAACAGTAACCGAGATCGTTGTCAATGATTACTTTTTTCAAAGGATAATCATTTCCTCCTTTAAATGTAGCATCACCAAAAAAATGTAAAATGTCATGTGGATTAAAATCTCTTATAATTTGGCTTTTGTCGCTTCCTTTAGGAAAAATATCTAGGCCTGTTTCTCCACCAATTACTGCTTGTAATTTTGGAAAGCGAAAGTTAAACTGTGCCGCAATGTGTTTGCGTTCTAGGTTGTTTTCATCCCATTGAACATATAACTTACGTTCACCTATTGTAGCATTACGCCCTACAATACTAAAGTTAACCATGCCAGGACGTTCCTCAATATGATTACCTGTGCGTAGAACAAATTTACTTTTGTCTAGTTCAATATTCAACCAATTGCGAGCATCTTGAGGCAATGCCCAACTACTAGTATAAACATTTTTATCTTGCTCCCATACATCACAACCTGAACAGTTATATACCTTGACAGAAAAATTATATACTATCGAACCAACTTGTTCTAATGTTTTATCTCTATCACTACCCGTAATGAGATAGACATAATTATGTTCTTGAAAGTTTGCAAACCATTTCTGGAACTCAGCGTCCATCGGTTGTCTGCTAGGTGTTAACGTTCCATCGACGTCGAAAATAAATCTACTAGACACTAGATTATTCGTCGTATGTAAACCACCCTGTAATAATGTATTTGTATCCATCATATATTGGATTGCCCCTGTGTGGATGTTGCCATGTAGCAGGAAAGAACACTAGTTTACCAGCAACAGGTTTAGTCTTTATTCCTTGATAAAGAAACTCTGTTTCGCCACCTTCTTTTACAGTGTTAAGATATAGCATGTAAACAGCAACACGATCTCTACTTGCCCTGTCATTGTTTTCAATATGCCAGATATGGTATGCTTCTTTTGGACCATTACGTTGAACACTCATGCCTTTGGGTGTGTGTTTAATCATGCTGTCTTTAAGAACAGTAAATTCGCTAACATATTTTTTACCATAATATTCATTTACAGTTTTATAAAATTCTTCACAAAGTGCAGGATCATGATAAAACATATTATGGTGTGGTGCCCAATCATAAACTACACGAGTGTCGGCATTAAATTTAACACTACCGTCATAGTTTGATGTTTGATGATTTTTATTCATCGTTTCAAAACGATCAATAACTTTATCGCAATATTCTTTTGAAAATGCGCCTGGATATTCTCTAATATATGATTCTTCTATGCTCATGTTTGTACTCCATTCATATTTAATGTATTGAAACTTATCACCATACGATTATCGGTTTGGTTAGTTTCACTACCATGTTCTAACCAACTAGGAAATATGTATAGAACTCCTTCTTGTGCCGGAAACTCTCCATTATCAGCATTATACATAGTTGTTTCTTGATGTGTTTCGCACATCTTATATATTTTAGTTGGATTGAAAAACTTTAATCCGGTACTGTTCTTCGGAACTTTTGGATAATATGCTCCACTTAACACACTGTTTTCATGTCTGTGAGGAACAAGTTTGCTGTTTGTATCCATAATACTTAACCAACTATTTGATATATTGCATTGTGTTAGTCCAGCAGTTTGAATATATTGATCAATACAGTTTTGAAATGTCTCTTTTAACTTAATAACTAACGGATGGTCAATGTCAAGTATATTATGATTGCCTGAAAAATAAGAACTTTCAGCATTCTTTGAAAGTAATGGATGAGGTTTGGTTTGTTCTTTTTGTAAAACACCTTGTAATAACTTTGTATCTACATCTGCATTTAGATTAAACTCCATTACAAGAGTTGGAAAAACGTTATGTAATTTATGATCCATATTACTTCCAGTTCTCCACTACCCAAGGATCGTCACAGTTGTGTGGATTAGGATCTCCATGAAATACTGCTATACTACACTGCTCGTCGGGTTTAGGATTTTCTTGTTTAGTAAATTTTCTTTCACCTTTCACACCTGCTGATAAATGTCTATCTTTTCTTACTTCCCATTTATAACTTCTAATCCATTCGTCAGGCCAAAGTTTTGCAGTTCCTTGTGCCGCTGTCCATAACCAATCTTGATCTCCGAAATGACTGCCTATTACTTTTTGTGGATCTGCAATGAATCTTGCCCATACATCATTTAACTGACCTTTTCTAAATCTTATTACTGAACTATTATATTTTTGCCATTGAGGTTGCATAGCACGAGTAAAATCTCTAATAACGCACCATTCTCCGGGTTGATATGTAAACAGTTTATCTAATGGTCCTGAAATTACTACATCTAAATCCATATACAAAATTGTACAGTCGTTTGGTAGTGGTAAACTAGAACTATACATATAAGGTTTGCACCACCAACCAGATAAATTATGAGGTATATTAATACATTCTATATCTTCATTGATACCTTTAGGATTATCTGTTAAACATGCCATTTTAAAAGGAACACCTAAGTTTCTTTTAACCATATTATATAAAGTGTTCACGTATTCTGCACTATATTTTGTTCCATGTTTTAGACATAAAACATAATTACTGACTTCATCTTTATTAACTGCTTCATAGTCGGGATAACCTTTTTCAAATACTGGTGCTATTTCTGGTATTTGTTGTCGACGTAATGCTCCAACAACCTTATCATGGCTATCTTGTGCTTTTAAATTTCTACGCTCTTGGCGAATCCGTTTCCATTCTGCTTTGGAATATTTAGATTTATCAACCTTAGCCATCGAATCTCATCTTCTGAGATTCAAAGGGTGTATAGATTGCACTATTGGCACCGTGTTCTGCACACTCGACAGATTCAACCCAGCAACGTCCGTTGCTCGTTTTCTCAACAAGATTGTTTGCAAAATTGTATGCATGGTAGGCAAACTTCTCTGCACCTACACCATCAAACTCTCGTACTTCACACAAGTCTTTGTCTTGCAAATCATAAAAGTCTTGTTTGTGCGGGTCGTTAATATCTACACAAGTCTTATGGTCGAAGTTATCTTCAAGCCATGCTTTGACTTGTTTCAATCCGCCAAAGTCTACTGCCCAGTTTTTATTGTCAAGATCTGCACATCCAAATGTAAATTTAAATTGCAAACTATATCCGTGAAGCAGATGACAGTGTGAATGATCTGCATTTGGTTGTCTAAACACTGCTGAAAGTCCAATGTTGTGTCCGTATGTTTTTGTGCTGTAATAAGCCATATTATTCTCCTATAATAACAGCGGCAGAGTTAGAAGGGTTGACGCCAAGTCCTGTATTGTATATATGCAGTCTTATGTTACTACAAAATATTTTTAACATACACATATTATAGTAGATTTATTTGTGTTTGTCAACCAATATTTTAAAGTTTTCGTAATTATCGATAAAAAAGTTATCGTATTGATCCCATTCTTCTGGTGGTTCCCAGTCATCTGGTTGTATTTGAAGAAACTTTATATTAGGATATAACTCGAATAGTTTAGCAGTTTGATATATCCAATATGAAGGATCAGTTGCATGTTTGGTTTTTGTGTTATAATTTTCTGTATCTTTATATATATTATTAAACAGTTTATCCGAACTATACAAATCAAAACCAATCATTACTACAAAGTTAGGATTGAAAGTACATGCTAGATTGAGTGCATGTCCTCCACTTCCCCATTGGAACGGGTCGTCAATTCTTTTATCTCCGTTATATGGTAAGGCTGGCAGTTCTCTAACATTCTGCCAAAAACTAAAATTCTTACGCCAATCTTTCCTAGTGTATAACGGATTTTTATAATCGTTATTTACGGCTTCGCTAACCATACGTCGATCACAGCAAACAAGGTTATCAGGAATAAAATCTCTGTGTACTGCATTTGTTCCAACAGTTTCACCTAACCATTCTAAGGTATATAAGTCAAATCCCTTACGGCTTTCACCGTTTCCAATAACTGTAACATAAGCACTCATAGTGTTATTTACTTCTTGTTATTGTTGTCTTTAATTTCTCGAAAAAGTTCTTTTATTATTTTAAGATCTGATAGAACATCTTGAATTCCTTCTTCTGCTTTATGTACTCTGTCTGATACAAACCCAATAGTATTAACAGTCCAGAACCACCAAATAACTGCCGTGACAGTAAACATCCCGGCGCCTACAAACAATAGTGTTTGTAACGAGCAAAAGTTAAACTCATAGAAAAAGAACCCTCCAACAACAAATGCTATTGGTGCTAACTTCGCAAACAGGTTCCAATATTCTACTTGTTTCCTGATGCGATTAGGAATCTCTTTCTTTAAAAAAATAATGTTCTTCATACCAATATTTATTGTTTTGATTTAAGAAATTAGGTATATGGTTAATTGTTAGGTTTGCCGATAAAACCGAAACTGTTCCATTGTCCTGGGTTTCCACCAACAGTACAAATCCATCCAACTGGTGCATCTTCTTTAGGATTTTTGTTCCACACAGTGTCGCCTTTATTCCATCTACCTTTTAAAGGTGGGCGATCAGCAACAGTAAACACCCTGTTTTGAAACTTTATATTTCCAACAACATCCATACTATGTTGCGGGTTTTTAATGCCAATTCCTACTTTTCCGTAAATGTGATGAACAGCATCATTGTTACCTTCTTGTCCTACGGTTAAGTTACCTTTGGGATCAATAGTTAATCGTACTTGGTCATCTGTAATTAACCCAACACTTTTATTATTATAAGCACCTAGTTTAATAAGTCCTTCATCAGCATCAATAACAAAATTTGTATCATATTCAAAATTAAGAATAGCAAGATCGCCTGCAGGCTTGTCTGTACCAAACCCTATTCTATCTAAATTAGGATCATAAAATATGTATTCCCCAATTTCAACTCGTCCACTTACTTTAAGATTTTTAAGTTGTCCTACCTGTTGTAAACTACTTTTAACTACACTAGCACCAAGTGTACTTTGTGATAATACATCTTGTTGTCCTATCATATATGACTTATCTTTATGTAATTCTAATGGTTCTGTGCTGTAAAATCTGTCAGGTTTATTTAGATATACAAATTGCTTTGTGTATTGCTTAGGATGTGTCCAAATAAATCCTGTTCCGACACTTGTTTTGCGTTTATTCTTGTGGCTAAATTCAACATACTGTCTTTCGGTATGTTCGTCCGCCATTAACTGCTTTGTAATTAATTCGTCAACTTCGAGTTTGCCAGCAACAAATACATTTTTTTTAAAATTTACATTACCTGTAAAATCAATATCGCCTAGTAATGTTTTTGTTTTCACAGTATCAACAATAACAGTATCGTCGATAACAGTTAACGATATCTTACTAGCACGATCGTCGATACCAATACTGCTGAAATCTTGTATAGGACCGCCCTTGACCCAGTCACCAGGAAACTCTCCCTTCTTAATATCTAATTGCGAGACCCTAATATTGTCGATTGGTTTATCAAAGGTTGCTACAGGCATTACAATTCCTCTGCAATACCCAACAGTTCAGCAAGTAAAAATGCACTTGCTAGGTATATAATACCTCCACCTAACAAAACTGCTACACATCCTAGGATACGTAACGCACTCTTTACTAAACTAATATAAAAATGTTTCTTGCTAGGATCTACTGGTTCCATTATTTTACCTCTACCAATGGATCACTTAGAAAACTATCATGATAGTCTCCACTTTTTTGAAACTGTCTAATAGAAGTTTCCTTTATAAGTTGTCCGTCCTTCACAGTGTATGTAATATATTCTGCTTTGATCATACCTTCTGTGCTTCTGTTGATATGTTCAAACATAGGTCCGTCTTTCATCAGTCTCTCCTTTCAAAGATTTCATCAATAAGTCCGTATTCAAGTGCTTCTGAGGCAGTCATAAACTTATCACGTTCCATATCATTACTTAAATCATCAAATGTTTTTTCTTTTGAATTATGCTTAACATATATTTCTGTTAATTCTTTTTTAAGTTTGATAATTTCTTCTGCATGAATTTGAATATCAGTTGCTTGACCACTAGCACCACCGCTTGGTTGGTGAATCATGTGTCTTGCATGTGGCAACATATACCTGTGTCCTGGATCACCTGCCTGAGCAAGTAAAGATCCCATTGATGCCGCTTGACCCATAACATATGTATAAACAGGAGACTTGATATATTGCATTGTATCATAAATTGCCATACCACTGCTTACTACACCACCCGGTGAATTAATATAAAAGTGGATCGGTTTTGTTCCACTATCTGATTCTAATAAAATTAGTTGTGCAGTTAAACTATGTGCTACACCGTCATGCACCGGACCGTTTAAAAAAACGATACGATCTTTAAGCAAACGACTAAAAATGTCATAGGCTCTTTCTCCGTCATGTGATTTTTCAACCACCATAGGTACTAGGTTACTCATCAATATACTCCTATCAATATTGTTTCTGGGTTAATTCTGCCATTCATCTTAGTCTCAGTAGTTTTAACAGTACTCCACCAGTTTTCAAATTTACGTCTTGTATTTAAATTACGCATTTCCTCAAGTTGTATTTGTGGTTTACGTAACACTTTCCATACCGATGTCTTTTCATCAAATCGTTGGATAGTTTGTCCTTTCAAATAAAGACCAGTACCGTCTCTTTTTTGGCCCAATGGATCTTCATTATTAGTATAGTATACGCCCAATTTCCTATTTTTGCAATTAAAAATTACCAACATATTTGCCATAATGAATTTATGTGGTTCGATACTTGCTCCATATGTTGCGTCACTAACTTTATATTTCAATTTGGCTACTACTTTTTCTGGGGCCTTAACACTCAATTTACGTGGTTTACGGCTAGCCTTACGTTCTGCAATGATACCATCACAGGCAGTAATTATTGAAGAATAAAATTCATATAACTTTTTAATTTGTTTTTTATCGTAATGTGAATAACCATCTTTTAATTGTTGATGAAAATCTTTATCATGTTCTGTTTTTAATACAGGCGGATTTAACAGTTCTCGCATTTCTGCTAGTGCAGGTTCGTATATTTCTGCAATAATCTTTGCATGTGGTTGTTTAACATCACGCTGACGGAATATTGTTAAAGGTTTAATATCTTTAAAGTCTAATCTGCTTTGCATTGCAAACTCGTCAATAGCATCTTCAAATTGATCAGTCATTGCTGGGATTGCCATTTGTATTCTTTCTTGTATAGTTGGAATATATTTTTTTGGCTTTTCTTCTTCTTTCTTTTTTTCTTGTTGCTTAATTTCAACAATGGCATTGCCTTTTTCTTTTAATTCTTCTATCTGTCGTTGAATAAACGCACTCATTGGTTTTACAAAACCACTAGTACCAGGCAATGACTGCCAATAGGTATCATACTCTTCGTTGTAATCAGCAACACCCTTTAAACGCATTCTACAAAGACCGCCAAGTGTCGAACTAAAATTATTATCTGGATTCTTTTTTACAATACTAATAACGTCTTTGTATTTTCCGTATTCAATATTCTCTAGATAATCTATAGTCCATTGTTTGTAATCTGAAGTTTTAAATTCCATACGATAATGGTCCTGGCATGCCGATCTAAAACTACCGTATGCTTTACCAGTTAGTTGTTCAACACCATCGTACGATGGTTCGTTACCTTTGGTGCGTCTAACTATAGGTTTCTTTTTTCTAGGGCCTTTTGGTAATGCCATTAATAATCTCCATTGAATATACTTTACAAATTATATATATCTTTGTGAAGAAAAGCAACCGGTTCGAATGTGGTTTATGACTCAAAAGTGAATTTATCTTTCCATTGTGCATTTATCTTGTTAAAATCTAACAAAGATGCTCCAAACACACGTTGGGTTTTATTTTGATCTAAGTGTGGTAACTCGTATTTCAACCAAGTCCAGAACTGTGTAATGTCTGATGCACTAGTAGAATTATTAGATACAACCTTGTATCTTTTTGTAAATTCACCTTGTGCTTCGACAGGGCCTGATGGTGTTTTAAATACTAGTTTCATATAGATATTTATTCAACCTTCTTTGTTAATGACCAATCACCGTTGCTTAATTCTTCCCACATAAGCGTGTCTCCGATGTCCCAACCAACTTGATCAATACAACCTTCAGGAAATTCTAGGTAAAGTTCTTTCGTTTTACCGTTCTCGCGAACTTGTACTATCCAACTGTTTGGACCAGTTTTTTTAGGATACTCACCCATTTGCTGGATCCGTACCAGTCACTAGATGCATTTTTTTAATAATTGCTTCTACTTCGCCTTCAGTTAAGAAGCCTTTAACTGTATCACCTTTTTCAGTAATACCCGCTAATTCTTTTTGATCATTGCCTTCAAACACTGCGATCTCATATAGACCTTGCTTACCACCATAAGAGAAGTCACTCTGTACTATACTCAGGTCATAAACACCAAAGTTCAACATTGCTTGAATGCCGTTAGGAACATCAGTTTCTTTAAATTTTATTTCATCAAATTTCATTGTCTTCTCCTATGTCTTGTTCTAGTAGTGCATATCCGATCGAACTCATTAGTTCGTCTGCTAGATTAGGATATCTAGTTACAATGCTTTCTACAAAATTATCACGTTCATCTGTTGACATACGTGCTAGGGTCTCTGCTTGTTCGTTTAATGTTGACATTTTCTACTCCTCTATTATTAATATATAATAGCATCAATTTAAGTTTTGTCAACCTCTTCTTCATTATCTTCTAAATCAGATAGTTTAACTTGATAGTATTCAATTAATTTTTCTTTTAAGTTAACACCGTCAAACTCTCCTGATTCAAGTTTGTTTATTGCATCGCCTTGGCTGGTTGCTTGTTTAGTTCTAATTAAGTATGTAAGCACTCCGACTAGATCCGTTCTATTAATGCCTGTTCTTTGCATTGCTTCTTCAATAAAAACTCTTCCCAATATCTTTACCTTTCAAGTAAGTTGGTAGGCCCGGCCGGATTCGAACCGACGACAAAACCGTTATGAGCGGTTGGTTCTAACCACTGAACTACAGGCCTACTATATTATTTCTTTTCTTCTTTCTTCTTCTTCTTTCGTCCCCACGCATATTTTACATCAGTATTAGCAGTACGTTGAAACTTAGGATAGACAGTAATCTTATTTCCTTTTGCTAACCATTCATCAATTGCTTTTTGGTCTGCTTCACTTTTTGTGCTTTTCATCTTTATCTCCTTGTTATAGGCCTAATAATCCCCAGCCGTGATTTGCTATTGCATTTAAGATAATAGCAAGGCAAGTAAGAATGTGTAGCAACACCCAGCAACTGCGTATAATTGCAACTCTGTCAGAGCGATTGTTATCTTCATATGCTTTTTCTCCTATTGCTTTGCACCATATTTCCCACATATATAATCCTATTAATTGGCACCGGAACAAGGAATCGAACCTCAGTCTGTGGTTTTGGAGACCATCATGTTGCCACTACACCATCCCGGCTTAGGCGTGGCCCTTTCTATGAAGGCGGCCACCGTTTCCTACCTGTGTCTTAATTTTATAGAGGTTACAGGCTTAACCATGTTTATACTCATTCCTCTTTTGGTGCGGGCGGCGAGACTCGAACTCGCACGACCTGTGGTCTCAAGATTTTAAGTCTTGTGTGTCTACCTATTCCACCACGCCCGCTGTGTTTCTAACTATACCTTATAATACTACCGAATGGTAACTTTGTCAACTGTTTTCTATGTTATTGTATACTTTTTTTAACATTTTTTTTATCACAGGATGTGATGTATTAAATCCCCACACTGCAAGGTAACCTAACAGGTTAGGTGAAAGAAGATAACCTAGTTCGTCTTTTAAACCGGCAGTGTCTTTTACACTACGTAAAAGATTCATTGCATCTTCTTTATTTCTTTTTCTTAAAAGTTCTGTTGAAATATTTTTTGCAAATGCTTCAATCTCGTCATCGTTGCCAAGATATTCCTTAGCACGTTTAACATCAGGTTCTTTATCTTTTGTCTTATACTCACGTTGACGAACAAACCTTCTTGATCTATATTGACGCATATGAATCATTTCATGTTCTAATGCATCAATTATTCTATCTTTAATGTTTACTATTCCTTCTTTAGTAAACTCTAGTTCTGTATCTTGTTCACTAAAAATTAAATCAATAGTAAAAGGATCAAACCCATCTTCGTCATCATACGGGTCATATGCGGCGTTCATATTCATGTCGCCACTATCTACATTTTTACTTGCGATAACTTTTACAGTATCAACACCAAATTGTTTTAGTGTTTGTTCTAATTTTTTAGCAATGTGTTTTCTTTTAAGAGGTTGATCACCACTACTTAAAAATATAAGAAATGGTTCTAGTGCAATTTCAATTTCTTCTCGACTAATCGGTTGTTGGATTTCTGAAAGATACATGGCAGTTATTTTGACTTAGGTTTAATAACACCAACAGTCGCTCCCTTTCCTTCCATTTTCTTTTCCCACTCTTTTGTTTTATCTTTAATTTCTTTAGGATCGTAATCAACTTTTTGTAATACACTTACTCTATCTTCATATTCACCATATACGGCAGTTGGATAAACATTATCAAATTCTTTTACTCTAGATTCTTCAATTGGTCTATACCCGACATCCATCTGTGTAGAATGTCTATCAGTTACTGCTTTAGAAGTTTCCCATTTACCTTTTCTTGCATTCCAAGATTCTTCACCCTTTCTAAGAACAGGTGCTCCTGTGATTTGTTTTTCTACTTTACTAGAACCACAGTTCGGACAAACATCAATGGTCTCATTTATACCAACGAGTTGATCCCATTCCATCTCGCATTCTTCACATGCAAATGATCTAACTGGCATTTTTTTCTCCTATCAATGTATTTAATTTAACTTATATTCGAAATTTTGAGTTTCGTCGTTAATGTTTACTTGCTTGGCTCCATTCTTGATATGAAAGTGGGTAGCCATAGGTGTTAATGGTGATAATGTAACTAGTCTCTCAAAGTTTTGAGTATCTGCATATTCGCCTAACTTTTTAATAATTTCTTTACCTGCACCACGCTTACGTGACCATACTGTGTATGCAACAAGAATTTGACCTCTTTCAGCACCCTGATTTGCCGCCTGTGACATGTAATCCATTTCTCTTACAGTAAATGGAACTTCAGGACAGGCCGCCGTACAAACGATTGCTTCAATTTCGTTTTCGTACTTTAGCCCAAAAATCTTACGTCCATGCGTGATTCTAAATCCTAGTGTTAGTTCAGGCCTTACCGGATCTTCTGCTACATCAATGTCGTCTAGTTCTACAAGTTCTGTGCCTTTGACCCATTTAAAAAAGTCGTCTACATTGTCTTTAAATTTTTTCATGTTACCTCTATAATATATCGTCTGCTATACCTAGGTCAACCAATTGTTTGGCTGTGTAATATTGATCACTAGGATTTTTAATAAATTTACTGTTAACTTCCTGGACACTCATTCCAGTTGCATCTTTAAGAATTTGCATACATCTTTGTTCGCAATTATTATTTTCTTTCATCTGTGCTTTCATGTCATGCATTTTAGATTCCATTGTGTCTGAATGTTGATGATTCATAATACCTGTGTTCTTACCAATCCAACGATATCCTTTTGTACCACTTGCAAAAATCATAAATCCGGCACTCATAACAGCACCAACACCTACTGTGCTTATATTGTGATAACTGTTTTTCATTACATCAATTAAAGCAAACATCTCATATAGATCTCCGCCGGTTGTGTTAATATAAAGTTCTAAGGTTCTCTTTGGTTTCTTAACTAAATTTGCACTAAGAATCCATTTGATACATTCACCAACGTTTTCGTTAGTAATTTCTCCGCTTAGGTAGTATATGTCGTTATCAAGTAACGATCTATCTACTGCGTCAGAACTATTCCAATTATCATATTTAGGCATAACAATTAATTATATACGTATATTTAGTCATTTGTCAACTTTTAATTATTCCAAGTACAGCCCCCAACCCGCCTACTTGATGATCTGGCTCATTATGAACACGGAGTCCCATACAAACAACGCTCACGGATCCCCAGATCTTTCCTTAAATGTAGCACTTCTGTGCTACGAATTGGCCTGCCCGGCAGGATTCGAACCTGCAACCCTCAGTTTAGAAGACTGATGAACTATCCAGTTGTTCTACGGGCAGTAAGATATTAACTATACTCCCGCTGATTTTTAATTTGCCATTTTTGAACAACTGGCAATCCATAATCGTCTTCGTCGGTAACGATATACGCCACAGTTTTTTTAACTTGGCCATATCTAAAACCGGAGTCATTCACTAATCCGCCTACCCATATTTTGTGGGGCATGTCGATATTAAACTGATCGTCATTCACAGAATACTCAAAGATGTTTCCTACATCTTTTTCCGTAAATGCGCCGATTGGATTTTTAGTGTGAGTCCAGTAAGCCATGGAATACTCCTCTTGTCTAATTCCTAACTATGTTTATATAGTAACACAACTCTACTCAAAGGTCAACCACTTTTTTAAACTACGTGTTTATTATTTTTCCAAAACCAGTAAATAACAATGTCCCCAACGAGCGAGGGTAATTACTGTTGATGGAACTTTTCTTCTGGTACTGTATCAAACACACAATAGCCGACTTAGCATTACAAAGATATTTTGTAACAGGATCGGTTAAGCAATTCTATTTTAATCCACGAGCACAAATACATTATCTACATCATTCATTATTAACATTTGTAATAAGTGCTTTTTTTGTAGATTTTCAGATTGCACTAATGCTAGGAATAATAGATCATATTGCACACTGGAATATAGATTTTTCTAAAACTTATATTAAGAAGAAATATAATATTATTGAAAGTGATAGGGAATTTTGGTTGTTGCAGACTGTAGACCAAAGCCTGCATATCACAACCTATTATTTTCTATTTTTACTTGTAGCAACTGCGTGAACAGGTTTTTCTAGATCAGAATCATTTACTTCTTCTCTATTTTCATCTGTATATTCAATTGAAGGGTCAACGCCTTTTTCAACTGCTGGAGCCTTATTAGCCTCAACTGCTTTGCGTTCTTCTTTTGACTTTACATAATCCTCGTCTTCTACACGAGCATTTTCTTTGATATTAATTACTTTTTCCATAACAACTCCTTTGTTTTGTATTTACCATCTTAATGATCGTATATGTTAGGTCCGTCCTGGACTTTTACAGGCTTACAATATGCTGTAACTCTGTGTTCAGAAGGTACTAAACTACTGTGTGAATAGTTTCCATACTGTCTTGGTATGCGTTTAGCATAGTATTGACAAACATCAATACTTCTAAAATACATAGGTGCTGGTTGTAAGTCTCCACCAATCAATACTACTAACATAAATGCGTGTATCACCTAACAAGTCTCCGGTCATTCCTTGAACGCCTTAACACTGGATCTTTCTTTGGCTCTGGTCGTTGTATAGGATCAGGGTCTTTGGGTTTTTTAGATTCTGCTTTGAATCTAATTTGCTCTCGTTGATCTAATTGTGATTTAAACATGTCTCGGACTTCTTGAGCATGGTTTGTAGAATTTAAGAATATGTTTATGCCAGTCCAGGCATTTCCCATGAACACCAATGTGTTGTCTTTGTAAAGTATACCTTTGTTGTTATCATTTACAAAAACATAGTTCTCATAAACATATCTCAATTAAAATAAACCTTTCGCCTTTCCTATAAACCAAAACATAATACCTACAGCAACAACAAGTACACCTAACAATACGGCAATTGACACTGCTTCAATGAATGCTTTCTTTCGTTGTGCTTGTCTGTATATGGTGCGTTCACGCTGGGTTCTAATCTTTCGACGCATCTCTTTGAGTTCTTCCATTGTCCCGTATCCGAAACGTAGGTTCAGCAACACCGCAAGTTCTTTTTCTTGCTCCATGATTTTCTTTTCGTGTATTAGGAGTTGTAGTGCTTCTTCTTCTACACTACCTGCGGCAAATAATTTTTTGAATAAGGGTGGTTTCTTTTGTTCTTGTTGTGCGTGGCGGAAGTCACTGACTGCTGTGTACCATTTGCCAAGTTGGCCTGCTACTTGTTCAAACTCTTGTCCAGCACTTACAAACTTCTTGACTGTGCTGAAGGCTGATGTTGCGGCCATGACCGCTGATATTGGATCAATCAATTACCCTCGCCCTTCTCTTGTAACAAATATATTTAGTTAATATTGCACCAATATTGTTCTGCGGCAGGCTGTAAAGAATCACAACCACGTATTAGCAGTTCTAACATTTCAGGAAGGTCTTGTGCAATACCTGTTATCATTGCAAGAAAAATAAAAAGGAAAAATGCTATAAAAGGACTTGTTAGTATTAGGTACCAATAGGTTCTAAATATTCCGTGTCCGTGTTCTTTGCGGTATGCTCTCTTACGTGCAAACCAATGAACTATTGCTCGGGCAATACGTTTAAGTCCGCCAACAAACCAATCACCTATAAAGTGTCTAATAATTCTAACAACAATAAGAATAGGACTTGAAACTACTTCCCATATTAAAAGCAATGCATCAACACAAAGATCAACTACATGATCAATGGTCCACCATTCTTTAAAACGTTGCCACCTACTCTTGTTCATAACGTATTTATTATTGTTGTGTTACAGTAGTTGTACCACAACCATTTGCATTTATACAAGATTGGTTTATTGAATATGTTTGATTTGTTGAACCAGATTGATCAAGGTCAAGTGTTGCACTAAACCCTGACATAGACACTGAAGTGTTATGTTGTCCACTGCCGTCTTGTGTAATGTCAACAGTTTGATCACTGCCAACAGCAATTTCTGCATAGTGCGAACCTGCACCTTGTTGTATTAGATCAATGTCGTTATCATCACCTTGTACACTTAGGAATGCTTTTTTATCTCCGTCATTGAGTTGACTTGCTAAAACATTGTTGTTGTCACCATCTAAATCTAATGCAAAGAAGTGTCCATTAGTTCCTATACCGTTGTTATGATTTTGTGTTATACTTGTTGTATTAGTGTCGCCATTAATATCAAACTCAACTCTATTATCATCTGCACCTGATGTACTACCTTGATCAACAGTTGTCGTATTAGAATCGCCTGTAATATCAAACAACATAACATTGTTGTTACCTTTTTGTTTTAGTGTAGTAGTGTTGTTATTTCCTGTAATATCTGCATCAACTAAACTGTTTGTTGTACTACCAACACCTGCTATTAAGTTATCATTGCCGTCTTGTACAATAGTAAGTGAATTACTGTTGCCTACTTGATTAATGTATATTCCATTACCATTGTGTGTTACACCTCTTGATGTTGTCATTTGTGTGGTCTGTGCGTTACTGATGCTTGAAGTATAAGACGCTGTTGTAATTAATCCTTCTTCTTGCATTGCTCGATACAAGAAGTCATTCATATTACTTGCATACGTGTGAGTTGAAAGAAATTGTCCATAACCAAAAGTAACTGCTACACTTCCACCATTACTACCATAGTCCCATTTGTGCCACATTCTTATATTAGAACTACTGGTGGAGTTATTAGCCATTGCGGTACCACCAGATACGCTGTACATATAGTGGTCTGTACCTGGTAAAACATTCTCACCTGCTACACCTGTTGAAGCGTAATTTCCTACAGCAACTGAACTATAACAAGTACTACAACCTCCACCTAAAGTGAAACTTCCTACACTCATCTTAGTTTCGATCAGTGCTTCTATACTGCTATTTCTGTTGGTTGCTCCGTAGGTTCCTACTATAACTAATTTACCACCACCACTAACATAACTGTCATACACTGATTTACAAGTACTACCACAGTTTGAACCACCTGTGATATCAATCACAAGGTCCTGACCTGACACATCACTTGAACTTACAGTACCACTTGTGCTACTTGAAACAGTAAAGCCTGCATCTTCAAGTTCTGTTTTTAAGTTGTTGTACTGGCTTGTAGTAGCATAGGTACCACTATTTTTATAATATATAAATGCGTCATTAGCCTGTACAGGTTTAGATGCTAACATCACCATAAGTACAAATAATACAAGTGCCAATCTTATAATAAATCTCTCAAACATTATTGTGTTTGGACAATGTCAATTTCATTTTGTCCATCTCCAAGTTGGTAGTCTCTGTATTCAAAATCGTTCTGTTGCATATTAATATTATAACCATACTGTTGATCTAAACGTAATTCATAAAAGTTTCCTAATCCGTCATCACGTCTTAATACCCAGTCTGGGTTTTGATCATACAATTCTATTCCTGTTTCTGGATCTTTACCTAACTGTATACCCTTTTGTCTTGAGTCTAATGCTCCACGCATAAGTCTTGCTAATGCTTGATTAATTTGATCTAATACGTTTGCAAGAAAGTTATGACCTAAGAAGTCTATGTCTAAATCGGTCATCCAAAGACCTTTTTCACTTTCTGCAAAGTAGTTTGTATTAAGTTCATCAAAGGATAAAAAGTCAACGCCTAAGAAGTCGCCTAACTTTCTAACTCTTTCATATTCTTGTTGTTCATCGTCATACACAGGTTTGCGTATAATCAACATATTATTAATGATCAAATTAGTTGGATCTAACAATAAGGGTTTCAGTGGAGCACTCTTAGGAGTGTCAACAGAAGTAACTTGGAAGGCCTGATTGAGTATTACTATACCCACGTCTGACTCCACTGAAATTTCTCCTACTATACATATCCCATTTGTTGTACAACTGGGCAGTAGGATTACCATAGTACTACCAGTCTCATCGACGGTCATGGTAAAATCTGTTCCTCTAACACCAATCACTGCTGTTGGTGTTTTTATCTTGACATTTTGTCTTGAATTTTTTGCTATTTGTCCACTTGCGTATCTAACAGTTCCTAAAGATGCTTTTAACGACAGAGCACCTGTTTTAGAATTAGGATCATAAACAAAATCGTCTATTACTAATTTACTATGCGGAGTAACGTCAACTCTTGTATCGTCTATAAATTGAATAGAAGTTGCTCCTTGCTGTGTTAATACTGTGTCCATACTAAACACATCAGTATCTTTTTGGCTTGTAACTATTTCTCCTGCCTCACGTTCAATGACAGCGTTACCTTCTTGTTGGATAACATCGCCAATAGTCGCAAGGGCAGGGAATGAAAAACCAAATAAGAGGACGGTATGTATGAGAACATGTTTTAGCATGTTAATCGTCCTGCGTTATGTCGATATCAGCACTGTCACCACTGGTTGTAAGATTAATTATATTATCGTATAACCCGCTCTGCGTAATATTAATCAATCCGCCATCTCCTGTATGACTGTGTGTTAAAGTGTGTCCGTTGACATCGCCATCATCATTAATGTCAATCACTGCTGTATTACCTGCACTACCTAAACTGTTTGAAATGTCAATATCTGCTATTGCACTTTTACCGTCTACTGTTAGTGTAACTGTTTCAGATGCACCACTTGTGATATCTATTGTACCAGTGAAGGTTTCTGCGTCTGCCGCTTCACCTACACTTACATTAATATCTGCACTTGAACCAGTTATGTCAATACTCAAACTTACAGTATCACAGTTTCCTGCTCCTGCACTATCACAGAGTAATGCTACATCATTACTGTCACCAGTAAGATCAATATTACCTGTGTAAGTTACACCTTTAACTATTGCTGATACAACGTTAGCACCACCAATTTGGTCAATGTTAAACGTCATGGCGTTACCGGTAAGAGTCACACCAGTTTGTGATGTACCGATTACGTTGTTTTGTCCGTCTTGTGATATATCTAAATCCAAATTGTCACCTGACTGTTGAATGTAAATGTCATTCGCCTGCACCGGTGAAATAAAGATTAACATAGCCACAAAAAGGATATTTCTTATTGCAAATGATTTATTCATCATTATTATCCTCGCTATCTTTGTTTTCTTTGTTTTCTTGTCTCAGTCTTTCATACTTGAACTGCATCACAGCAACATCTGATGGTATACACAGATTATCCTCTGAACAATACAAAGTCTGACCCGGCCACTTTTTAAACGCCTCAACGTCTGGCAGTGGGCGGAGGTTTGGTAAAGGAGTATCTACTTTGACTTCATTGTGTTGGTTCGGCACCTCTACAACTTTTTCTTTGTACACTTTTCCTTTAAACTTCCAAAGACCTTTTATTTCTCCATTTTTCACCAATTCAACTATAGCCGCTTCAATAGCGGACCTCACAGCATAATTGGTCGGTTCATTGATTGCCGCACCAGCCTCAATTTCTAATGCTTTTGTCCCTAAATCAAGAAACCTAAATACATCCGCTCCGGACGAATAACTGGCGATTGTTTTTTCAGTGGCTACACTTAATAATACTTCTCCAGTTTGTACACTCACAATTCTTATTGCAACTGTAACTTTGTCAGTACGATATTGTGTGTTAGCACCGATACCAAAGTATCTTGCTCCTGTGCCACCACTGGTTATGTTCGAGTCATAACCAACAACACCGCCTTCTAAAATTAAACCTGCAAACTTCATTGGTTTTAATTTATTCTGCCCTTTCTTGCCTTCATATATCTCCCTTGTTGATCTAATTAATTGCCTTTCTTTTACTAAATTATCTAATCCTATTCTTTCTAAAACTGTAAAGTAAGTTCCATTACCTACTTTTTGTAGTGCGTCAATGACCCAAACTTCAGCACCTTGTGTAACTGCTGAACTTAATTGACTAAAATTTTGACTAGGCTTACGTTGTCCTGTTTTATCTGTAAAACTATAAAGTGCTATAGTGATTAATGGTCCGTCTAACTCAGGTGTTGTTTTTAAAATACTTGCAATAGGACTTCTTGCCGCTTGTGGATCTTTGACCATAGAATCGGGCATAGTAGTCGCACAGCCACCTAGTAGTGTTAATAACACAAACAGACCCAATATCTTACTCATTTTCTTAAAATCCAAATCCGCTTAATGGAACAACTATCTCTGTGGTAGTACCGTCTTCATTTGTAATTGTTACAGTAATAGTATCCGAGGTAGTATCTTTGACCCAATAAATTGTTGCACCTTCAATCTCAGCAGTGCCTGATGTGTCTCCATCGTCAGTAAACATATTATCTACTAACTGTTTAGAGAGTTGAGCATAAATTCGAGATTCCACATTGTTCAAGAACTTTGCTAGTGTAGTGCTTTCTGCTTCACGCTTAGCCTTGGCCGCATCTGCCTCTGCCTTTTCCTGTGCTTCTTTTTTACGTTGGAATTGTAATTGTTCTATTGACAAGACATGGTTACTATAACCCTGTCCTGAGAAGGAAGGATTCTTGAATTCATGTACTAGTTCACTAGCAACAGAATTTGCTGTTAAAGTAACGATTAATAGTCCGATTAGTGGTACTACTCTAAATGTTATGTTATTACGCATTATTGCCCTCCATACGTATTTACCAACGCCACCCCACAAATAATGCTGGTACAAAATTTTGACGGTCGAAATAATTTGTACAACAAGAATGTTGGAAATTTGACGGTCTGACTAGGTAAATATGAGTATGAAATATGTAACCCACTGGGCAACCGCCCTGATTACTTTAGCATTTCTTACAATATACGGATTTTCAGATCCTTATGTTAAGCAACTATTGAGACTAAAAGCATTTGATGTTGTTCAACAATACGATACTCCAGTTGTTAGCGAAGATATCGCCATACTTGAGATAGACGAAAAAGCGATCGAGCAGTATGGGCAATGGCCTTGGAAACGTTCAGTACTCGCTGATGTTATATGGAAGTTACGTGAGTCAGGTGCAGGAGTAATTGTACTGCCTATATTATTTTCAGAGGAAGATAGACTTGGTGGTGACATGGAACTTGCTCAAGCATTAGTAGGTAATGCTGTAGTCATAGGACAAGTAGGTTCGCGAAATGCAAACAAGAATTCTGTACCACGAGGTGTTGCTAAGATAGGCGATCCTATGCCATGGTTGTTTGAATGGCCTGGCATGTTAGGACCAATAGAATTATTAGGATTAAATGCAGACGGTGTTGGAGTTTTAAACACAGGTTCAGAGATAGACGGGGTTGTACGTAGAATGCCACTTATTGTACGTGTAGGCAACGAAACATATCCTGCTATAGCAATTGAAGCCATCAGAGTTGCTGTTGGAGATCCAAGTTATCAAGTTAAAACGCAAGAAGGCGGTATTACTGCAATGCGTATTCCAAAGTACGCCACAATCAAAACAGATGCAAATGGACAGATATGGCTACGTTGGAACAAGCAGTTTCCTACCTACAGTATAACAGAACAAGATTACACACAATTTGCAGGCAAAACAGTTATTATTGGAACTACAGCAGAAGGTATAGGCAGTATTATTGCTACTCCAAACGGAGAACGATATGCACACGAACTTATAGGCACAAGTCTCCAAACTATCATTAATGGGGATACTATTGTACGTTTTGATTATGCTACGTTTTTAGAGTATATAACTGCTACTATTATAGGTCTTATTCTAATTATAATAGCGTTTAAAGCGCCTTACTGGGTCGTTGGTACTACTATGCTTACAGTAATCATAGCGCCTGTGTACGGTGCTTATACAGCGTTTATAGGGCATCTACAGTTATGGGATTGGAGTTGGATAGTACTAGTAACTACTATTGTTGGTTTCCATTCTGTGTTCAATCGATTTTCCAAAGAGTTCTTTGAAAAACAAGCAATTAAGAAACAGTTCGCAGGATATGCATCACCAACAGTTGTGCGTATGCTACAAGAAAATCCTGCACTGATCAAAGAAGGCATGAAGAAAGAAATTTCAATCTGCTTCAGTGATCTGAGAGGCTTTACTCCTTTGGGTGAAAGTTTTGGAGATGATGTAAAAGGATTGACAACACTTATGAACTCATATATGGACGCTATTACTTTACCTGTTTTAAACGAAAACGGAATGATAATTAAGTATATAGGAGATGCAAGTATGCATGTACATGGTGCACCACTTGATGATCCAGATCATCCTAAGAGTGCAGTCCGCACTGGATTGAATATGCTACGAGCAGTGGAGAAGTTTAATGAAAAAATTACAGCAGAAGGAAGGCCAGCCATCGGTATGGGAGCGGGTATTAACTCCGGACTTGGTTACCTTGGAGAAATGGGGTCGACAGCAAGACACTCCTACGATGTACTTGGTGATGCCGTCAGCACAGCCGCAAGAATTGAAAGCAAGTGTAAAGAATACGGATGTTTGCTATTAGTAGGTGAAACAACTTATAAAGCAACTAAGAATGATTTCTTCTACTTAAAAGTAGATGATCTTGCTGTTAAAGGCAAGAGTGTAGGAATAGGTATATGGACAGTATTAGATATTGTTATAAAAGATCATGCTAAGGCAAAAGAACTACACGATCATATGCACAAAGAATATAAAGATCAACGTTTTGATATTGCTATTAAAATGTGTAAAGACCTTAAAGGACAATTTGATGGACAAATGGATGCTTATTATGATATGTGGATTGAACGTTGTAAATATCAGAAAACACAAGACTTACCTAAAGACTGGAACGGCGTCTTTATAGCAACAACCAAATAATTATTTTTTATCTTGTTTAAGTGTATTACTTTGAGATTGATATTTTGTAATAACTTTTTCTAGATCCTTATCAGGTTCCATACCTTTTTTCTGATAGTATTCAAGTATCATAGATAATTTTGTGTTTAGTCTAATCATATCGTTGTCTAGCATACGAATACGATCTACTAATTTAATAAGTGTTGCACTAGCATCACTTAGAACAGGTTTAACTTGTAGTGTTACCCATTGCCAAACATAGTAGACAAAGTAACCTAAACCCATTGCCGCAACAATAGGAAAGCCAAAGTCTTTTATTGCCGCCGCTAACTCTGATGTCATACTATCCTGTTATTCCTGTGGATACGAGTCCACTAAAGTCTGGAGCACCTACACCAAATCCCCAAATGAATCCAAGTGCAACTCCTATTGCTAAACCAATAAGAACTGATTTAATCATATCGCTATCGTACCAGATACCTTGTCTTTGCAAAAAATCGTCAGTTGGTTTATGGCCTGTTACTGTTCTATAAAAATTCTTCATGCGTTTACTTTCCTTAAAATACCGTTGTTGTCAACAACAAACTTGTCACCTGGTTTATATAATGCATAACCTTTGTCGGCACCATCTTTTTGTTTGCCCATTACTTCTTGTGGCCAATCACCTTTAACTGTGAAACTTCCGTCTGGGAAACTTTCTACGAGGTAGTCCATCCAAATCATTTAATCTCTCCTTGCATCTTCCTTGCCTTCGTTCGCGGCTAATCTTTCTATGTTAGGTTTAACCCCAACTACATGAGATAGTAGGGCATCAATTTTAATTAGATCATTATTCATTGTTTGCACACGATTGTCTAGTGCATTGATAATATTTTTAAGACCTTGTACAGATCCTGTTACACTTGCTAGAATAAATTTTAATGTTGTGAAAACAAATACGCCTGCGGCGATTGCTCCTGCTATAGGAAAACCAACTTCACCGATAAACGTTAAAAAATCCATAATATACCCTCTGTTTCGCTCAAAAGTATTTATGCTACTATTATAAACTACACACGTCTTTTAAGAACTAGACCTTTACTGAACGTTAATCCATTACCAATTGAAACAGTAGGGTTTGTTTGTGGGTCGGGTGTTGAAATTGTAAAAGGTGCTAGATAAAGAACTCGTACATCATCTGCACTATTTTGTGGTTTGTTGCGATCAGCCCAACCGGCGCTTTCGGCTGTAGTATCTTCTGTGCCTACATAAAATTCGTTGGTGCTGTCAACACCTTGAACATTAGTTGTAATCCAATTTCGTACATCAGTATAAGTCCAACCTCTATTGTATTGTAAGATAGTTGCTAAAAATCCTGCCGCAACTGGACATGCCGCTGAAGTACCACTAAAGCGTGTATCACGACAATCTGTTGTTGATAGATCTGTGTAAGTATCATCATGACGTGCAACATCAGTTCCATATGTTCCTACTGCCGCCGCAAGTGTTCCGTCTGCAGGTGCGTATAAGTCAATAGCATTCCCCATATCACTATAATTAACTTTACGTTCTAATGGACCAGTTTGAAATGAATCATCTAGTGCTCCTACGTTAATAGCAGGAAAGTTTACTGTATCACCTTGTGAACTTTGACTTACTGATTTACCAATGTGTTGTGGGAAACCTCTTCTATTTGTAGACCCTGTAACACTATAACCAAAACTACTGTAAGTGGTATTGTAAAAACTATCAGTATTATTGTTAGCAATTCTATTATCGTAATTAGGATGGCTTGGATTAACTTGCATCTGTCCACTGTTGCCAGCCGCCACTACAAAAATAACTCCACTGTTTACTAATTCTTCTCCAGCCTGAGTTAAACTATTATCATAAAATTCTGATTTCCAACGACCACCATCTCCATCTATACCCATATACTTTAAAAATTCTGGTTCGTCAACTGATCCAGGATAACTTACTGCTCCGCTATCACGAAAATAATAATGTGTTCCTGACTTGTCTGCTCTATATCCCCAACTGTTTGAACTTATAGTTGGATCTTTAGTTCCGTATCTTGAATTGTTAGGTTTGTTTTCATGGAAAATCTTTTGAATATCAAACCCACGCTCAATTGACCCTGCGTTACTAGCGCCGTATAAATTTAAATGCCATTTGTTTGCGTTGTATGCCCAACCGTGTGTACGACCGTATATCAAACTTGCACACTGAGTTCCGTGTGTAGCCGCGGCACCTGTTGGATGTGTTGTGTTAGATCCATGTACACCATCTCTTGTGTAAAATGAACTTATTGTTACTGTTCCTGCACTAGCAAATGCGGCAGAACGTTGAGAACTGTTTCCCCACCATGTTCTAGCAACACTTTCTACAGGCACTGTTGTTCCGTCCCAACGTGTGGTTAATCTAGTCGCCGCATCAGCGTTAAACCAATCTGGATCTATATAATAAGGTCCATCTAAAATAACATCTAATACATCACAATATCCGTTGCCGGGTAAAACATTACCGCCTGTGTAATCATCTGGATTAACAGCATTAGTAACACCTGTATTAATAAATTCAACATGGCCAATCCATGTTCCGTTATCAGCACAAATAATATCTATATCTTCTCCTGCACCTCGTTGTGTAATAGTATCTGAGATAGCAGTTGTACTACTAGTACCACTTACAATCCATGGGTTTCTTTGTTGACCCATTCTATAAAGTTGATTTGATGCATGATTAAGATCTGCCGCGCCTGTACCAAATGCACTTGATATCGCCCCACTATTTGCCCAGAACTGATAGTTCTTAACAGAAAAACTATATCTTTCATATTCATTACCTGTAACGTCTGCACGAAGGTCATCTTCAGTTGCGTTAAAAATATCAGGATACTTGTCTGGTGATAGTTGAATGTATTTTATTCTTGCATCTGTTTTTAAATTTTCTGCTTCATCGTCAGTAAGTAAAAATTCTCCACGCACAGGACTATGTTGAAAGTATTCTGTGTTTTCAACTGCTCTATCTGGAATTGTATCTGGGCTTGATGCTGTTCCTGTTATCTCTAGAAACAATTCATCAAATTGTGCTTCGTTGTGTGTTGCTAATTCGTAATACCTGTTATCAGCCATTATATCCTACCTTAATGTAAGTCGACCCAAGAACCGTTTGCATATCCTTGAAACTTATTTGTAGTAGAATTATAAATCATATCACCGTTTTGTGCTGAAAGAGCGTTTCTTGCAGTTGTAGTATACGAAGTTAATTTAAAAGGTGAGTTTTTAATAATAACTCTATTAGTTGCATCAAGTTCTATATCAGTACTACTTTCTAGCACAGGAGTACCTGCACCTGCTGTTTCTACTGTTCCTGAGAATGTTACGTTATTACTAAATGTTAATGGTTGTCCGTTAACTGTACTAATAGTATTACCTACTACTTTAACAGTATCAAGGATTAGTTGACCTGCTCCATTAGGAACAATATTAATATTAGCATTATTTGAACTTGTGATGTTATTGTTATTCGTGTCAAGGTCGCCTGCTAGTACAGGATTAGTTTCTGTGCTATCCCAACTTAAATTAATATTTTGTATAAAGTCTGTCATTATCTATCCTATGATATTAAGTATAATGGAATTTTATAATCTGCTCCATTAACGTTAATTTTTAAATATCGTTCTGGTGCCGCCGGCAATCCAGCCGCCGCGCCATCTGAACCAATTGTTGTTTCTAGTGTTGCACCAACTACCATAGGATCATCAATTTGTACTTTTCCTGTACCATTAGCGGCGATAGTTAAGTTTTCATTTGAACGTGTACCACTAATATCGTTTTGTGTAATCGTTAATCCTTCTGTCTCAACAGTAGTTGCATCAACTGTACCATTAACATCAAGTGTTGCACCATTCCAAGTTAGTTTTGGATTGTCTGTAAGAACACCATTTGTTGTAGCAAAAGTAATTCTACCATTTGTTAGGTTAGCACTACCTATGTCTCCTGTAACATTTAAATTTGTTGAAACTTCTAGTTCACCTGTAACAGCAACACCATCTGCACTAGTGTTTAGTTTTGCTACATTGTTATAGTATAAGTGAACATTACCACCATTGTTTGCACTCAACAACGTATTATCATCGGCAAAGTTTTTAACTGTAAATGTATTTGCTTTTAGTGTTAATGTTTGTGAAGCAACATCTAATACATTGGCTCCTGCGCCTGCAATAGTATTTCCTGTACCAATAGTAAAGTTAGACGCATCTGGCATAGTAATACCAGACTTAATATCTACAACACCAGTTCCAGAAGGATCAATTTCAATATTTGAATTTGAAGTAGTTCCTCTAATTGTAGTTCCGGAAATTGTTAAATCAGCAGTTGTAATTGCATTAGTACCTGTTGTTGTAATTGTTCCAACTGTAATATCGTTTGTTGTTGTAGCACCTCTGCCAGTTACATTATCTAGTGTATCTGTTTCAGCAGTTAGATAAGGCGTAAAGTCTGGTGGAGTGTAAGTGAAAACACCTGTTCCATCATTAAATGCAATTCCACCACTGCCACTTGCTGAAGCATCTGCTCCAACACTTAAACTTGAAAGTGCAAGTGCATCTGTAATTCCATAACCTGCAACATCGGTTGGTTTATTTAATATTCTTGTAAAAGGAACACCGCCGCCTACAGCATCGACAATAAGTGTACTGTCATCTGCAACAACACTACCTTTTACGTCACCTGTGTGATACCCTGTTGTGTTTCCTGTAAGTGGTCCTGTAAAACTTGTTGCTGTAATTGCTCCAGCATTTGTAACATTTTGTCCATTAAAGTTCAATGCTCCTGCCGGTTGTGTTGTTCCGTCTAATCTTAAGTATTCAGTATCTAATGCATTATGATCAAGTGTTACTGACAACGCTACGTTACCTGTACCATCATATGATACAGCGGAAGCAGTTGCTTCTCCTGTTAATGAAAAGTCATTTGATACTTGATTAAATGTAATATTACCTTGTGCATCAGATGCAGAAGTTAACCCAGTACCACCAATAAATTTAATTGTGTTATCTGAAAGGACTCTAATTTCTGTTGAATCATCTGCGGCAACTTGCCAATAATAACTACCACTTGCACCACCTGCTGATGGTGGAGCAAAACTTAAATTTCCAAAACTATCTGTAATTAATACATCATTGGGATTACCATCAGTATTGGGAAATTTCAATCCGGAAAGTACAACATTACCTGTGCCGTTAGCATCAATGTTAACGTCACCGTTGGAAGCGTTTGTTCTGATGTTTACTTCAGCACCTTGTATTGATTTTCCGTTAACATCAATATTATCGCTTAATGCGGTAATAGAACCGTTATAATTTGTAATGTAGTTATCTGCCATGTTATGTCCTTATGTACTATTATTTAGCCAAAAGTATTTAATAAGATAACTGCTTGATTCGGCCACAAAAAAAGGGGGATTGCTCCCCCTTAATCCGGTAATGCTTTGATTACATCATTTGTGGTGGCATGTTAGCCGGTGCTTCACCTTCCTTTGCAGGAACAAAGTTAATAGCACAATTTGTAGTTAACATTAAACCAGCCACTGACGCCGCGTTGATAAGGGCAGTTTTTGTAACCTTAGTAGGATCAATAATACCCATTTCAATTAGATCGCCATAGGTTCCATCGCCGGCATTATATCCGTATGCTCCAGTTCCTTCAGAAACTTTTGCAACAACAACATCAGGTGAATCACCTGCGTTTGATGTAATTAAACGAATTGGTTCTTCCATTGCTCTAAGCACAATCGAAATACCTGCATCTTGGTCGACGTTTTTACCTTTTAGTTCTTGAATGGCATTTTTAGCACGGACTAGTGCAACGCCACCTCCTGCTACAACACCATCTTCAACTGCGGCTCTTGTAGCATGTAAAGCATCATCGATACGATCCTTCTTTTCTTTCATTTCAACTTCAGTTGCCGCACCTACTTTAATGACTGCAACTCCGCCTGTAAGTTTGGCAAGTCTTTCTTGAAGTTTTTCTCTATCGTATTCTGACGATGCTTGATCAATCTGTGCTTCAATTGATTTTACTCTATCAGCAATTAGTTCTTTCTTACCGGAACCGTCGATGATAATAGTATTTTCTTTATCAACTTCTACACGCGAAGCAGTACCTAAAAGATCCAATGATGCACCTTCAATTTTAAGTCCTGTTTCTTCACTGATCACTGTACCACCTGTTAGCACTGCTATGTCGTCTAGCATGGCTTTACGTTTATCACCAAACCCTGGTGCCTTAACAGCAACGGCTTTAATAATTCCACGTAATTGGTTTACAACCAAAGTTGCAAGTGCTTCGCCTTCAACATCTTCAGCGATGACAATAACTGGTTTGCCGGCTCTCTGAATTTGCTCAAGGATAGGTAGCAAGTCCTGGATAGCAGAGATTTTCTTATCTGTTAGAAGAATGTATGGCTCCTCTAAAACTGCTTCCATCTTTTCTTGATTGTTTGCAAAGTATGGTGATAGATAACCTCTATCAAACTGCATACCTTCAACTACATCAAGTTTGTCTTGTAGTTCTTTTCCATCTTCAACTGTAATAACACCGTTCTTACCAACTCTATCCATTGCGTCGGAAATAATTTGTCCGATGGTTTCTTCACTGTTTGCTGAAATAGAACCAACCTGTGCAATCTCTTTACTTGTATTACACGGTTTACTAATATTACTTAATTCTTCAACTGCGGCGTCAACTGCTTTGTCAATACCACGTTTGATGTCCATAGGGTTCATTCCTGTAGCAACATACTTCATACCTTCTTTGATGATGCTTTGTGCTAATACAGTTGCAGTCGTTGTTCCGTCACCTGCTTTGTCGGCAGTTTTAGAAGCAACTTCTTTTACAATTTGAGCACCCATGTTTTGTAGTTTATCTTCGAGTTCAATTTCTCGAGCAACTGTTACACCATCTTTGGTAATAACCGGTGATCCGTATTGTCTTTCAAAAACTACGTTACGACCTTTTGGTCCTAATGTTTGTTTGACAGCATCTGCTAGAATGTTTACACCTTCTACCATTTTATCTCTACTGTCAGCGTTAAATGTTACTTGTCTTGCTGGCATAATTTATACTCCTTCTACAACAGCCATAACATCATCTTCATTTAATACAAGATGGTTATCACCGTCAATTTTTACTTCATTACCTGCGAACTTTCCGTATAGTACGGTATCGCCTTGTTTTAAAACCATTGGAACAATAGTTCCGTTTTCAGCAACCTTACCGGTTCCTAATGCAACAACCATACCTCGGTTTGGTTTTTCAGTTGCAGTATCGGGTATAACTAGACCAGATGCAGTTTTTGTTTCTGCGTCGATAGGTTTTACTAGTATTCTATCTCTAATTGGATTTACTTTCATAAACGTTTCTTCTCCTTTGTTAAGCAAGTTACAACAAAACCTTTGTAGCGTCTTGATGTATAATATTATATATTCATAATATGTTTGTTGTCAAGTCTTTCTGACTCAAATATTTGGTAGTCCCTAGGAGAATCGAACTCCTCTTTGCGGTATGAAAAACCGCTGTCCTAACCGATAGACGAAGGGACCTATTTGTTGTTATAAATGAACCATATTTTATGTAGTACATAAAACCAAACACCGTTAATCGCAGGTTCTACTAATGCTACTGTGCCTGCTTCAAATAGACTAGCATCTGTCATAACACTAATAACAGTCATAGCAATTAATATATGACCAAATGTATATACTATTGCAAGTGCTAGGCTACTTGTTTTAAATATGGTTCCAATTCCTTTTGTAAATTCTGTCATAATATTTTTTGGCCTGCTCGGGAGGACTCGAACCTCCGACCTCCAGTTCCGCAAACTGATGTTCTATCCGGCTGAACTACGAGCAGATGTCTATTATAATAGCATCTTTATACAGATTGTCAAGTTAAAAATATTTTTTGAGCATTTCAATTTGATCATCATATTCTGCTACAATGTTCAATTCTTTTTCAACTGCTTCCAAAATGTCTGGATGTTCACCAACACCTGCGGCTCTTTCCAAATATACTTCGACGTTCATTTTGTGTTTTGCGATATGACCTTCAGCATGTTTAATCATTGCTTCAATCATTGCTTGTCTGTTATATGTCATTTTAGTCCTTTCGTAAAGTTACTTTTTCTCTTCTTTGTAAAATACAGCATTAATAATCATTCTAAGGCCGGGTGCCTCGTGATTAGCATGAGTGGCTTTATGTGGTATAATGCTGTCAAATACCACAAGTCTTCCTGGAACATAATCTATACAGTATTCGTAAGTTTTTCCATCTCGACTTTTAAACAATGTTTGACCATCCCAATCAGTGTCCCATTTAAGATTTGGATAATACAAAATACTTTTTGCATTATTTAAATTATGATCTGCATGAAATCTAAACAGTTCTTTACCTGTAGCAACATTCAACCATGTTCTTTTCCATTGTCTATCACCCAATTCTTTTTGTACTTCAGGCCAATTTTTGTGTCTATCTAGTCCGTAATTGTCCCATTCGTATTTGGGCCAATGATTACCTAACCCGCTAACACTTTTCATATCTGACAATTGACTGTCATACGAAATTCCAAATGTTAAACTACTATTATAGATAGCCTGAAACCAAAGCATTCTAGTAGAGTAATCAAACAAATCGTCAAAAATTACAATACTATCGCCGTCTTTTGTTTTATGTTCTATTCTATTCATTTTGTCTCCTATTCGTGGCACCGGACTGGTACTCCGCAATATGTATATATTATATGGAAATTAAATGTAAAAGTCAACCTTTTATTTGGATGATCTAAAATGAAATGATGCCGTTTGTGGATCTGGTGTAATAGAAAGGTTTTTTGCAACTACATGTCTTTTACCAATTTGATCTATAAATTCTTCTGGACTATCTGTAATACTAAACGAACGATGTAAAGTATCAACAGTCATAATAGTTGCAACACCGTCTGATATCTTGTAACTTACTAGTTGAACATATGTTATTAGATCTCTAAATGCTTCAAATACAATTGGACCATTTTCATTTCCTGGTTGAATTGTATTATCAATTAATTCTTTTATTTTTTGGCCAGCATCTGTTTTGTTGTCTTTGAATTTTAACACTTCGTCGTAGTTATTAACTAATGCGTTCAACACTCCTACAACATATTGATTTAATTTTGTATTATCAAATTTGGATAATTGCTGGTTAAGTGGTATTAAAAACTTAGGACTAATAGAATAAGAACTTACTTCTAATCCTAGATCTTTGTATAATTTTTTAAAGTGACTTAATGCACCTTTACCATCATTGACTTCTGTACCATTTAATCTAGCACCTGAGCCTTTGCTTTCGTTACCTGCTTTTACTTCAACACCCAAAATAGTTCCGTCGGGCATTTTTACAGCAAGGTCACCTTTTACGCCTCCAGTACCTGTTTCAACTGGAGAACCGATAGCACTTAATAATATTTCTGCAGGTCCTAATGCACCGCCAGTTGTACCAGCACCTTTAAAATTAACTAAATCTTCTACTACAGAATCGTATACTTTTTTGTGCATTTTAACAAAGTTATCAATAACTCCATTTTTTGAATTAATCATTTTAGGCATATCTAAAACGTTACCAGCAACACAATCTTTGACAAAATTTACTACTTCTTGTTCAGTTAGTTCATTCTGCAAAAACACTTTATTAAAAAACAATTGATACAATCCACTTCCTAATTCTTCTGTGGCTTTTTGTGCATTTGCATGTTTCTTTTTATCTTTACTGTTATACTTTACTGTTGGATCTAAATCTACAAAACCTGATACTTTTTGTGCAAGTAATCTAATCTCACTACTTAATTGTTTTAAAACTTTATCTGAGTTTGCTTTGCCTCTTGCTTCGCCTTGTTCGTCGCCTTGCTGAAAAGAAATTGCTTTTTCTGATTGTACAAGTGCATTGATCTGCTTTAGTAATTCGTCCTGAAGGTTTTGTGTAGGTTGACCTTGATTTGCTAGAGTGGCTATGATACCTTTTATAGCATCACTATAATCACTAGCGGCTGTATGTGCCTGAGCGTCTTCAATAACTTCGACTGATTCAATTTCAGTTTTAGTATTAGGATCGCCTTGATTACTATTTTTTAATAATTGTTGTGCTTTTTGTTTAGTATTAATAACAATTTGTTTGAATTTTTGTAAAAGACTAGGATCGTTTTCAATAGCAGTTTGTACGTCAGACAGTGCTTGGTCAAGTTTAGGATCGACTGGCTTACTGCTTCTTACTCGTTCCATGTCTCCAGGAGCCATAGGCTCTTCAAGTAATCGTGTGAATTCTAATGCTCTCATGACAGTATTTAGTCCACTTTAGGAAACAATGCATCTGTGCAAAATGTTATAACATCTTGCTCGTTAAGTCCTAACGACTTCATAGTACGTGGTGTATGTGGGTTCTGTTGCTGGTTATGACAATAATAGTTTTGTGCGCCTTTAGTAATATCAACCATACCTTGCCCTGTGTAATCACTGATACTTTCAAAGTATACTCTTAAATTGTTTGTAGCAAGTTCAATAATAGCAGACGCTTCTTCTTCGCTACTAACATTACCTGCGGCAATCATACTTGGACTAAAAATATTCTGAGCCCACTCAGGCAATTCGCGGCGTTTACTCGGAATAAAATCTTTCACAGCATCTTGATACCAATCTACTAGAGGATGATCTTCACCACCACTACTTGCACTAAAATCATGAAATGCTCCGGTCATTTTATTTTTACCAGCAATCACATCAAATCCATATATAGGTCCGTCATTGTTAAACACTGGAAAACAACAAACATGCATCATCCATAGGCCTTTTGTATCTCTAGCATCAACAACATCGATATGTGCTCTACGTATATCAGTGTTCGACCACACTCTATTAATCCAACCATTTTCAGGTTGATTAAATTGTTGCATTCCGGGTTCTTCAACTTCGCCGCAATGTTCATCAAATATATCAATAATTTCATCTTTGCATGAAATCAATTTATCCCAGATAGCACTCATTTTAAATTTCAATCTCCATTAGTTCTTTAAATGTGTTAGTTGCAAATTCAAAACATAACTTGGCTTCTTCGGCCATACTATCATTTAACTTTGCTCTAATTTTATCTTTCATTGTTGGAATATCACCATCAAAGTCGTACATAGTACCTTTGCCAGGAATCTTTTTACGAATCATCTGTCCGCCACTTAGATCGCCCATATGTCTCACATATACATGTGCCATAATTTTATCTTGATCATCCATGATACTTTTAATGTGTTCCATGTATTCATCTGTACATTTAAGTAATTTAGGTTTAGATTCGTCCGGCCATAGTTCTAAAAAGTCTTCATGAATTTTAGTTGCACGTTTTACTTCGAATATTCCATCAAGTAACCCGTGACCAGTAGCAATCGCTTCTAGTATGTTATAGCATGGATGTTGATTAAAAAGGAAAGTTGCATAGAGTTTAGGATCAATCGATCCGCTCATTAGAACTTTTACAAATTGTTGACGCTCAGCGTTTTTGTGATGTTCCCAAGTTAGTTCTTTTATAGTAGTCATACTACTATTTAAACTTATTATTCAGGCTCGACCTTAATTGCGAGCGGAAATCCTTGTTCTCTTGCTAGGACAGTAGTTTCTACACCCTTCTGTTCAGCAATCTCGTATGTGAATATACCGGCAATGCCTTCACCTTTAGAATGAACTTCTTGTGTAATTTTATTTGCGGTTGATTCTGAATGCTTAAAGATTGTCATTAACACTTGTACAACAAAGTCCATAGGAGTTAAATCGTCGTTAAAAAATACAACCTTATATAAACCAGGCTCGTTAATTTTATCAGCAATTTTTTCTTTAGTTACTGTTGCTGTAGATTCTTGTGTCATTATATATTCCTCTCAATAGTATTTAAGTATTATAGCACCTTTATAAAAATAATGCAATAGGTAATATTGGGGGAAAGCACCAAACTATCCCCCAATAAATGTTTTACTTAATTTCGATAGTTCTTGGTTTTTTACTCTCTGGAATAATTCTTTCCAAACAGATTCTAAGCAAGCCATCTTTCAACTCGGCACCTTTAACTTCTACATCATCAGAAATTTGAAACGCTTTAGTAAACGATCTTTTACTAATTCCTTTGTATATAGTACCTTCTTTTTCTTCTTTGTCCTTTGCTTCATGAACAGATTTGATAGATACCACACCATCTTCGTATGATACATCAATATCTTCTTTGCTGAAGCCTGCTAACGCAACTTCGATATCATAGGTGTAGTCACCTGTTCTTACAATATTGTAAGGCGGATATCCTGTGTTGCTTGGACCGTTAAAGAAATCGTCATTGAACATTCGTTCAAAACGATCAAATACAGGATCGAATCCTACAGTTACGGGTCTTAGTTGATTAAAAATTGATAGGGTTTTGTTTGTCATTGTTTTTCTCCTTTATTAAGCAAGTTATTATATGCAGGTCCTATCAAGCAACCTACACATTTATTTATACAGCATTTCTACTGTACATATATAATATAATACTTTTTTTTAAAATTACAAGAGCAATTTGAAGTTTTTTCTTCCAAAACTATACTAAATATAATATACGCATATTATTGGAATAACATGATTAATATTAAAAAATTCGAAGAAGTTATAGATCAACTTAAATCTGATGGAAAGTATAGGGTGTTTAATGATATCCTGCGTGACTGCGGTGACTTTCCTAATGCTATTTGGTATTCAAAATATGCAATTAAAAAAATAGTAAATTGGTGTTCGAACGATTACTTAGGTATGGGTCAGCATCAGTTTGTTTTAGATGCTATGAGAACAGCATTAGACACAGCAGGTGCAGGTAGTGGTGGAACTAGAAACATATCTGGGACAACTCATTACCATGTAGCATTAGAAGCCGAGATAGCAAAGTTGCATAAAAAAGAAAGTGCATTACTTTTTACAAGTGCTTTCAATGCCAACGAAACTACATTAGAAACTATTGCTAAAATTATTCCTGATATTACATTTATTAGTGATAGTAAAAATCATTCTAGTATTATACAAGGTATTAGACATAGTCGTGCTAACAAAGTAATTTGGTCGCATAATGATTTACAAGAATTAGAATTAAAACTAAAACAGATAAAAGGAACCAAAATGGTTGTGTTCGAATCTGTTTATAGCATGGATGGTGATATAAGTCCTATTAAAGAAATTGTAAAACTGTGTAAGAAGTATGATGCATTGACCTATTTGGACGAAGTTCATGGAGTTGGGTTATATGGTAAAAATGGCGGGGGTGTTACTGAACGAGACAACATAGATGTTGATATAGTAAACGGCACCCTAGCGAAAGCATTCGGTGTACAGGGCGGTTATATTGCGTCTAAGACACCTTTTATAGATGCTATTAGATCATTAGCACCAGCATTTATATTCACTACTAGTTTAAGTCCTGTATTGTGTGCAGGTGCTCTTGCGTCAATTCGATACGTAAAAGAACATCCAAATCTACGTGATGAAATTATGGATAGAGCAACTACATTAAAGGACAAATTTAAATCCGCGGGTATTCCTGTACTAGATAATCCTAGTCATATAGTACCTGTGATGATTGGAGACGCTGTTAAGTGTAAGCAGATATCCGATGACTTGCTGTACAAAGACGGTATATACGTACAGCCTATTAACTATCCGACAGTTGACGTAGGTACAGAAAGACTACGTTTTACTCCTACGCCTAATCACACTAACGCTATGATGGACGAACTTGTGGATAAATTACTTGTAGTGTTAGAAAGGCACAAAATTTTATGAATACAATAAAAAAATATATGTACCAAGCAATTGGTTTTTTCTGTGTAGGTATGGCCTACATAGGATTTGTTACGCCAGGAATTCCCTTTTCAATCTTCTTAGTAATCGCGGCCTGGGCGTTTGCAAAGAGTTCACCTAAGATGGAAAAATGGTTATACAACCATCCATGGTTTGGTAAGTTTTTAACTAACTGGACAGGTAAAAGAGTTTTTCCTACTAAAGGAAAATATGCAATGGTAATAGTAATGTCGTCAACTTTGGCATTTACGTTTTTTGCGACAGGTAATGTAAACGCAGTCCTATGGTCAGGAGCATTTATGTTAGGTGTTGCAATATGGGCGTGGAGATATCCAGGATCAGTTGAAGAACATGCAAGAAGAGTCAAAGCAGGCGAACGAGTAGCATGGCTGAAGTAGATTATTCAAACATGGACGGATTGCAAGTACTATGGCATTTGTTAACAACAGAACCGTTTTTTTGGGTTTTACTTGGTATTGGATTTGTTGCACTAGGTTTTAGTTTATGGTTTGACAGATATGTCGAACATGACGATAAACACGTTATTGCTGATCAATCAGAAAACTTATATCGTTAAGTCAAAAAAAGGGACAGTGAAAACTGCCCCTTTTCTTATTTCTATTAAACAGATGCTGTTTGTAAGTAAGTCATCATGTTGTCGGGTGTTGTTTCAATATACGGATCTTGATCTGAACCGTCATTATTGATTCCTGGCTCTTGCCACCACTGTTCTACTACACCGTCATTAATAACTGTCATGTATCTCCAACTTCTGTTTCCGAAGCCTCTGTGGTTTTTTCCAATTAACATACCCATAAATCTTGTAAAGTTACCACTACCATCTGGAATAACTTTTACATTTTTTACTTTAAGAATTTCAGCCCATGCATTCATTACAAATGAGTCATTCACTGAACAACAATAAATCTCATCAATTCCCATTGATTTAATTTTATCGTAGTTTTCTTCAAAACTTGGTAATTGTGTTGATGTGCAAGTTGGTGTAAATGCACCCGGCAAACTGAATAATACAACTCTTTTACCTTTAAAGTAATCGTCTGTTGTTACTTCAGACCAGTTACCTTCTTCAAAACTACATCCATCATCTAAAACTGAATCACCAGTTCTAACTTTAAATGTAACTTTTGGAATCTTAAAACCTTTAATCATATATGTGTGTCCTTTAACTGTTATATTGATTGAATACTTGGTTAACTTGTTGTGTACATCTTACAAATGTTGTACACTTTGGCATATCCTTAATGCGTTTTGCACCAATATATGTGCAAGTAGATCTTAGGCCACCAAGTATTTCTGTTAATGTACCTTCTACTTCTCCTTTGTACGGAATAGAAACAAGTTTGCCTTCAGCACCTCTGTATCCATCTTTACGTGTACCATGTGTTGCCATAGCCGCATCTGAACTCATTCCGTAGAATTCAACAAAACTCTGTTCAGCAAAGTGCGGAACATAAGTTCCATTGTCTAACTTATGAGCACCTCCTGTTGATGTATGTTTTGTAATAACGTTACCGCCACCTTCTTTGTGTCCTGCTAACATACCGCCAAGCATAACAAAGTGAGCACCTGCACCAAAGGCTTTACTTACATCACCTGGATACACACAACCTCCGTCTGCAATAATGTGTCCACCAATACCGTTGGCCGCATCAGCACATTCAATAATGCCTGATAGTTGCGGTACACCAACACCTGTCATTAGTCGTGTAGTACATACTGATCCTGGACCAATACCACACTTGACAATGTCAGCACCTTTGATAATAAGTTCTTCTGTCATCTCTGCTGAGATAACGTTACCTGCAATAATAGTTTTGTCTGGGTATGCATCTCTAACTCTTGCAATAAAGTCTGCATAGTTTTCATGATAAGCATTTGCAACATCAACTGTGATAAACTTGATGTCTGGATACATTTCTAATACTGCTTTCATAGTAGCATAGTCTTTTGCATCTTTATCCCAAATAACTCCTGTACCTGTACAAACACTAAGGTACTTCATCTTAACACCTTGACTCTGTTCTTTCCAGTCATCAACTGAATAGTGCTTTCTCATTACAGTGATCATTTTGTGTTCTTGTAATACTTTAGCCATCTCAAATGTACCCACACCGTCCATGTTACTTGACATGATTGGTACACCTGTCCATTCGTTGCCGTGATGGAATTTGAACGTACGAGTTAGGTCAACGTCACGTCTGCTTTCTAATTTAGAACGCTTTGGTTTAAACAGTACGTCTTTGTAGTCTAGTTTAATGTCTTGTTCGATTCTCACAATCTTATCCTTCCGTAATTCATTGACAGTGATATTCTATCATTCTCTTCATTCAAATTAGTAGTAACAGAATGTTTTACCCAACCAGGAAATACTACTAACAATCCTGTGTAAGGTTTAATGTGTATTGATCTTTGTGTAATATTTGTTTTATTAGGTATAGCACTAGTATAATATTGTGAATCATCTTGCCTATGTATAACAATATCGCCCATATCATCTGTTGTAGCATTTATATAATAATTTGCAACCAACAAAGAATTAGGATGATTATGTACATCATTAGATCCACCATATGGATTTACATTCAACCAATAATTTTGTAATTCACATTTAGGAAAATTTAAATCGTTACTAACTTCATTAATATAGTCTTGTATTTGGTTTTGTAAATATTGAAATGGTAATGGAAACGTATGTTGCATTGATGCATCATTCTTTTTGTCAGCAGTATTGAAACTTTGTTTCCCACCATTAGAATTTAAAGGTTGTTCATTTACTTTGTATGCCCAATCTATTAAGGGTTGATTATCTGATTTTAGATCAAACTGGTATACTGGTGTAGCAAAGTAATCTTCTCTAATCATTTTACTACCTTAAGATCGCTATATGCTTTCTGTACACACTTGGCTTGAAAATAACAATCGGCTAGTGCGTTGTGTGCCTCTTGTCGAATCGCTTTACGTGGATCCTCAGGCAACAAACTAAACAATGTTCTACTATCCCTTATTTGCCAAAAGTTCCATGGCAATGGCAAACCTAATTGTTGGTAAAGATTTTCTAAAATAACAATATCGAAAACAGGTCCCTGTGCCCACACAACGTCAACTCCGACGAGAAATTTATTCAACTCTTTAGTACACTGTTCTAAAGATATACGGCCGTCTTCGCCAAATGCTTCGTCTTGAATGTTCTTGGCTTGTTTGCCCCACCATTCAATTGTACTTTCATCTTGACTGCGACCTAGTTTGTCTTGTTGATCAATATCAAATTTTTGATAGATTCCGTTGTTAGGTTCATCTGCTGTTAACGGATTAAATTTAATTGCACCTAAAGTTAGTATTACACAGTTAGGTTTAGTACCTAATGTTTCAAGGTCTATCATCGCATGGGTTGTCATCTTACTGCCTCTAATATTTGTTTTCTTGTATCTTCATTGCCTTTAATTGTCTAATTCGTGCCGCCTTCTTTTTCTCTCTACGTTTATCAGATGGTTTTTGATAGTACTGCTTATCCTTCATATCTTGAAGTATTCCACTATCAGCAACCTTTCTTTTAAACTTACGAAGTGCTTTCATAAAATCGGCAGGTGAGTCACCTTGTACTCTTACACCCATACCCATTCCGTCTGTCGAATTAGCCATTGTTCGCGGTTTAAAGTTTTTTGCCATTTTCCTCTTTCTTCTTAGTATTATACACTGTTATTGCCTTTTCTGGGTTATCAACTGCTTCTTTGTTAATTGTAATTCCAGTTAAGCCGTCTTTTACTAAACTGGTAGATTGAAACTGCCATTTTAATAAAATATTTTCTAATATTGCTTTTATACCTCTAGCATTAGTCTTCAATTTTTTTGCCTTTTCTGCGATATAACTCATAGCATCATTAGTAATCTCTAAATCTACATTGTCAATCTTAAACAAATATTTGTATTGTTTATACAATGCGTTTTTAGGTTCTTTCATTATACTAACTAATTGAGATTCTGTCAACTCTTTTACGTCGGTAATTAATCCAAAACGACCAATAAACTCTGGAATGAACCCATATTTGATTAAATCTTCTGGCTCAACTAATGATAAGTCACCTGTTTTACTTTCGTCAACAATATCAACACCAAATCCAATACCGCCTTTGTTTAATCTATCATCGATAACTTTTTCTAATCCAATAAAGGCTCCACCAACAATAAACAACATATTTTTAGTATCAATATCTAATACGTCTGCTTGTGGATTCTTCCGTTTTGCACCTGCCGCGGATAATCTAATTTTGGTACCTTCAATAATTTTAAGTAAACCTTGTTGTACACCTTCGCCACTTACGTCTCTTGTAACTGACACGTTTTGTTGCTTTTTAGTAACTTTATCTATTTCATCAATAAACACAATACCTTTTTCTGCAAGTTCAACATTACCGTCGGCCTCAGTAACTAATCTTGTTATAATGCTTTCAACATCGTCTCCGACGTATCCTGCTTCTGTAAGTGTTGTTGCATCACAGATAGCAAACGGAACTCCAAGATAGTCTGCAATAGTTTGTGCTAACAATGTCTTGCCTGACCCAGTTGGACCCATTAACATTACATTTGTTTTATCTAGTTTTAAATCTGTGCTAGGATTGAATAATTTTTTATAGTGTTGTGCTACTGCTACACTTAAAGATATTTTTGCATCTTCTTGTCCTATAACATGTTGGTCAAGAATATTTTTAACTGTAAGCGGATCAAGAGTAGTTAAGTCAACTTGGTTTTTGTTTGCTTTATTAATACTAACAGACTTTTCTTCTGCTAGAATATTACTGCAAAGGTCAATGCATTCATTACAAATTGAAGCGCCATTGCCAACTATAAGTTTGTGTACTTCATCTCGTTTTTTACCACAAAAATCACAGAGGTAATTTTTATTATTTGTTGTTGTTTCTTTGCTCATATATCGTATCCAAAAATTGTGTTACTGATGAAATCCTATTGGGATTAATTAAACTATAAATCTCACTACTATTATCATCGTTAGTATTATAATAAACGTTACTCTGACTTAACATGTAACTAGTATATTTTACACTAATATCACCGGTGTTGTCAAGATTAATATAGGTATTATTTTTACCATCTACAGTTTCTAATAACCAATTCGGATTGGATTCATTATTATACACATAAACGTTAACTTCTTCAGCGACGTCATTCTTTGCTAAGAACATGCTCACCGCTTCTTGTTCTTCGGGCGTTGTATTAATAAGATTGAATGTAAAGTTATTATTATGTAACCTATCGGGCGGACTTATTAGATTAATTTTCTTTGTCAATTTTTTCCTCGTTCTCTATTGCACTAATTATTTTATCCTTTTCCTTACCACTGAAGTCATCGATTGAAATGGATCCTTGTTTGATTCTTTTAATTGTTTCTTCCAATTTTCTTTGACTAGCGTCCCTATACTGTTGTTCATCGATTTCAAGTTTTTTACTTTCGTCGTTTGGTTCTTGTCGTTTTGTTTCGATTTGATTCCATAGTCCTGTTTGTTGTTCTTCATTTTGAATAAATCCTTTCGGTTCTATTACTTCGGTTAGTTGTGGTTTTCCTTCTGGATTCTGTTCTGCTTCAGCATTTGCTTTTTCGACCCATTCATTCCATGCATCTAAGTCGTCAACTTTTTGCTTAGGCCATTCACCATCTTCTTTCATATCTTGGATAGTGTTGTCTACATCGTCCCATGGTAGCGATACAATAAGATTTTTATCTTTAAGTTTTTTTTGTTGGTCTATTGTAGACTCAGGGTTTTCTAACTTCCAGATTCTTTTGTTGTAATCTTCGTCACTCTCATTGAGAAGTTTTTTTTTGACGTCGGGTTCTTTATTGAAGTCTAGTTCTGCTTGTTCGTAATCCTGTTGCTCTTGTCTAAACCCTTCCATGGCCATTTCGTGTAATGTTTGTTCTTTAGGCTCGACATTTTTAATATCTGGGTCTACTTCAGGCCATATCAAATATTGATCAGTGTCATGCTTTGACAACACTGATTCTTGTTTTGGTTCTTCTATTTCTGGACCTTTGTTTTCGTCTATCTTCTTTGCACGATCAAATTCATAATTGTCTCTGTGTGCTTGATCCCAATCATCATCCGTAAATGTTGGTCTAGGATCGGGATCGAACTTTCCCGGCAAAACACCGCCCTTCTGAATCCTGTTCCAGTTAAATGTGTATTGTGATGCAATAAGCAATAGTACTGCAAGTGGATCAAATACAAATATAATAATGATAATAACCCAACGCACTGCGGCTTCTAACAAGTTTTGATTTGCATCTTCACCATATATGAATTCTGCAATATACTTAATAGGACCTACTTCTGCTTCTAGTTTACGATACTCTTTTTCGTACCCAAACTTTTCTTCATTGACTGCATCTATTTTAACCTGTTCAGTTTCAATTAAACTTTCTAGTTCGTCTACACGACTATCAATGTCTACTGTCTTAGTATTTGCTTGATTACGTAGGTTTTGAATACGATCATTAATTGCTTTAATATCGTCTGCATACTTGACATCAACTTTAGATAAGTCTTCATCTAGTTTTGTATTGACTGCAAGTATTTCTTTTTGTGCTCTTGAAGCCACACTTAATTCATTTTGCTTTGCTTTTTTAACTGCATCATCATATGCTTTTGTTCCGCCGAATGATCCTTCAAACTTCTTTTCTGCGGCGGTAATTTCTGCATCACGTCTATCCTGTGCTTGTTTGATACGTGTTTGTTGCTGTTCTACTTTAAACTTTGCATCTTCTCTAAGAGCATCTTTTTCGTTGTTAATACGAGCATAAATTTTGTCTAAGCCTATTTCTTCTTTTTCAATAAGGCTATCTACACGAACATCTTCACCAGACATCAAGCGATCTAGTTCGCCACGCCATCTTTCAATCTTTGCACTACTACGTGTTTCTTTGTCGTCTAGTGTTTCAATAAGAGCAACTTGTTCTTGTGATAAACTAGTTTGTTCAATATGTGCTTTTGATAAGAAACCAAAGATACCCATGCTTGTAATAAACATGAGGATGAATACTGCTAAACTAAGATAAGTTTTTAACCACCACGTGGCTTGGCTCCAGTACCTATGCAACCATACTGCGGTTACAAGTTTACCAACTTCTAATGCTACACCCATAACAATAATGGGAATAACTGCGGCCGCGAATATTGCGGCAAGTCCTGCTACACTATAATATATAGCAACTGCACTTATAGTAAGAGCAGATAAAAATGTTAAAATTCCTAATATCATGTTTATATTTAACCTTATTATATTATTAACAAATATACACAGTTATTAGTTGTCTGTCAACTAATTTCTTAATGTAATTGTCCAACTTGCCGCTTCGTTATATGTACAAGCCACATAGTCCCATAATCGGTTATTGGTCTCATATACTACATTAGTAACTGTATCTCTACAATAGCCACCGCTAACAGGATAACTTCTATACACTTTTGAATAACCGTGTGCATTAGATTTGGCATCCCACCATTGTACCGACTCACCTGTTTTACTTTGTCTTAGTGCAATCATAACTGCATTGTTATGAAGTTTAGTACTGCTTTCGGGAAGGTTCCATTTTAAGTCTTCGTATAACTTCCAACCCATTTGCCATGATGATTCTATTCGTTCATGGTTGTTATGTACAATAACATTTTTAGCAACAGGTCCTGTTTGACCTGCCGAACACGCACCTAATGATAGTACACTAATAATGACTACCAGGCATCGGAACAACGACCCAATACCCTGTTGCTTCATCGCCGATAAAGCATGACATTCCTGGTTCCCAAACACTTTGACCTCCTATATTCATTGGATGATAAAATATACCACATTCTTTTGCTACACCTGTTTTAACAAGTGGATGGTCCATACCATCTGATTTGTCACTGCATTGAACAACGGTTTTAGAACTTACTGCATCACCGTTAGAATCTGTATCTGTTATAATTGTTTGCTCTGTATTACAATATGGTTTTTGATATTTTGTGTCTGTTGTTATCTGGTGAGATGTTGTACCACACGCAGATAACAATGTTACAGCCACAACAAGTGAAACAGTATAAAGATACTTCATTTTTAGTTCCCTGCTTTTGCTTCGTTGATTAGTGCATCAAACGTTTCTTTAGTCATCTTGATCTTTATAAATGTGTGATAATTACCACCATACATATATGTGTACTTGTCTGACTCAAGTTGACGTCTTACTGCTGTCTTATCAACAATATGCTCAACAAATGTTCTTGTTTTCTTGTTTTCGTCTTTGATATCTACTATAGTAGATGCCTTAATGTTACTATGGATTCTTTCAGCAACACCTTTTAGTGCGAAAGTCTTTGCCTGAGCAACTGCGGCTTGATCATGTGTGCTTACGCCTTTACCACAAGCATAAACGTAATCAGTACCAAACCAGAACAAGAAGTTACCTTCTGTCCCCATCTCTTGACACTTTGCATACCATTTAGGTTCTGCATAAGTATCTCTTTCAGCAACCTGAGTCATTGTGCTACATGCACCTAGCATGGATGCTAGAATTACTCCCATTACTGCGTTTTTTACTTTGCCTTTCATTTTAGCCTCTCCTTTTGTTTTAGCCTACTTTTATATAATAACATCTTTACCGGTTTTGTCAACCTAAAAGTTGTCATTTTGGCAACTTTAATTACGCCTCATTTGGGCAATCTCAGTTGCTTGTTTTTTGCCGTCTTTATCGTCATCGTCCGCAAAAACTGGTACCATATTACTTTTGTGTAATGTAGCAATGCCTACAAGTTTACGTTCACCTGTGTACTGCATGTGTTGTCTTTTGGTTGCAGGTGCAAAACTTTCTTTAGATGTTAGGCTTGGATAATTAGGTGTTTCTCGTACAACCGGTGGTGTGTAATGCCACGGGTCTTTTAGTTCTGTTCTCGGTGACGTCTTTGGCTTATATTCACCGTGAACATAATCAATATATTCTGCAATGGTCATTGTTAAGTTTGGTTGACCCATTTTTTTAAATTCTTTGTTACGTTTACGAAGTTCTTCTGTCCATTTATCTAATTTGGATTTTGTAATCTTACGTTTTCTTTTCTTTGTATTATTCGTGGTAAGGCCACGTGCTAAATGCATTGTCATTTAGAATCCCCTTTTTTTAATAGTTGATAAGATTATATCGCCGTATTCTTCTGTTGTACTCCAAGGAGCAATTAACGGTACTAAGGTATCCCAATTTCTAAAATTTCCTTTGTACTGTCGATCACGTTCTTTTCGAAACTCTTTATATGCTGGATGAGAATTTAAAATTCTTACTACATCTTTTACACTTTGACATTTAGTTTTATATTTCTTAACACCAAAGTTAGCGTCAGGTATTGCTTTAGGTTTCATATGCGGTACAGTGTCGAGACTCCATGTACGAACACCAAACAGTGCATTTCCCTCATTAGCAAATCTACTAGTTCCCCAACCACTTTCAATTCCTGCCATTGCAACAATCAATCCACTAGGGATTCTTTTTTCAGGCATTGTTGTGTAGTTTAGGTAATCAATACATTTGTAAACTGCTTCAACAAATGTTTGATCATCAGTATATTCAAATCTAGGTTCTAGTAAACCTAGTTTCTGTGCTGACACAACTGATTTCCTATGTTCAATATCTTCTATGTTAGATATAACCATAGAGTTCGGCGTAAATGATCCTAATGTAAATGCTGTAATTAGAGCAACTAATATCATTAAGATATATTTTACCTTCTTTAATATTTTTCGTCCAATCGAACTTGACATATATTATCCAGTTGTCGTGTTAATATTCTGCGAACATCTTGCCAATACTTTAATGCCCACACATCTTGTGATGATTTATTTTGTAATAGATTAATAGTTTTATCAACTGACGACAATCTTGTTGCCCATATGTCGATAGCAGTATCTCTATCTATATACTTAAACCAATTACTAAACAACATTTAACTGCCGCCGTTTAATGCTTTAACTAAATCACTTGCTTCTCTTTGGTATCGTCTCGGAAGACCAGTCCAACGTGTAACTTCGCCGTCATGATTGATCTTGAAAGAACCTGCAACTGTGTAAATTTCATTGCCATCTTTATCTTCAGCGATAAATTTTCTAACAACTCCATTGATTATACCATTGCCTGTATCTCTGCCTAGTTCCCATTTGTATTTGCCTGATGGTCCTTCATAAACATTCTCATCGCCCCACGTTGTACGACAGATTGATTTAATGTTATCAAGTACCTCTTTACTTTTTGCCATTTCATGCCTCCATGTGTTTTCATTTGTATTACCATTAATACCAGTAATACCATTATAATACACTAATTCAGCATCTTTGTCAATATGTGATTTTACCAATTTTACCGAATTTTCGTTTTTTTCGGAAATAACATCTAGATCAGATGGTTGGATAGTTGTTTTCATGCCTTTGCTCCTTTAATGTGCCTTTGCTTCTAAGTTGCCTTAGTAGTACTATTTATTTTGGAAGTTTAACTACACCTTCTCTTAAGAGTTTTTCTCTGTTAGCCATGTGTTTCATTTGAACTTCTTCTTTGGATCCGCCGAAGTATGCTACAGCATATCCCTCTTCAATAAGTATGTCAGTGCATCTCTTGTCGTCAACGATGAAGTCTCCAAGGATTCTTCCGAATTTTCCTTTTTTGTCTTCTCCGCTTCTATCAATTTCTGTTTTGAGAACTGACATAGATCCGATTGGTAATAGTTCTTTGAGTCTTGCCTTTGATGCCAGTCCAAATGCTTTCTCCACTTTATCACGTGTTCTTGATTCTGGAGTGTCAATACCCATCATACGTACTCGTTCTTTGTGCATCCACATGCCAAATCCTAGGTCGATATCCACATCGACAGTGTCACCGTCTACTACTCTTAATACTTTACATTTATACTCATACATACCCTGCTCCTTGTTATATGAGTATTTATTCTATTATGGTGCTGAACTCTTATAAGGATGTCCGCTTGCCAAACTGCTCGTTAACCCCCATTTATGAGCAAGATATCCTTCTGCTTTTTGTAGTGTGCTGATGTCAGTGCCACCTGTGCCTGGTATGTTTGCTACAGCAAAAAACTCTGCTAACTGACCTTCTAGTTCTTGTGAGGATCTATTTCTCATTAATCTCAGTTGTTGATTTGTTTGAAGTGAATTATCATAATCGTTAACTGGAGTAAAACTGTCAGCACCATTAACTCTACAACCGATTGAATTACCAGTTTTGTTAAAATAACAAGCAACAATAGTCCATGTGCTGATAGTGATACCTGAATCGAAATCCTGTTTGTTTCCTATAGTTGATGAGATCCTGTTTGTAATCAGTCCATCCAAATCTAACTCACCAGGCCAAGTATCGTTACTAGCACCAGAACTAATAGAATAATCTCTTTTTGGCGAACCATTAGTTTCAACACTCCAAAATGTATCTGTTGTGGCGTTTGATCCATCGTATTTAAATACACCTATTGCCCAGTGATTGCCACTTGATACCTGTGCTAGATAATCTGTACTTTGTAGATAGTCACCATTGCCATCAAAGTCAAAAACATTCAAACCGTTTTGTGTACTGCTGTTAGTTATAGGATTACCACCCACTGTCATTGTGTATGTGCCTGCCTTATCGGTGACTGACAGTAATGATGTCCCACTTCTTGTGTAATTAGAACTGTCACTGGCATCTACCCACGAAGCAGTTGTTATGTCTGTTGATGGTGACCAGGGATCAGGAGTACTGCCAAACGCATTGGCTCTTCTTCCTACTGCAAATGATCCTGTGAAACTGCTAACGAAAGGCATTATACGCCTCCAAATGATACTCTTTGTCCTAAAACTGTGTATGCTGATGCACCAGTTCTAAGAATGCTAAAACTCACAACGTCTTCACCGTTGTCTGTGCCGCTAGGTGCACTATTACCTTGCCACACAATAGTTTGTGCAACACCACCTATCTGTACTGCTGTTGGCATATATGCTGTGTTGCCTTGATCTAAACTTAGAGTCATTGTTGTTGCATAACCTTGCTCTAAAGTTAAATTTGTAAAGTTTGCTGTAAAGTCTGCACTAATACTACTATGTCTAAAAATATGTCCAGTTGAACAATCGTGTGCTACAACACCTGTGGCACTAGATTTAGTTGCAAATTTTTCTTGTACACCCTCGTTGATTGTAAGAACACTTGTATACACTCTACCACTTACGCCATCAATAATTAGAGTACTATCATCAGCAAATACACTACCTGCTAGATCTTGTTCTAATAATGTTCCTGCTTCAATGTATGTTTTTAGTTCTGCACTTTGAACAATACCTTTAGTATCAACTGTTACTAAATTATATGTACCAGGAACAACGTTTGATAGTGCAACGTTTAATGTTGTATTGATTGTTGTTCTACCAGAACCACTAACATCACCTGTTAGTGTAATAGTATCATTTTGTGTGTTAAATCCTGCATCGTTATTATAGTCGCTTAGATCGTTTGACGAAGTAACTTGAATATTTCCTTCAGCATCACTTGATGTTGTAACATTGCCTCCGCCGTAAATTTTAATTTGTTCATCGCCGTTAACTTGTATTGCTGTACTATCATCTGCAGAGATAAAAAACTTACTCATGTAATTTGCATCGTTTGGCAACGTGCTAACCGGAGTTGCTGTTGTTAGACCGTCGGTAACAAATCCTGAGTCATTTGTAAATTGACTTATATTATTATTTGTAAATGTAGTATTAAGTACAACATCACCACTACCATTAAAGGACACATTACTTGCTGTTACTGATCCAGTTACACTAAAATTTCTAGCAGTTTGTAAAAGTGTTGCAGTTCCTGCATTACCTGATGTATTGTCACTATTTGTAATAAAGTTTGAATCATTAGTAAATGTTGATAGGTCAGCACCAACAAATGCCATAGTACCTGTTGCATCAGGTATAGTAATTGTTCTAAGGGCTGTTGGATCTACGACTTCAAGTCTAGTATATAAACTGTTACCTGCTGTTTGACCATCTAATGATAATGGAAATCTACCTAAGAACAATCCGTTAGCAGTAATACTATCACTAGTATCGCTACCTAATGTAACATTACCTTGGAAGTTTACTGCTTCTGTAGATGCATTACCATTTCCAAGAACATTATCTAATGTTGGTGCTGATGTAATTGTAACCTGTCCATCAATATCGGTTGATGTAGAAACATCACCACTACCAACAAATTGTAGTACTTCTCCGTAATTTATAAATCTTTCTGTAGAATCGTCTGCTGATACTCTAAGAGCAAAACTATCCTCTCCACCAGCAATAAATCTTAACTCACCATTTTGTACTTTAAGAACAGTTCCGTCAGCACCTAATGTAGTTGGCATTGTTACATTTCCAACTGTAAGATTTCCTGTAGTTAAATGTTTAGTTGTAGATGAACCATACCCTAATACTTGATCAATAGTAGGAGTTGAATTAATTGTAAGTTTTCCCTCAGCATCAGTTGATGTTGACACTGGGCCAGTACCAACTATTTGTAAAACTTCTCCTGATTCAATCGTTCTTTCTGTACTATCATCAGCAACAATTCTTAAAGTTCCTTCAGCACTTCCAGGTAAAAATTGTAATACCCCGTTTTGTATTTTTAATACTGTTCCGTCACTACCTATTGTAGTCGGTAATGAATATGCTGTTCCAATTGATAATCCACCAATTGTAATTGAATTTGTTGTTGAGTTATTTCTGTTTGTAACGCTTGTTAGTGTTTCCGAACTTGCATCTGCTTGGTTGAACGCTGTAATTCTACCTTTAGCATCAACTGTAAATCCACTGTATGTTCCTGCCGCGATTCCTGAGTTAGCAAGTGTTATTGCAATATTAGAAGCACCACCTGCTAGTTGTCCGCCAGTGCCGCCTGTTACATCGCCTGTGAAAGAAATGTTTGGTCTTGTTGTTAAATCACCGTAAACACCTGTGGTTGATACTGTTGCAAATCCTGCGTTTGTAATTGATTTGTTTTGCCACTCGCCACTTGCTGTGTCATACTGTAATAGATCATTGTCAGCGACACTTGTGATTACCACATCAGCACGATCGCCTAGATTATCGCCTGCAATAAAATTTGTATCGTTTGTGTAACTTGAAAGTGTTGCTGGAACTGTAACAGTAATGTCGCCTTCAGCATTTGATGCTGTAGTAGCAACGCCGGCGCCAAGTATACCAAAGTTTTCACCTGGTCCTACTTGTACAATCGCCGAGTCATCTGCTCTAATATAGATAGGACTTCTAGCCGCCAGTAATGCTTCACTTTGCTGTTCGTTGATAATTGTAAGGGTATCTGTTGCTGGATCAACAGTTAATCCAATACCTGTACCCGCTTCAATGGTTAGTGTATCGTTATCTGCATCTGCTTCAACTGATCCTATATTTGAAGCGCCTTTTTTGGCTACTACTAGTCTAAAACTATCAATTACTTTTACTGACATTTATGGTGTTCTCCTAGTTGTATTTACCGTAGATAAAAGATTAGGGGTACCGTTTCCAACACCCCTAATCGTATTTTTTACTATTCTCTCGTTTTTATATGTATTGCCTATGGCGTTTTATAGTATGCTTCTACTAGGTATTTATTACTTCTTAAATCGCAGTGTATATTCGCGACCACCGTCAGTAAATCTAACAGTACTGTAATCATATACCTCTTCGGTCGAACGTGTATACTCTGTGATAGTATTACACTGTTCTTCTTGCCGATACCCTACAATAGTTTGCTTTTTATTCTTATTGTTTGCACCTAGCAATCCACCAATGACAGCACCAGCGGCACCGCCATTTTTTTCTCCTTTGATGTTATTTCCAATAACGCCACCAATAATAGCGCCAGTGAGAATATCACCTGTTGTAGGCTCTGAGTCTACAGTCCCATATACAGGAACATCAACTAGTCGACAAGTTTCCTGCGTGTATGGAATTTGTTTCATTACAGTTTTGTAATGATCTGTTACTACTGTTGTTGAAGCACTAGCAGTAGTTGTAATTAAAGCAACGAATGTTGCTAAAAAGATAGTACGCATGTAAAACTCCTTTGCGTCTAGTAAAACGCAACTTTTCTGTTGCCAGGTAAGTTGCCAACCCCGTCGAATTAAGCCGCTAGGCGTAACTCTTCAGATGCAAAATTATCGTTTGCAGTTATAGTTTTGGACAGTAGCATGAGTCTCCCCATATACGCTCGGTCGTTCCTTACCGGTAATCTCTTTCACCCTTAACAAGCCAGTCGATCCTATTTCGCCCCCATCATAAACACACGATAGTTTTCTTCGAAGCCTTGTTCTCTGTACACTGCTTCATGGTTTCCCCAGAGTCTTTTAAAGTAACTATCGTAGGATTCTTCAATTTGCTTTTTGCTTAATCCTACTAAATTGCCTTTTACCATGTAATAAATCCTACATTTTTCCTTAAAATCTACTACCATTTTTAACTCCATGTGTTTATGGTGGAGGCGCCGGGTACCGCCCCCGGGTCCTGTTCTTGTGACATACGATGCTGTCAACAATTACACTTATATTTATAGCACCTTTTACATATGTTGTCAACCATAAAGTGCGTATTTTAAAAAAAAATGATAACTAATGCTCAAGAAAACGCCCAACAACTAACCAAAGGAGAGTTATGGCAAAAATGAGAACTTACACCTTCTATGATGGTGATAACGTTGTAACAAAAGAAGAAATGAGTTACCGGAAAGCAGTACGATCTTTCCAAAGTGGATCTGAAAGTAAATCAGTTAGAGTCGAATGGACAGCCAAAAAAGGTGGAACATACGAAACAATACAATCATTACCACTAGGTAGAAAAGTAAGACAGGCGGCAATACTAGAAAAGAAAAGAGCGGCCTTAAAAGCATTAAAAGCAAAGTTAGGAAGGTAATATGAAAATACATAAGTCATACGAAGGACATGTTTCACAACCTAAGAAAACAAGTCAGGCAGGAACCAAAGCACGTTGCAAGTTTTCATCAATGAACAAATCTAAAAAACGTAGTCACAAGTTTTATAGAGGACAAGGAAAATAATGGCCGGCGTAAAAGCAAGAGGTATTATTACCCACCACCTAGCAAGATATCACAATGAAAGAGAAATTAAACCTTGTAGATGGATTGCAGATGGTAAGGGTAAAGGTATAATGGTTGCTCAATATAAAGATACTAGTGATTTAGTTGTTGATGATAAAGGTAATCCAATACCTTGGGGCAGAGCCTAACCGCCTGCGAAACAATCTCCGGATCCTTCAGCAACTGAAGTACATCCTGTAACAGCATCACCTATTCTTCCACAGCCTTTACCGTTAATAAAAACTGTTGTAGATCCTGTTGTAATAGGTGCACTATGACTAGGGCAAGGTACGCCTGGAAGTAAATGACTATTGTTTACATCATCTTGTCTTGAAATAGGGATCCCATTAGAATATACATCTGGACTGTGTCCTTCACGCACTGGTGTAGAACAATGAGTAACATCTTTATCACCTTTTCTAGTTATTGCCGGCACGTTCTTTCTCCATTAAAGATTGTAATCTAGAATTCCACTTATCTATTTCTTCGTGTTGTTCTTGAGTATGAGGTGGTTCCGGGACTGTAGGAGCAAACTTGATTACATGGTCAAATTCTGTAGGGATATCCTCCCAAGAATCAACTGTAACTAATTTACCATTTACCTTGAATACAAACTCATGCATACAAGTATTTATCGGATTATTTTACTTGTAGATTTGCAGGAGGTGTTGCTAATCCTGTTGTACGTTCAATGTACAATTTAGCAAAGTTATCTACAGTTTTAGTTGTTACTGTGATGGCAGTTTTATTAATTTTAATTGCACCTTCAGGATCGCCTGTGAATAAAAACTGTTGAAGTCCTAATCCTTGTTGTCCTGCTACTAATGTGAGTGGCATTCTAATTTTAAAAAAATCGTCTGTTTCTTCCTGTAATTTGCCTATTAGTTCTTCGCCTGATGAAAGTTTAATTGTAATAACATCATCAATTTTGTAGTGTTGTTCTAATAACATTATTGTCCGTGTCCTGTTCCGTTATAGCCTGTGTCTTCAAGATAATTTTCGAAATCGTTAAATCCCCCAACTTTCTGGCTGTTAATAATAATTTGTGGTACTGTTTTAGCACCAGGAAAAGTTTCAAGCAATTCCTCTATTTGATAATCTTTGCCTAATGTTTTGTATTCATATTTGTATCCTCTTTGTTCACAAAGATTTTTTGCTTTGTCGCAAAATGGACACTGTGGTTTTCCGTATATAGTAATCATAGTTCAAATCCTTTAAAAGTATCTTCTTCAATGTCTTGTTTTAATCCACCAACGATATAACTTTCAACTTCAGTTTCTTGTGGAGCAACTTGAAGTCCAGCACTAGATAACCAGTGTTGTGTCCATGGTAGAGGGTTTTGATTTAGTGGACGATCGTAAATAGTTTTTAATCCTAATGCTTTTAGTCTTTTGTTTGCAATAAACTCAACATAAGCATGTAGTAGATTAGCATTGAGTCCGATCATACTGCCGTCTTTAAACAAGTAGTCTGCCCAATTTTTTTCTTCTTCAACACATTGACGCCACATGTCGTAGATCTCGTCCTCACACTCTTTTGCAATTTTTACAAAGTCTGGATCATCGTCTCCTTTTGCCCAATGCTTTAGGATATGTGTTGATAGGTTAAGGTGTGTTGCTTCATCACGGGCAATCAACGAAATAATCTTTGCTGATCCTTCCATGAGTTTCAATTCACCAAATGCAAATGTACATGCAAATGAAACATAAAAACGTAAACCTTCTAAGATGTTTACAGTCATCATTGCTTTGTACAAAGATTTTTTAACTTCGTAAAGTGTTCCTTTACCATGTTGAAAATATTGATTTGCAATTTCATTAAATGCATCGTATTCTTTTGTTACACTTTCAGCACGTTCAATAATTTTTTCATCATCTAAGATAGTGTCAAACACTTCACTTGGATTTGCATATACATTTTTTACAATGTGTGTATATGAACGACTGTGAATAGTTTCAAAGAAATCCCATGCTACAATACAACTTTCTAATTCTGGATTAGAACAGTATGGCAAGAATGCTAAACAAGGACCACGTCCTTGTACACTGTCGAGCAGTGTTTGATATTTTAAATTACTTGTAAAGATATGTTTTTGCTCTGGACGAAATTCAGCATAGTCGCCTCTGTCCTTTTGCAAACTAACTTCTTCAGGTCTCCAAAAATAACCAAGCATTGTTTGATTAAGTTTGTCATATTCTGGATACTTGAATACGTCATAACGTTGTGTGTTTTGGTCTGCTCCAAAAAACATATGTTCCTTTGTGAAGTCAACCTTTTCACGATTGAATACTGTCTTTACCATTCTTTTCTGTGTGTCCTTCTTGCTCATTTACTACCCCTAAATTGCACATGCGTCGCAATGCTCGTCATCTACTGTTTCTGTTTGGCTTTCACCGTTGGTGTGTCCATTTGTACTTGTTATTGTAACACCATTTACATCATTGTCAACTTTTGTTTGTTCCAAAGATGTTTCTTTATCATCGTCACCTTTAAAGTCATAAGTGTTTTGATAGTAACTTGTTTTCCAACCCATCTTATAGGTAGTAAGTAAGTCCTTCATCATTACACTCATAGGAACTTCATTGTTTTCATACTGCAATGGATTGTAACTCCAGTTTCCACTAATGGCCTGGTCGAAAAACTTTTGCATTACAGCCACGATATTTATATAACCTTCGTTGCCTTTCATGTCCCATAATAGGGTATAAAAGTTCTTTAGTTGACCATACTGCGGAACAACTTGTTTAAGAGGCCCTTTTTTACTTTTCTTAACGGACAAGTATGCTCTAGGTGGTTCAATACCGTTTGTTGCGTTTGACACAACGGAACTGCTTTCTGATGGCATCTGTGCGGACAATGTTGAGTGCCGTAGGCCGTGTGTGGTAATAGATGATCTAAGATTCTCCCAATCATATTTGTATTTTTTAACGGATACAATCGCATCAATATCTTTTTTATATGTGTCAATCGGTAATATACCGTCACTATATTTTGTACGATGGAAGTATTCGCATGGACCTTTCTCTTTTGCTAATTCGTTCGATGACTTTAATAAGAAGTACTGGAACGCTTCAGTAAGATCGTGTACAAGTTTCCATGCTTCTTTGTCGCTGTATTTAACCTTATGTTTAGCAAGGTAATGTGCAAGTCCAATATAACCAACACCAAGAGATCGTCTAGCCTTAGTTGAAATCTCGGCCGCCTTAACAGGATAACCTTGATAATCAATTATTTCTTCTAATGCTCTGACAGCAAGATCACATAACGGTTCTAATTCTTCTAGGTGATTAATTAAACCAACATTGATTGCTGAAAGAATACAAAGAGCAATTTCACCATTTTCATCATCAATGTGCTGTACAGGTTTTGTTGGTAATGTAATTTCCTGACACAGATTACTCATATACACAGTATCCTTAAAGGAAGAGTGTGTATTACAGTGATCCACATTCATAATATAGATACGTCCGGTTTCTGCTCGTTCTTTAAGTAACGCAGAAAATAGATCCATTGCTTTTAAAGTTTTCTTACGGATAGATGTATCCTTTTCATATTTTGCATATAGTTGAGCAAACTTATCTTGATCAGCGTAAAATGCTTCATACAAATCTGGAACATCATGTGGCGAGAAAAGAGTTATGTCTTTATTAGATAACAGCCTTTCGTACATAGTTTTGTTAAGTTGAATTGAATAATCTAACTTACGTACTCTGTTATCGTCTGTACCTTTGTTGTTCTTTAGTACAAGGACGTCTTCGATTTCATAATGCCATAAAGGGAAATGCGTAGTAGCACTTCCGCCACGTACACCATTTTGTGTACAACTGCGTACTGTACTTTCGTAAACTTTAAGGAAAGGAATCACACCTGTGTGTGCTACTTCTCCACCTCTGATTTTTGAATTAATTGCTCGTACTCGTCCTGAGTTGATACCAATACCTGCCCTTTGAGCAATGTAGTAACCGATCGCACTATTGCTACTAAAAATAGAACTAAGAGTATCATCCACATCAACAAGAACGCAACTGGCAAACTGACGAATAGGAGTCCTAACTCCAGCCATGACAGGGGTAGGTATGTTGATTTTAAAAAGGGAGGTCGCGTCATAATATTTCTTTACATAAGTTAAACGTGTTTCTTTAGGATAGTCTGCAAATAAAGTTGCCGCAATCATCATATACATAAATTGCGGAGTCTCATAAATGTCTCCAGTACTTCTATCCTGACACAAGTACTTATCTACTACTTGACGTAATCCAGCATAAGTGAAATCTTCATTACGATCATGTTTAATAAAAGTATTAAGTTTCTTTAATTCTGATTGTGTATATTTTTCTTTTATGGCAGGATCATATACACCTCTCTCAATATTTCTATTAATAATAGTAGTTAAACTATTATGTTCATAACGGTTATAAACTTTTTTATGAAGATCATACAGTAGTAGTCTAGCCGCGGCATATTGATAATTAGTATTTTCTAAACTAATTAAATCGTTTGCACTTCTAATTAATACGTTTTGAATGTCTTCGGTAGTCATGCCGTCAACAAATTGTAAGTCTGCATTCATCTCGATCTGTGAAGCACTTACACCTGTTAAATCTTTACACGCCTCCTCTACAACAAAGTGAATCTTATCAAGATTTAATTTTTCGCCTTTGCCGTTTCTTTTAGTGATAATAATGGGTTTGTTCATGTTTTCTCCTGCCAATAAATTCTTTCTCTATTCTCGTTCTTCTTTGTACTATTTACAATCACTATGCAAGATCAGTTGAATACTGGCAATGCATTGTACCTTGTAGGTCTTCAATTTTTACTACTTCTTGTTTATAGTTTAATAAGTTATTATCAACCATACACACATTATAGTATCTTTGTTCAGTATGGTCTATATATAATTTTATCAAAACATCGCTTGTGGATAACCTTGTACTTAACTTGGCCGTCCAACCCATCATTAGGGGTATTGCTACGGGACAAAACCGGTTTTCTTCTAATAGTTCCCATGGCGTTGGCCACCGTTGAGAACTCCAAGGATCTAAGTTTCGTTCTGTAACTGGCGCAGTTTTCCATAGGTCAACAATATCCTGTAAAGGAGTAGTTGACTGTGTTAAATTTTCTCGGAACTCACGCCAATGAGTAATACGTTGTTCGGTAGTTGTGTCTAAAAACATTATTACGCAAAATAACTAAGAGCGTATGTTAATGTTCCTGCACCATTACCGATTAAGTTTTTAAACTGAACTTTAACAGTTTCACTACCTACTGTACTATCTAAGTTATCAAGTATTGCACCAAATTCAACGTTACCGTCACTAGCACCTGTATGGCTATATGAATCAGTAACATTAATGTTTGTAGTATCTTGGACTGTAATAGTTAATCTGCCTGCTCGTGTTGTAGCACTGCCAGATGTTTTAACTAGTTTGTAGTCCATGTAAGCAATTTTTTTATCTGTAAATGGTATCTTTGTAAAAGTTTTAAATGCATCAGACTCTGCCATAGAATATTCATTTATTCTACTTTTAGTATAATGAAAACCATCAACTGTAGGTTTATATGGTGCTTCAATATTTGCAGTTTGATTGATAATTGCATCTCTTTCAAAAGTATCAGCAACAGAATCACACAATGTTTCTTCAAATTTAATAACACTTGTTTGTGGATTATCTTGTCCATTCATATTGTTACCAACATCTAAGAAAATGTTACCAGTTGACAAATGTCCTACCGGGCTCATCGTTGCAACAGGTTTATGAACTGCAATACCAAAATCATTAATTCTATCAAATTTATTATTTTTAATAATATAGTTTTGTGGACCTAAACTTTGACCACCTGATCCACTACTGGATCTACCTAAGTCAATACCTACATGTAAAAAGTCAAAGATATTGTCTGCAAGTGTAACAGTACGTGTATCATGGATACTATTAATAGCAATGCTTAAATCTCTAAATGTACAATTAGCAATAAAAACATTTTCAGTAGTTAATGCACCAACTCCACGTAGATCAATTCCAATTTGTGAAACATCAAATCCTGTATCTCTTTTCCATAACCCCTGGAATAAACAATCACTAATAATTGTATCAGTAGTGTTATCTAATCTTACTAAAGGAGCATGTGGAGTAATGTTACTTGCTTCAGTTAATGAAATACCTTCAATATTAATATTTCTTGGTCGTGTAGCATTTTGAATATTTTCAAACTTAATATATGATCCTGGTGTACTTCTGCTGTCAACAGTTTCAAAAATACTTTTTGCTGTGTGAACACCTTCTGCTGGATCTAAATGTAATTCTAAAATTGTTTTATTTTTACCATCACCTATAATATTTGCATAAGGAGGAATATAAATTGTTGTTGTTATTTTATATTTTCCTGCATCAATCTTTAATGCAACTCTACTTCTAGGATCTGTTTTATCTGAACTATTAATAAACAGTTCGTCAATAGCACGTTGAATAGATTTAGAATCATCTGTAATTCCATCACCTTTAGCACCAAAACTTCTGATACTAACAATATCGTCTAATCTTTGTTGTAATGTTCGTGTAACAGGACTGTTTACAAATTCGCCTGTTTGTTTTACTGCTTCTGTAGTACCATTATATGCATACTGTCCAAGTAAATTAAAAATGTTACTCTTAGAAGTTAAAATTTCTGTATTACCTACTGCTGGAGCACCTTCACTTACTGCTCCATTACCAATGTAAAGTTTTTGTGTATCTATCGCCCATCCAAGTTCAGCACTGGCTAACTGAGGTATACTTGACGAACCTTCTCGGCCTCTGCGATGTTGAATTTTTGATATTTGTACTACTGCCATAATATTTGTTCCTCAATACTATTTATGATAATTCGTGTAGTAGTCCTCGACTCGTTTTAACCATTCGTTACTCCAATGCTCAAATTCTTCAGGTACTAGATCAAATTGCTGATATTGTAATTCTCTAGAACACATAAAAATATGTCCTTCTTTAATGTCTGTGCCGTATACAGCATTGTGAGCCATAGCATATGCGGCTAACTGCATATAGTAATCATCAACCCATTCTTTTTTCTTAGGCTTATTAGTTTGCTTAAAGTCCATAATGCACGGTTGACCTTTGTATTGTCCTACAACATCGCATGTGCCTGAATACAGTTCAGGATAATATAATGCTTGTTCAATTCCCCATATTTCGTCTACATCAACAAGTGCATTGTTAATAATTTCATCTGCCATTTTGTTTGCTTGAACATGTACATGGTTATTACCTGGCTTACGTTCTTCGCCTATAAGGAATCGTTCTAAGTTATTGTGCATTGCTGTACCAACACCAGAGGCTTCGGTTACAATACGCTGTGCGTTTGCTTCACCAACACGCTTTTTCCATGCGTTTAAATGCGTCATATCCTTCGTTTTACCTAGGATAGTTGTAACGCTTGGTGTTTTAGTACCATCGGGTGCTTCGTAAAGTCTTTTTCCATCTAAGTTAATTTGTTTAACTTTATGGTAATCATATTTTTCCACATAAGGTGGTGGGGCAAGTTTGTTCATTTTTTAATAATCTCTCAATGTAAGTTTAATTATACACTACTTGACTAAGCAATGTCAAGTTATGAACGACGTTTTGTTGCTCGTTTTGCCATCTGATCTACTGTGTTTGTAGGTTTTACATCGATGTCTAAAGGTTTTTCTTTAGGACTTTCTTTTGATGTGGCTAACGTTATTCCATCTTGATTAAAGTTTTTAACAATTTGCTTTAATGCAGGAACTGTGTCATAGGCATTTTTAAAGTCAGCGTATTTGTATATTCCGTGACCCATATCAGTCATAAGGTTATTAATTGCTTCCCAAGAAAGCATAGCATACGAATGTGTCGAATCTGCTCTTTTAATCTGATTTCTAAGTAAGATAATCAAATCACTCACAGCGTTGTTTGAAAATTCAAACAGCCTCATTAGTATCTCCTACTTACTTAAAGTTGAAAAAATTCTAGTTGACTCTGCGATTGATTTTTTCTTTGGTGTATAACTTTCACGCTTCTCTCTGCCTTCGGGATCTGCGCCTCCAACTGCGGCATCACTTGCACCAAATTCATCATCCACTGGAGCCATGTCGTCGCCCTCTGGATCAATTGGATCAGTTGCAACTGCGTCATCTGCAGGCATATCTGGTTCTGCGCCAATTGTATCATCTGGAGCAGTTTCGCCTGTTATAATGCCAACACCTTTTGTTAGTGTTTCACGTGCAGTTTTTAAAGTTTCGATTGTAGTTTCTAAAGCAGGACCAATTGTATTTGTAAATTGTTCTGCTTGTTCTTGACCCATTTCATCTCTGATTTGATCTTGTAGTTCAAGCATACCTTCAGCACTCATTTCAGCAACGTCTTCTAAGAATGAAGTAAACTTATCTACCATATCTTTTGAAGCCATTACTAATGCCGCTTTATCTTCTTCGCCTTCTTTAATAACTTTTTTATTAACTTTAATTTCTGATTCTTTCATAGTTTTCATCTCTTTCATACAAGACTCACACATTTCTTTTAGTTTGTCTTGATCACAGTTTGAATATTTTTCACAAATATCTTTTTTGCTCATGCCTTCTTTGCAACATTTCATTACGTCTGCTTTTGATGGCATACTTTCGTATGTTCCTTCTTGAACTGATTCATATGCTCCGGCACCTAATGTTTTCATAACAGGTTTAGTTCTAGAAACACCTGACATTCCTTTATCTAAAATAGGTAAGAAGAATTTTTCTAATGGGCCTCTAATAGCATCTACTTCTTGTGGAGTAATTGTAGCGGCACTTTCATGATCTTTAATTTTATCAATTGCTCTACGTGCCAATGCCATTTTTTCTGGATTGTCCATCATAGATCTCAAAGCGGCCATTGCCATAGATGACATAGTTTCTTTTTCTTTTGGCTCTTCTCCGTCTGCTTCTGGCTCTTCTCCGTCTGCTTCTGGCTCTTCTTCTTTTTCGTCTTCTGCAAAGTCTCTTGCTACGTCTTCATCAGTTACATCAACATCTTCGATTTCGATATCTAAATCATCTTCAAGGGGATCATCTAAGTATTGATTGATAGCAGTTTCGATAAGTTTGTGGATTAATTTGGTTTTATGATAATTTTCATTAACTAAACTTTCATTGAAGTTGTTACTAGTTTCAAATTTGTGTAGTTTAGCCTCAATTTTTTTGCTGTATTGCTCTAGTTGAGCCTTACTGTACTTTGCAACGTCTACTGATATACCATGATTTTCACGCAACTTTGCGTTTAAACCGTCTACAGTGACTTTGTTCATAAAATCCGATGTCTTCATTTTCATATCCCCTATATGCTTTATTTATTGTCAAACAGCAATTTTTCAGCACTGTTTAGAATTGTATTTACCTCATCCTTGAGCGGTATTAGGGCATCATAGTGTAGATCCATTCTACTTGTTACTATATCAACTTTTATACTATCTTCCACTTCAAGTGCTTTTTTGATTGTATACTTATATATCCGTATATTTTGCAGGTGATGACAATAGCGATTGTCTAATTCTAATATATTGGTTATATTAGATATTTCTTGTTTTAATCCTAGTCTAATTGCTATAGCCATAGCAAGTTTATGTACACATACGTTATTATAATACCTAATCTTTGGATTATGTAGATTGGTTATATCGTATGCTCCGTTGTCATTCTTCTTAACATACACATGCAAGAATTTAATACCTCCTTCATGAGATTGAGGTAGCACGAATCCTTTGGCTTTAAGATCTAATTTAACAGATGCTAAAGTCGCTTGAAACGTATCGATTAATTTTTTGACGTCAGGCTTCATATAAGTTATTATAACAAACTACTTGCTATTGAGCAAGATCTTTTTTACTAAATTTGATACTTTTTGGCAAACCTTGTTTGGCCGTTTTTGGTTTTAATTCTACTTCGTCACCTTGCACTGCTTTTACAATATATTTTTCTGGTGCATTTGGATTATCTGCATTTGGTACATCAACTTCGGTTCCACGCATAAATTTTGCAGTGTTTTGGTTCGAAGTGTTTGATCCGATTGGTGGAGTTTTGTTTGTGGTATTGTCATTTGGATCAGGTGTTGCAGGTATTGTTCCTACAGTTCCTTGAGCACTTGTTTGATCCTTTGGATCTGGTGTAGCAGTTGCTAAATTATTTGTACTAGATTGAGTTTTGTTTTTAAGTGCCGATTTTGCACTTACTGCCAGCGGTATTCCTAATTCACTAATTCTCATTATCTTGCCTTCTTTGCACGTTTAATTGGTTTTGGAGTGTGAGCGCCTTTTTGTTTATTAAGTCCTGCTACTGTTCTTGATACTGCACTACTTTTCTTAGTCATTTTTGCATGCCATGCCGCCTTCTTAGGTGCTCTTGCTCTAGTAATTGTCATCTTCTGTTTAGCATCAACTTTTACGGGTGCATGACAAGTACTAATATTAGCAACAATGCGTCCTTTACGGGGACCACTCATACAACGAAACTTGCGTGATTGAACTCGGCCTTTGTGTGTACCACCTTTGCCGCCGCCACGCTTGTAAATTGTATCTGCTTCTAATAGTTCTTGTATTTTCATTTCTTTAAAAACTTCTTTTGCTTGTTTGTTTTGTCAACATATTTTGCATGTGGTACTTTTAAATTCTTCTTACCGTACACATCACCAATCACAAATTGTTTTCCTGGTTTATCAAATGCACTATATCTTATGTCAACAACTTCTACTATCTTCATTTTCTTTTATTCAAAAACTTTAATGCTCTACTTGCTGGATTCGTACGCTTGGTACGTTTTGCTCTCATAGCCATACGCTTACCAAGTTTCTTACGTGTAATTTTCATTCTAATTTTTTGTTGAATATTAGGTGGAGCAAAGCATTGTGCCGGATTAGATACAATACGGCCATGGCGTTTACCGCCCATGCAACGATACTTACGAACTAGTTTTTTACCAGTTCTTCCCCAGATCTGCTTTTCTTTAAGATCATCAAATAATTCTACTAACAACATGTTAGTATTTAGTTTTAAGAAAGGTTAATGAGTATTACTACGATTGTAGAAAGTAGGCCGGCAACGATTGTTCCTGATGTTCCTATGATAACTTTAACGAGTGATGCATGTGACTTGCCCATATCATTGTGAATGGATTCCATTTTTTCTTCCACATTGCCGAGTCGTCTCTCGAGTTGATCATATCGCTGTTGGCATAGATCAACATGTGCTTCTAAATTTTCTTTTTCTAAGTCTGTGGCACTAGCCATCTTATATTCTCCTAAACCCGCTCAGGGTATATTGTTAACAGGAGCCTAATTTTTGCCTTGTTAGATGTTTTATTATAGTGTGCCTATAAAGTTATTTATCACTTACTTGGATTAAAATATTTTTATCGGTGTTACCGTTTACGTTAAAAACACTAGGTTTACTAATAGTTTCAGTAAGAGCACCTACTACAGGTATTCCATCGAAATCTTCCTTTAACAAGCCTAACTCGTCGGCACCGTCATTATATACTTCGTCTCTATCAATAGTAAAATCGTATGTCCAAACTTTATGTTCGCCTTTAAACTTGCTACCAAACTCTCCATTAAGTTTAGTTGTTTCAATACTTGGGTCTGCATTCGCTTCAATCAAACCTCTAAGATTAATAATTTGTTGCAATGTATTAAAATTAGCCTGTTGTGACAACTTAACAGGATCCTTAGAATCGTGTCTACGTACTCCTGTTTTGGTTATATCTATTAATGTTTTTATAGTGATCTGCATGATTATATTTATGGAGTATGTAAAGTGCAATTATAAAAATAGGCGACACAAAGGCCGCCTATATTAAACTTTCTATTACTTGTTATCATGGTTAATCGATATATGTTTCAAAACTTTACCAGAATTTGGTCCAGCAGTAACAGTATATCCAGATGTACCATTTCCATACACGTTTACTTCACTACGAGATTTCATAAGGATTTTATCCTTGCGTTCTCTCATTTTCTGCTCACGGTATGATTTAAGTAGGTAATCGTATCTGTTCATTACACTCTCCTTTTTACAGTTAAGTGCGTTCCTTCAGCATAGTTGCTTACTTCCGGGCTATGTCGCCTGAACGTTGTATTATTATTTAGTCATAAAAAAAGGGCGAACAAAAAAGTCCGCCCTTTTCTCTACTATGTTAATAGTAGTAATAGTATTAACTATTATGATGCATCAAATGCGTCTAAGTCACGTGCAGTAACAGTAGCACTTGAAAGATCAACACCGTCTACAGTACCCATGTTCTGTAAGCGTACTTGCATTGAAGCCGCTGTTTGACCATGTCCATCAATTACAGCAAAAATTTTACCTGCTGTACCTGTTGATTTGTACATAAGTGGTGAAAACTCACCAACGATTTGAGCAACTGCTCCATCAACGCCGTCTTTTGCCGCTAATGATACGATTGCATCGATTTCAACTGCTGTGATTTGTGCTGTTGAGTATTGAACGCCATGATCGCGTCCGTCTTGATTTACTTTTGTTATTCCAGCCATTTTATTTCTCCTTTAGTTTTAGTCTCTTAAATGGCGTTTCCCACGCTCCGTGGGCAACGTAATATTATTTAGTCAAGTTTGGAAAAATTAGGAGAAATGGCTATCTTTTAGCCTTTTTTGCTTTATTATGTACTTGTTTTAATAGATTTACATACCCAGGACCTGCCTTAACTATGTCATCTATTATTTGCATAATAGGTTTATACGCTTGTGAGAACCGAGGAGGTAACGCTTGACCTCTACTTACAATACTCAATGCCTTGTATGCGAAAGGTAAATCTTTAGTTGGAACTCCTAGTAATCTTAGCATATTAATATCCTTAACATCTGCTTCAACTGGATCTGGAATACTAATTGTTGGTTCAGTATCTTTTACTCTGTTACTTTCGAGATCATAATTCATAATAAACATAATATAGTAGTCAACTAGATCACTGTTACGACCTCTTGCTTTAAGAGCATTTTCTAAACGTGTTACTGTGTCTTTTCTTTCTAAGTTATTCATTCGTATGTAATTAGATACCTTACGTCTTAGAACACTGTAACTTGTAATTCCATTTTTAAGTGAAGAATCAATTTTCATTATATCACCAGCATCTCCGATGCTAGGTAATTTTCCACTTGCCATGTCGCGTAATAAACGTTTGGCAGTTAGTGTAGGGAAATAAGTTCGTTCACGCATTATTAATGCACTCTTTGGATCTTTTAATTTTTCTACTATCTTCTTATCACCATCAACGATAGTAAGTAAATTGTACATGTCATTGCCACTATACCTATGCCTCGACCAATCATTCCATTTCAATACATCAGTTGCATAGTTTGTTACAAATTTTCTTGATTGAGGATAGTAACGCATTGTTTGAAGTGCAAGAAAGTATAATAAAACAAGATCACTTACATCAGTAAATGACATTCGTTCCATTGTGTCGTTACGTACTAGTTTTCCTTCAGTAACAAAATCGATAAATTTAAATTCACTCATTAACTAAAGTCCTTAGGAGTAGTAAAGTTTCTGCGTGAAAAATCTAATCTGTCAACTATCTTAACTGCACCACCTAAGTGATCGATGGCTACATAGCCTTCCGGAGAACCTGCTTCGTAGCCATCTGTTGTTTTGTAAAAATGTGCTATGCTTTCAATGTTGTTTAACTTTTTGATGAATAGCATTTTTAGATTAGTAATCTCATTCATGAATACAATAATACTTGATAGGCCTTTTCTGTTTGAATTAATAAAGTTTAAGTTGTTATTAATTTTTTGCATTCTATTCTTAACTGCTGGTTTTTCAGGATCTTGATTTTTAAGTTTTGCTATTTCGGCCTCTATTCTTTGTTTGTACCAATCAATGAATCCGTTCAAAAATTCTCCAGGGTCACCTGCTAGTTTGCCTTGTCTAATATTTGTGTTAATCCATATCTTAAATGCTGGAACAAATTCTGCATTTTGTTCCATTGCTTGCCATACTACAAGTGGCACTGCTTTATAAGCGGCCATTGCATCAGCCAAATCTTGTTTCGCTTGTGCTGTTTCATCTCGAGTCATCAACACACTGCCTGTTAAATCTTTAAACAACGCATCATCGAAAAATACATCAGGGTGCCTTTTTAAATCTGTTACTTCAATGCCATATTCTGCTTTTGATGTTGCTAAAGTTTCGCCTGTATATCTTGTATGAAATACTATACCTATTTTTGCTTTTGCAATACGCTTTCCAACATCACTATCAACTGGAACAGCATATGTGATAAGTTGAGGTTTAAAAGTATGCATCTCTTGACTATCGATTGTTTCTTCACGTAATGTTCCTTGGTCAAATAAGAAGTCACCTTGTAAAACTCCTGTCATACCTATTTTGGCTAAATGTTCAAATGCTAAATGTAATTTGGGTAATGCACCAGACTTTCCATATAATCTATCAATTTCATCATGACTAGTTCCTAGCAATGGTGTAGCATTAAACACTCCTTTAGTACCAACAAAAAACTTACCACTCTCTGGATCAATACCTGCAATGATTGCGGGAGCACCGTCCCATTTTACGCTAATTTTTAATTTTTTGTTTGAGCGTCCTTTAAGCATATCAGCAAACATCATCATTTGCTTGATTGCATATTCGGCTCCTTCTTTACCACGATTAAGAATTTCTTCTTCAACGTGTTCCATATGTGTATTTTTGCCTTCGGCAGATTCTTGTATCTTATTAAATTCTTCAATCAGCATTATATTTGCCTTTTTTATAGTTTTTTATTCCACGTGCAAACTTTTGAGGATCAGCACTTTTGATGCTATTGATAAAACGTTTTTCTAAATCCGAAGCAGTATCACTATCAAAATTCTCACGTATCATTTTCATTACATTTATAGCAGATTCTATAACATGTACTGCCCGGCTGTCAACCACGTTTTCTACCAATGGTTCAGCCTTCATGTCGTTTAGTTCTTGTAATATGCTTTTTGTAGTGCGTTTCATTATGCTCTCCTAACAATATTTATGGTAATTACAAATAAATATTCATACAAAAGGTTTACTAACAAGAGGGAAAAGGATTATGGGAACATTTAATAATAAGATCATGGCAGAGTTTAACCCCCCACGTAAATGGGTATTGGGTAGAGATCTGTCATATACTACACAGGATCTAACTGTAGATGAAATCGATGCACTTAAAGGTGTTGGTATTAAAGTAAAAAGAGAAACTAACAAAACAGAAACTATTACAGTACCAAAGGGATTTGTTACTGATTTAGCATCAGTACCAAGAGCAATGTGGTGGGCAATAGCACCATTTGATGTAGCAAGAGCGGCTATCATCCACGACCTACTATACAAAGGTATTAGACAATATCGTTGGAACATGAAGGACAAGGAAGATGCAGAGTTAATTAAAAAAGCCAAAGTTGCTTCTGATAAAGTATTTTTATTAGCCATGAATGATGCTGAGCCTTCAGTACCTAAGTGGAAGAAGTATTCTGCTTGGAAGGCTGTTGATTTATTTGGTAATGGATCAATAGTACCTACAGAAGATAACATTTAAAGATTAAAGAAAAGAATAGGGTGCTTAAGGCACCCTATTTTTATGACTTGTAGTTCTAGTATCCGTTAGGTACAATAACATAATGTATCATTAACACTACGCCTACTGAAGCACCTAGTCCTATCATCATCTTGATGAAGTCTTTGGTAATCAACGGAAACACTGTTTTAAACTTTTCCTTGCCTGTCATTGTTGCCACAGCAAGTTCTCGTCCACAAAGTAATCCTACGAATACCCAGGTTGTTGACATTGGAATATCGTTTAGTTCTTTAAAGAACAATAGTATAAGAAAGTATACCGCATCAATTATTGTAGCACTACGAACATATCTTGTGTTGTGCTTTTCAATAATAATATTTTGTATCTTACCTCCACCTTCTCTAAACATAAAGCCTAAGCCTATAATAAACACAAGTGAAATCATAACCATTAGATCCCAAGGTATCTCTCTAGGTAGGAACACGGCAATGTTTGCCATGTCGTGGCTTAACCAAGTGAACCATAGGAAGCCTGTGGTTACCCACTGTCCTATTCTCCACCATCGTTTATGTTCTTCTTTGACAGGGTTTGCTTCGTTTAGGATTTTAGTTACACCTATCCAAATAACATACGCCGCCACAGCCGCGACAGCATAACCCATCATGCTTTTAACAAGCATCTTCTCTAGCACAAATGTACTAGCGAATGCACTTAATACTAAAAAAGAAGTACTAACTGGTACTCCTATCCTTGTAAGTATTAATAATAGTCCTGGTGCCATAGCATGGTACCATTGTATCTCTTGGAACGGTATTTTGTTTAGTCGTCCGTAACTGATGTCTCCACCGTTAGTGTACCAACCATACCAGAGTGTATAAAGTAGAACAGCCGAAGCCGCTCCCCACATAACTTTCCAATTGAATTTGTCGTTGTTTGATGCGATCCAAGTGCCCAATGTTTGAACTGAATCATTTGCGATAACTGCGTAACCTGCGAATAGGAAACCTACAGCCATCCATAGGT